TATAACACCTTCCTTTAAAGGTTTTTCAGTAACCTCAATATTATCAGCAACATCAGGCTGCTCATATATATCATCTAACTTAACAGTTGTTTGATTTAATATAGAAGTAATTAGTGGGTTTTCTGCTAGTAATTCTTGTTTGGGTGTAGATAAAAAGTCTTGAAACCCTGTGTCAGAATCAACAAGTGATTGCTCTATAGGGCTTGTATATACAGTTTCACCAGCTGCATTTTTTGTCATTGTACCTGCAGCCCATACTTGCTTTATAGCATTAAATACATTCTTTAGCTCCTGCGCTTCAGCAGAGTTTTTCCACTCTTGTACAGATAAACTTGTTTTACCTGCTGCAGCCATTCTTGATTTATAACTTCTATAAGATCTCCTCAGTACCTCATCAAGATAAGGACTTATAGTTATTGTATCAACAGTTAATTTAATACCTGCATTCTCAAGCATTACATCTAAATCGGATTTCTGCTCATCAACATCTTGTCTTTTTGCTTCATCCTTTTCTTCTTGAGTTATTTCTTCTTCACTAGTCTGATCTGTTTTTGTAGATTTATAAACATTTATCAGAGACTGTATCATTTTAAATTTTATATCATGAACACCCTCAACAACTTTACCGTTTTCATCATAAAAGTCTATAAGAAAGTCTGCATTCCCTGTCTGTAAAAAAAGTACCATCTGTGCTTCATCTGCATATGCACCAACTGGATCTTTAGCTAAATCATTTATTAGTTGATTTGCTAAAGTAATATCAGTATATTTCTCTAGAGCTGCTTTCATTTCTTTTGCTCTTCCCTCTAGTCTATTCTTAGATAATGCTTGAGATCTTTCTACCATCTCAGCAAACTTTTCAGGGTTATTCATAAACTCAATAGCTTTGTCATATACTTTTGCTCTATTATCTAAAGCATAGTAATCAACTATATCAACTAGTGCAGCATCAATGTTATCTTCATTTACAAATGAGCCTTGCTCTTTAGCCAAAAATCTTACGTAATTTTTAAACTCATTTCTTAAGCTATCTTTTAATGCTTTGTTTCTTTTAAATGTACCATTCTTAAATCTATTCTTTTTATCAGTAACAATCTTTTGAATAGCTTTAAGTCTTGTAATTTTTTCTTGCTTTGGTGATGATGCAGTTGGCGCACCTTTTACACTAGCTCCCTCAAATGCATCTATTTCTTCTTGAAGGATTACAATCTCCCTCTCAATTGATTCTGGGTCAAGTAAAGTAGTAATATCACTTGCAGCCATTTTTGCAAACAAAGGTTCTGCTTCAAGCTTTGAGTATATCCCATCAGCTCTACTAACTGCAGACATAAAACTTTCATTAGTAAACATGTATAAATAACGTGCATGATCATATCCAGCCCTTGCAACTAACTCATTTATATATTCTTTCTCTTGTGTCTTACGGTTGAATTTATTTTCATCAAAAGGATTTACATATTTATCTTTAAGCTTATTATAATTTTCTTCCATCTTATCCATTTGGATAATGGTTTCATTTATACGCTTTCTTAACTTGCCATCCTTTTTATCTTTATTACTAACACCAGGGAATGCATCAGCTAATTCAGTATCAGTCATATCTAAGAAACCTAATAACTGATCTCTAAAGTGTCTTGTTCCATTTGTTTCAAACATTGTAAAAAACTGTTGAAACTTAGCTGCATCTTCAGCATCTTTAAATCCAAAGAAATCTTGTTGATAAGCAGACTTCTTCATTTTTTCAGCCATTTCCTTTTGAATCATAAAATTCAATCTGTTGACATCAAACAACTCTGATGGATCTATAGCTTGCTCATTCCATGATTTATTATAAGAGTCAACAATTTTTTCAATCATTTCATCTCTTGTTTTTCTAAACTCAGCAAATGTTTCTTTTTGTTTTGCCGTAGCTAAACCAATACCAGCTTCTTGCAATCCATACTTATATATAGAAGGCACACCCTGCATAAAAGCTCTTTGTACAGGCTGTACAAGACCACCCATTAAAAAACCAGACATAAATACATTAAATCCTTCACCAGAAAACTGATCACCCATTGCAGATAGTATCATTTGATTCTGTAATGCAACACCACCTTGTGCTGGATTTTGTAGTATTTCTGTATAATAACCAACAGTAGCTGCAGATATTGCTTCTTGAGAAACCTCTTGAATACCTTCAGCAACATTAGCTGCAAAGTAATCTAACATAACTATACCACCACTACCAGCAACACTTTTCCATCCACCCGCAGCTTTAATTTTTGCACCTAGTCTTTTAAGACCTAAGAAACCTTTTTCTTTTCCTCCTAAATATTTAAAAGGGTTTTTAATTACTTTACCCGCAGCATCAACTACTTTTTTACCTGCTGTATTTATTACATTTTTAGCAATCCCTTTACCAAATGCTGAACCTATTGTACGCTGAATACCTCTTTGGAAACCACCTAATGCATTGCCAAGAACTAACCAGTTACTTGCATATATTATTGGTGCATTGGCCATCATTGTTTTAAATGCAGCTTGATCAGCAGCATTATTTATTCTAGCCATCTCATATTCATCAACACCCTGACCACCATTAGCAGCAGCGTAGTTATTCATACCATTTTTAAGTACTTGATTATATGCCATACCAGCTTCTAACTTGCTCTCAGCCATAGCTAAATTAACAGCTCTCATATCTCTATAAAAACCACCAAACTTTGCATTCATCTTAGCAAGATTACTCATATTTTGACCAGCATTTTTTGCAGTCTTAATATCTCTAAATGCTTTTACTGTATTAGGTGTAAAACCTCTACCAAGTAAATTTCCTGCAGCTTTTAATCTTTCACCGCCTTTAGCAGCAACCCAGAAATCTCTAGCATTTTCAATTGCTTTAGCTTGCTTTAATATATCTCTTGTACGTTCGTACATTTTTGTGAAACTAAAAAAGCCTTTAACACCTTTAACAACGTTTGCACCTGTCTTAGCTATAGTAACTGGTGCTGCTGTACCTCCTGAAAGTGCTGTAACACCCGCTAACACTAGCTCTTCTGCAGCAATAGATATAAGTATACCTCCTGTATATGCAGAGTTAGCTGCTAGGTTATTCATAAACCCACCAAAACCTCCTCTGGTAGAATTCATTATACCCATCTTGTCTTCAAAAGCTGTAGCTGAGTCAAGATCTGGCTCAAGATAATCAGAACCACTAAACATAGATCCATATACAGAACTTAATCCTGTACCAACTAATGACCACCAATTACCTCTCATTCTGGAAAAGTCATCATAAATTGTAGAATTTGCATTATAAAAACTTTCCATATTAGAATATGGAGAATATCCTAACTTATCAAACTCAGGATGTTCAAAATATCTCATAAACTGAGTTTGCCTCATTCCTGTAAATGCAGGGGCAACTTTTTTTTCTGATACAGGTGTATCATTTAAAGTCAATAACCTCTTCGTCATTGAAAAGGTGTTCTCAGTATTATCAGGTCTGCTTTGAGTAACAGGATTATATGTATCAGTAGCAGGACCGGGATCAGCTATACCTAAACTTGCCATAGCACCCACACCATACTTATCTATTGCTGCTGTGTATTCATTAACACCTGATATATCATCAGCTGCTAAATCACCGCTCATAGCATAATTATTAAAATTCTCTTCTGGAGTTTCAAATAATTCTTCAATAGGTTCAAAACGGAACTGCCCATCAGGTATTACACTTGGGGCAGGTCTTTCAGCTTCTCTATTAAGTTGTTGTAATGGTGTTTTAGATTCGTTTTCCATTTACTTATGCTTTATTTTTTACCATAAATAGCCTGATCCTTTTCTCTCAAAGCTTGGTTATTTCTTCTTATCTCTTCATACTGAGCTTTCATAGCCATCATCTGCTGATCAATACCCATTAAACCATTTCTAAAATCCATTTGTATAGTACCTGAATCTGTAGTATACTCAGTATAATTTTCTGCATCAGGATCATAAGGATTATAATAATTTACATTATAACTAAAATTATAATCACCAGTTCCATTTTTTATAACTCTATACTCTGCAGTATTAGTTATACCATTATCATTAGGAATTGTATAGTCATGATAGTTATTATTATCTCCACCTAATATATCTATTTCTGTTGAAGAATAATAATCATTCTTTTTAGCTTTAACGTTCATATCATCTTGTTGATCATAAACTAAGAATATACCACTCTCATTGTTGTCTGTACCAACACCTTTTAATTTCTTTATGTCTTCTGTTGTTAATGAACCATACTGTGAATCTTTTGGCCCTTTAACTTTAGATGCTAGCCATTCTGGACTAAACTTAAGCTCATATCCTGCATGAGTTTTATCTCCTACTTTAGCTTTGTCATACACAGGCATATAAGCTAATGTCCCTATTGGAGCTATGGCATCTGTGTTAGATCTCTTAGGATTATTAATCCACGTATTTAAATCTTCTATCCACAAATTATAGACTTTTAATGCTAAATCATTTTTTTGTTCTAACTCACTATCCTTACCTAATGTACCAACACCCATTCCAAATGTAGAGTTGTTAGCTTGTAAAGTTTTAATTTGATTAATCATGTTAGCCATTTCTTGCTCATTGTCAGCATTTCTTGCTAAAGGATTAATAGCATAGTTATATGTAGGATTACTTACAACATCAGTAAAGCTTCCATCAATACCATATCTAGCAGAATTAAAATCTCCTGAATTTACATTAGCATCTAACTGACCTGTAAGTCTTTTGTTTAATCCTTTTTTAATTGCATCATATACCATACTTGCTTCTGATTCAATTGCGGTATTATCCATCATCATTGCTCTAGAACCATCCTTATTATATCTTGGAATTTTCGTAACACCACTTGTTTTGGACGCAGGGTTAATTTGTAAATCATAAGCAGGTACCATATAATCTTTATTATTAGTTCCAACATCTACTTTCCAATTTAAATCAACATTGGTAATTGTACCATCCTCAACACCTTTCTTAACCAAAGCAATATACTCAGTTTTATTTAAAGGTATACCGTCTTTAAAAATGTTTGGGAAATTACCATTATCCATTAAGTTTTTAACATGCTTATTTTGTTTTTTAACATTAACAGTAGTAATATTATTTGCTTCATCAAATTTTTCATATGCTGTTGTTACAAATTGTTCTACACCTTTTATCTGAGTGTTAGTACCATTAATACCATTCATTTTTTGATACAACGCATCATACTGATTTCTTTGATCTTTTGATAATACCATATTTGGATTATCTAAAGCCTGCTGTCTAGTGTTTGAAAACTGTTCATTTTTGTCACTATATATTTTATTAATCAAATCTCTATTAACATAACCAGTAGATTCCCCGTCTTCATTAGTAGTTTGTTCTAATAGTTTTGTTTTTATTTCTGATATAGATCCTCTAAATTCTTTTTGTTCTCCATTTTCTCCTGTTACAGTAATACCATAAGTTTGATCCTCACTTTCATTGTCACCTCTAGGATTCATCAAACTCATCATGCTAACAATATCATTTACTTGATTAGCAGCTAATTTAGTATCAGCTTCTTGAAATTGAGTTTTAGTCCTTTCAATCATGTCAGTATTCTGGGTAACCTCATTTTTTTTATTAGTGGCTAAATCTATTGTATTACCATCACCCAATGTTGTATAGCCAGAAGATAGTGCATCACCAAGCGGACTGTTTATACCAGTACCTTCTAAGTCACTTTTATATTTTTCAAGGTCAAGTCTGTTTTGTTGTTTAACTTTCTCTAGGTTGAGAGCATTAGCAGCATTAGCTCTAATCTTGCTCATGTCATACTTGAACTGTTTTTCTTTTAAAGCATATGGGTTGGCATTCATTTCATATTCATAGTCTCTTGCGCTAAATGCTTGTGCAGATTCTCTCATATCATTCATGATATTATTCTGCATAAGCATACTATATGCTTTATTTAAAGTATTATTTAATGTTTTACTAGGTAAAGCTGCTTCTTCTCTAATTCTTTTTTTAGCTTCTAGTGCTGCTTTAAATTGTTCTGTTCTTGATAATTGTTCTGTATTAGCATTATCAAGTTGTGAGCCTTCTATTATACCATTAGCACCTTTATAGTTTGCCCAAGAAACATTAGCTTTTTCTGCTTTAGCTAAAGCTTGCATATCTTGAGCTATTCTAAGTTCATTAATACCTTCAATTCTTCTAATTGTTTCAGAAGCCCAAAGCTCTTGTCCTTGCTCTAAGTTAGCTGCTCTACCTTCTTTAACTGCAGCTGTTGCCCAATCCATACCTTTTACATATGCTTCTGTTTGATATGCAGCTTGTACTCTTGGATGTTCCATAAGTCTATTTCTGATTTGCTGTAATGCAGCACCAGTTACTTGAGCACCATTTTGTTCAGTAATTATCCAATCAGAATTTATAATTTCTTTTGGGTTAGTTGCAGATATAGGCTTATTAGGATTATATTTAGGATTAGGTTTTTTAGCAAACCTATCTCTTTTCATTTTTAAAGGTGGGTCCATGTTCTCTAATAGTTGCTGACCCATTTCAAATAAGTTAGCATCAGGAACATATTTTGGAAGAGCCATTTGCATAGCTTTATCAGGACTAGCATTAATAAATGCATCCATTTGATATTGCATTGCTCTTTCTCCTGTTTTCCAATATTTACTTTGTACACTTCTATCAGGTGAATTCAGCAATAAATTTGCTGTTTTCATTTCTTCTCTATATCTAGAAGTAAACAAAACATCTTTTACAGTAATATCATCTTCATAGAATGGGGCAAACACGTCCCTAGCTGCATTGACATTTTGTTGTAATGATAAATCCATACCAGATATTTTTTCAATCTGTGGTGCAATTTGTTCTGCGTACTGATCTCTTCTTTCTTTAGTATCTTCTCTTGACAAATCAGCATAAACTACTTTATTATATAATTCATTAGTAGCTTTAAAATTAGTATCATACTTATCTTGTCTTGTCTCCAATACAGCAGACAAGAATTTATAATCCGGTGTAAACGGTTTAATATCCGGTAAGTATGTATCTGCTCCTTTTATGTATGTTGCCATAATGTAAAATTAATATAATTATATAAGTTTACAAAGTGTTTTGTATAAACCCTTTAAGTTTACATTCCCATCTTACCACTGTAAAATGGTACTGCCCACTTTGATAAACGCTTTTTATTCTCTTTTGTCTCCAGACCCTTTTTACCTTTTTGTACATAACCTGGGGGTAATCCATTGGAGGACAAATCTCTTTGTGCATTATTCAATCTACTATTTTTACTTGTAGTTTGAGAATAATAACCAGGATATAAAAACTCAAGATATTCTTTTGTTACTGGTCTTTGTACACCCTCATTATCTTCTCCTATTAGTTTTTGAGCTCTTTCAAAATCTTTAGCTCTTTGATATGCCTGATCATATTTTCCTTCTTCTGTAAATTTTCTACCATCTTCAGTAAATTCAATTATACCAAACTGATTTGGGTTAGTATTGAAATTTGGATTAATTGTATTTAAGTTATATGTATTAGCCAAATTAGTTAAGCCTGCATTAAACAGTTCATTATACTTTCCTGTTCTCCAATTAGTAAAGTTGTCCTTCTGCTGGAGAGCGGTTATAGTATCATCATAAAGCTGCTTATTAGTTGCATTGTTTAACTGATCTACTTTCATATTAAGTTGAGGTTGCATAACTCCAACTTGATTCATGGTTCTAACATTATTTTGATTAACTTGATTAATTGCTTTTGCATTAGCATCTAAAGTTTTACCAAAAACATTACTTCTTGAAATAGCCTGTGGACCATATGCACCTAGTGCATTAACCATAGTATTTAATGCAGAAGTATTAGCATTTACTCTACCTGTATAATCATCAAGTACATAATCTATTTTTTGATCTTCTAATACAGGTGCATATGGTAAACGTAAAGTATCTTTTATAGCTCCAACAGTATTAAGATTATTAATGTCTTGAGCCCACCATAATTTATCTGGGCCCTCATATTCTTTAACATCTGTTGTTATTATTTCTTTATCCGGCTCTGGTAAATCCATCATTCTAATATCTTCAGGACTATAGTCTATATCAAACCCTGGAGCATTATATGTATATCCACCTCTTGCACCATCAAATCTTCTTTTCTTCCATTTTCTATCTATTTTACCATCACCATCTTCATCATAGGTTTTTGGATCATCTTTAAATGCTGCTGCTAAAGATTCATCAGTAAAGAAATATGGTATATAAGGAAGATCTTTCTTTTTAAAATACTCCCTTCTTTTTTCTTCATATTTATTTTGAAATGATCTCCAGTTTTTATCATAACCTTCTCTGTCTGATCTAGGAAAATTATATTTCCAATTTGGTCCTAACTCATCAATGATAGATTGATTTCTAAATCTAAAATCTTCTTCAGCTTCTTCTGAAGAAAATAAAGAAGAACCATAACCAAATTCATCAGCTGTAGCTTGTTCATCAGGTAATTTTACATTATCATACATACCAGGTATAAAAGATGCTATTCCAGATGCATCTGTTATCTTTTGTTGTTCTTGTACCTCATCTGTATATACATCAGATCTATTTCCACTACCTACTATATCAGCTTCTGTTGCTTCTCCTTTTTGTCTAACTCTAGTATCTTTTCTTTCATCTGACGCAGGTTTAATAAACTTTAGTTGTTTTTTACCATCTATAGTAACTACAACAGGAGAGTATCCTTCTTTAATATTTAAATTAAACTCATTATGTTCTTTAGTTCCTGCTTTAAAAGGATTTTTATTTCCTTCTACTTTAGCTTCTTCTTTTTTTGTTACTGGTATTTCTGTGTCAGAAACCTCTTCGTTTTGTCTTTTTTGTACATTAGTTTGTTTAGGACCTACAAAGCCTTCTACATCTTCAGGAAACTGTACAGCAAATTCTTCTTCAGTAAGTGAAAGATCACCGTCATTAGATTTTGCTAAAGTCATTGGATCATAGTTATCAATAGGAGTTAATGCTTTACCATATAAATACTTTTCTCCCACAGTTAACTGATCTAAAAATTTAGGATTTATAGAACCATCAAATTCTCTATGTAAATTATGTCTAATAAAATAATCATAATATTCTGCTCTAGTAGCTGGTTGGCCATTTAAAGTATAAGTACTTTTTTTCTCACCATTACCCTCTTGTGCTTTCTTTATAAAGTCTCCTAACTCTGTACCAAATTTAGCAGTAGTTAATGCTCCTTCATCCCCCAAAGCCATAGCCAGTGGATCTGCACCCATAGGCTGTTGCATTTGCTGAGAAGGCATCATTTGTTGATTACCTTGAGGTGCCATTTGCTGTTGATCTTGCTGAGCTAAAAATTGTTGCAACATCATTATTTGTTGTTGTTGCTCAGGAGGTAAAGCAGCTAATGCTTTTTGTTGTGCTTCTCTTCTTGATATTTCCTCAACCTTAGCTGTAAACTCAATTGGATCTTCTCCAATAGACACTAAGTAAGGATGAGATGCTAATGGTACACCATCAGAAAATTCTTTCTTTGCTTCTTGCATAAATGCTAACCTAGAAAGATCATTCATGTTTTTCTTTAACATTAATTCAGCACTTGTTGCAGATATGTTATCAGAGTATTGTGAGTTTAACTCGCCATAATATTCTTGTAAGCCAAATTTCTTTGACACTTTAGCTGGAGTTTTTTTAGCTCCACCCATATCAAATTCTGACATCTCATCTTTTGATAGTTTTAATTTACGTGTATCAGAAAAAACAAAAGATTGCTCTGGCAAAAACATTGGTACACCACCACTTGTATGTCTAGGACCTGTTATATCATATAAACCAAATGTCCCATCATTATTTAAATCAGTCAAAACTGTTTCTCCACCTTCTGCTTCTAAATTAGCATCTTCTCTTGGTACACTTGATAAACTATATCTAACTGATTCATCTTGTGAATCATTAAAATTAGTGTTTCCATAGTATGCCTGTGGAGTTGTAACCAAACCATAATCAGCTTGATCACCTGTTGTCATACCACCATCTCTCATAGATTTAGTATCTTCTACAACTTTACCATTGCGTATAGCAAATCCTTCAGGTAGTTTATTTATTTTAATTTTTGCCATAATTATAATTTTTCTATATCAGCTCCGGCTGCAATTAACTTTGCTAACATTCTTGAATCTACTTCTAGAGTTTCTCCACCTTGTTTCAAACCTTTAGTTTTCATTGCTAGTTTTATACCTTGTTGAGTAGCCCAACTAGCATCATCATAAAAATCTTGATCATAAACATAGTCTCTTACTTGTTGTTTATCTATCCCTGCTTCTTGCATTAATGCTTTAAGATCTTTCTTTTTAACACCTGTAAAGAAATCTAAACCTTCTCCTACACTAGAAATATTTTTAGCTTGATCATAAATATCCATAAGATTTGTTGCAGTGTTTGGTTGAATTCCCAAAAGTTGCTGTCCCATTTTTGATTCCATAAAATCTTTCGGTAAACCTGATAGTATTGCAGCTGTATCAACAACTGCGGTACCACCACCTATTTGCATATTCTTAAGTATATTGTGTTGTACATAATCAGGAAGTGCTTTAAACCCTTCATTATTAACTCCACCACCTTCTTTAGCAACATTCATATATAGGCCTGTAGTTCTATCTCCTTCACTACCAAATCCACCTGGATTCACTAGCTCTCCCTTACCACGTTTGAAATTCATATCATACATAACACCAAAAGTATTATCAGCTATAGTATCTACAGTTTTTAAATCTTTTTCTGCTTGTTTATTACTTTTTGCTTCTTTAATATCATTGGAAATTCTAAAACCTTGATAAACTGCATTTGATCCTTTACTATAAAGTTGACCCATTGCAGTATTAGGAAAATCTTCCATAGCAAACAAAGGATCTCTTTTTCTTTTAACTGTAGGTTTATTTATCCTACTTCTTAATTCATCTGCAGATGGGCTTCCTGCTGTACCTGGTGTTCCTTCCCCTGTACCATCACCTCCATCTATATCTATGTAATCAGGTATACCGTCACCATCTTCATCAAGAAAATTACTATTTGATTGTTCTGACTCTTCTGTTCTATTACCATATGTCCCATCATCAATAGCTGCTCTCTTTACTAACTCAGTATCTTGCATATAATTTGTTTGACCAGCATTTTTCATAAAATCTGCTAAATCATCTGTATAAGGATTAAATCCTCCTCCAGTCAAATCAAATTCAGATTCTTGTTTACCATACATAAAATCTGGAATATTGAACTGTGCTTTTGGTAAATTAGAACCACCATATCTTTTAGATTCACCATTAGGAAAAAACTTACCTTTTAAATTTTCATATAACTGCTTACCTTTCTCAGACAAATTATCTATATTCATATTAAGAAACTTCTTAATTTCAGGATCATTAACATCAATGTTTTCTGTAGAAATTTCATTTGCTATTTTTTCTGACTCTTGAACAAGATTTCCTAATATATCTTTTTCAGGGTTTTCATATTTCCATTGTGTAACATAATCATCAAAGGCTTTTTGATTTTCTTCAGTTACATCAAATTTAATCTTATACTCTGAATTTTTTAACTTAGTTAATTTATCATCAACCCTGTTTTGCTTAAAGTTACTAATAGCACCATCTTCACCAAAGAAATCACTAGCTACACTTGCAGTAGTATTTATTATATCATTTATATTAATGCTTTGATCTCCAAAAGCTGCAGGATTTAAATACATTGGGTTAGGCGCTAAATAACCATTATCTTTATTTTGTATAACTTTATTTTTATTAGATTTAGAAGCTATATTTATAAAATCAGATAACTGATTTACTGTTGGATCATTGGCAAACTTTTGTTCTAATTTAGATTGTGCTTGGGGATCAGGGTTAAAACCAATTGGGACATAACCACCCACATTCATTTCTTTTATATAAGAACCAGGCGTTCTATTAGATACAGGTGTATCATAAATACCTTCTCCACCATCTTGTGCTTTAGGTGCATCATGAGTATATCCTGCTTTCTTTAGTCTAAGATGTGCTTCATGATCTCTTGCTCTGATCTTTCTATCACCTTTATACATAAAGTGTGGCTCAAATTCACCACCTTCTTCCTTCTTCCATCCAGCAGCATTCTTAGCAAAATTAGCCATCTTAACTACACTTGGTGGATAAGCTTTAGTATTTGACATAACTTTGTTATAAGCTTGCTTAACAGTCATACCACGTGATTTAGCCCATGCTGTAAACTTACCTTCATTTTTAGGATCTATTTCAATACCTGACTTGGCCATATTGATTGGATCAATATTCATATCCATAGCTGGTGCATCTTCTTGCATTGATTCTGCCCTTGCTAATTGTTGTGGGTTGTTTGTTATTTCTTGAGGGCTAGGTTCTTGTTGTCTTTGAGACTGCTCTATTTGTTTAAATAATTCTAACACCATATCTTGTTCATAACCCATAGTCATAAGTGCTTGACCTATAAGGTTTTGATCAACATCTTGTGCCATCAAGTTCATTACTATCTCTTGTGGTTGCTGTCCTTGATTCATTGACTGAGAAAAAACCTCAGTTATCTGCATAACTTGAGGATCAACTTGAGGTTGCTGTTGCATTCCCATAGGTTGTTGTTGCATACCTGGTTGTTGAGGTATCATTGCTCCTCCTTGCTGTTTTACACTTTTTTTGTTTAAATCCACGTTGATAATATTATATTATTAATATACAAATAATTAAGGAGATTCACTAATCTTTAGGGTTTAAGAATCTTTAATAAGTTCTGTCATTATGAAATTTGGAACACTCATACCTCTTTGTTTAGCTTCTTGATAATGTTTTGCATTAAGTTTATTATATAATTCTGTTGCACTTTTTTCTCTATATGTTCCATCATATTTACCAGATATAAAGTTATTGTATACACCGTACTCTCCTCCTTGTGCCATAGATGACATTTCAAAAGGTGATGGATCTTGGTCTACAGAAGCAAATCTTTCAGGAAATAAATCTGATCTATATTTATTTACTTTTTTAATATAAGAGTCAGCAGGTTTTTCTAATCCAACTGCTTGAGCAATCTCAAACACTTGCTGACCTACTCCAGGAATATGCTTATAGTTAGTTGAACTTATATCTGCTAATGTAGCATCGTACAATTCTCTTAAAGCTTGCACCTCTTCTTGTGAAGTTCTATTATCATCTACACGTCCTGTTTTTAATAATCTATTAGATCCTTGATTATATGCTAAAATTGCCATGTTTCTTATATCAGTTTCTGTCAAACCTAATGAAGGATATTCTTTTGCATAGTCTTTAAAAAGCTCATAGTTTTTAGTTATCATATATGTTATTGCATCTAAACCTTTATTGTCATCTTTAAAGTCTTCTACACTATTAATATCAAAATATTCTTTTGCAAAACTATCTAATGATGCAAGTTTAGTTTTACCAATACCTAATGAAATATCTTTATCCTTTTTTCCTTTAAGATCATATACTACTCCTTTAACAAAAGAAACATCATCTCTTGATCTTGGTACATTACTACCAACTCCTGTTTCAACACCTGTTATACCAATAACAGTTGACTCAAGCCAATCAGGATTCACAGAAGAATTTAATATCTTGGGTATTTTTAAAGAATTATATTTTGCTCTTTTAAATATATTCTGAAGTTGTTCAAGTCTTTCCCCTTCATAAACAACTTTATCTTCTTGAGAGCCTGAATATCTAAATGCTAAATTTTGTATTGCATTATCATTTACTTGAATATCCTCTATTCCATCAACATTATACTTTGATTTAATATCAAGATTTTCATTAGGTCTCCTGATCCATGCTGTAGTTAATTCATTATATGGTTGTTGTCTAACAGAACCATTTACATTATGCGTAATAATTGGAACACCATCAATTATATTTGATACAAATCCACTATGAGTGTTATGTGTTTTTGACTTTAATGTTTCTTCATGATGACTTGATCCATCCCAATATAAACCAACTATATCACCTATTTTATAATCTGATGCTTTTGTTTGTTTTTTCTTTTTTATTTGTTTAGTAATTCTTTTTAAATCTTCTACTGAATTAACATTTTTAAATGCGGCATCATCATATATATTAAAAATAGTATTACTGTTTTTAGTTCTGTCCATATTTTCATATATGTCCCAGGCATCTTTATATTTAACACCCAACGCATCTGTCATTACTTCATTTCCCTCAAGTATAGTACACATACCAGCCGCACATCTTGTTTCTTCTAAACTGCTTGGTATAAAATCAAACACAAGAGCTTGAGGATCTTCTTCAGTATTAGCAGTGTTATATGCATCTAATGCTTCTTTAGTTTGGTCACCAAACTTTCCATCAATACTACTTGTGTTTTTATTAGGTAAGGTAGGAGAAAGATAACCTTCATCAACAAGTTTTTGTTGAATACCCATTACTTCTTGTTTAGTATCTGAAGAATATTTTTTATGATATCTGGATATTGATGTAGGATTTAAATTTAAATCATCTACCATAGCCTGATGAGCAGCATATGTATTGCGTCCATATATACCATCTACTCCAGTATAACCAATGTTATATCCTTTACTTAGCAAAACTTCTTGTAAATCTTTAATTTCTGTTTCACTAGCATTACTCATATCTTTCCAACCCCTTGAGTATTCATTAGATTTTCTAATAAAATCAGCAATTAAATTAGGACTATCATATGGTGTCATTAATTTTTCTTCTTCAGATATATCTTGCATTAACTTTTCATAATCACCCTTAGCCATACTCTCTGGATTAAGTATACGCTGTTTGTTAAAATTAGGAATGTTTACGGCTGTATTATCTTGTGCAATTACCCTGTCTCTTCCATAATCATCATTAAGTTGAGTTGGGTCAGGGAAATTTAAAAAGTCTTGTAATGGTGTACTTGGTTCAAAATTTAAATCAGGTAATATATCAAGTCTGGGTCTAACAACTCTGGTATTATCTTGTGGTATAGTATATCTTTCTTCACCATTACCATATTGTTTTTTATAATATGGTCTTGTTATATCTAAATATTCAGTTGGTGTCTTATTAGCTTGTTTAATAGTTTTTCCATATAGGTTAGGATAAACATCAGCTAAAGTTTTACCATCTCTAATAACATTACCAAAATACTCTCTTGTGCCTTGTCTACCTAAAAAATTTGATAAAGCTATAATATCCTCATAAGAAAAATTAAAGCCTTCTATTTGTGGCTTATACTCGTTCATCAAATCAAATGCATCTTTTAATAAAGGAGTTGTATTATTTGATTTTAAACCTTCATTAAGTCTTATACCAAATATTCTATTTTGTGCATCTATATCAGCTATAAACTCATCTCTTGTTCCATCATATAATTTTCCTTTTTGTAATTCAGAAAAACGTTGTCCATATAATCCAGAAGCCGTTGAATCAGGATTTTTCATAAGTTTACCATTTAAACTTTCTGCCTGAGCAATTGCTCTTTTTAATTTTTCTTGATCAATATACTTAATTGTATCTTGCCATGTTTCAGGTTGTGCGGGTTGTCCACCATCTTGATAAACTCTACCACCAAGCTTTTTATAGAAAGCATCTAGGTTTTTCATAATTGATTCAGAATTACCTATCATAGTATTAAATCCTGGACCACTGGTACCTTCTCTCATAATTTTAACTAAAGCTGGTGGTAAAACGTATTCACCCCGCATAGGTGCGTTACCCACACCCCCGCTCATACTTCTAGCAATTGATGTACCTTGTGAACTAACATCAAAAAGTTTTGCATCTGCAGGATCTAAATATGCTGACATAACTCTTTTAGGATCTGCAGGATTTAATAAACCACCCTTCAAAGTATTCTTTGCATTGTTTAAATAAAAAGGTTGAATATCATCACTAAACCAATTACCATCTTCATAGTTTGTAAATGTTTTATTGTTTACATTTGCATCTTCAATTCTATTTAATCTTACAGCATCTGTTTTCTTCATAAGTTTTTTAGAACCATCTGAAGTAAATACTTCTACCATGTCATCAGTTTTATTTAATAATGGTTTTACTACTTCTTTTGCTTTATTAACTACCGGTTTTACTAGTTGCTTAATTGGTTCTTTTAAATTTTTACCCTTAGCCAACCATGCAGGTACAACAGGTATAGCACCCAAAGCATCAAAAGTTGCATCTACATATTCTCCTTCTTCAATATTTTGATTGGCATTTTCTGCATATTGTTTCCATGCAAAAGGATTAACCATATCTATTATTGAATCAAAAGCATTTCTTTTAGAATTATTTACATTTAATCTATCAGGAATATCTTGACCACGTGCACTAAAGCCAAATGCTGTCATAGGATTAGCCATTATATCAGCAGCTTTTTCATACCATGATTGTTCTTCATATTGAGATATGGTTGGTTGTTCTTTACCACTTTGAGCCATAGGTATTTCAACAACATAATCTGCATCACCATAGTTATAATTTTCTTTTCCGGGTATCATATCTTGAACAATGCCATTATTACCATATCCTCTAACTGGAAAATCTACACCCTCCATAGTAATATCTGATGATGGTATAATGTTAAAAGGGTTATTTACATCAGGGCTATTTCTTTTATATCCTTCTGTACTAAACATTTCTGATACATGTGTTATGTATTCATTTGGTCCGCCTGGTAATCCTATGCTTTTTTTATTTGCCATTATCTTTGTGATAGTAAAAGTTTAGTATTATTTAACCTCAATAGCATTTTTCTGTTTCCTGATACATTTCTACGTAAAATTAAGTTATTAGAATAATGTCTAAACTTCTTGCGTTCAGTTGGAGATTTTTGATAATTAAGGTTAATTGTATTTAATGGTCTTATATATCCATTTGATTCTGTGTTAAATATAGACTGCTCAACATTAGTAAACTCACCTCTGTCTCTTGTAATATCCCAAAATTGATTAAATCTAAACTTGTGTTCAACTTTAGATACTAATATATCTATACTATTTAAATTTACTATTGGATAATTTAAATTAGCCCACGGACTATTAACTGGTTGTGGGTTTAATTCAAGTAAGCCTGATGTTTGATCATTGTTATAAATAATAGATGCATCAAAATTAAAATCTAAATCTTCCCATTTATCACCCCCACACATATTATATTGAGGATCTCCTTTATAAACATATGTTTCAAGTTGGTATTCAAAACTTCTAATTGTATTTACAGCTTGTCCTGTATTAGATATTAAATCTATTTCCCAAGGATAATCCACATTATAAAAATTAGCAAATGAATCACAACGTACATTGTGTCTCCAAATACCTCCATACACATAATTAGCTTGTGTACTTATATAATAAAAATAGTTACATCTAGCAGGATCAGGTTGTATAAAGTTAGGATCACCAATTTGATAAATTAATGGTGCACTATCTGGACATGTTCCTAGTTCTGTTACAACAGTACCTGGCACTGTAATAGGTGGACATTCACATTCTACCTTTCTACATATAGGTGCTAAGTTTGGATCATCACTACATGTACCAGTAGATGAACTATATGTTGATGTACTTGGGTCAGGATAAACTAGTGTATAACCTGTAGGACATTCACATACAAAAGGTATAGAACAAACATCACCAGCTATTGCAGTTGCTGAATCTAATAATGATTGATTATTATTAGCAGCCATTGTATATTGATTTGGACCTGGTGTTGAATTAGGAACATCATATGTTGTATTACTTATACTGTCTAATAAAGCAGTTACACCAGGAACTGGATTAGTAGCCCCACAATAAACAGCAAATATTTCTTGTTTATGCTCATCTTGTAAATCTATGTCTGCTGATTGATTTGCTCCTGCTGCCCAATTACCTGTATTAGCATTAGGTCTACCCGTAGCAATTATAGCAGAATCCTGATACTGAGGTACACCATTTGCTGTACTATTAGCATTAGCACCCTGTGTTCCATCTGTGACAACAATCAATACTTGTCTAAAACTAGGATCTTGTGTTCTACCAGGATATTGTGCACTAAAACTTGATGCAGACTTATTATTTAACATTGCTAATCCCCCATTACCTGTTAAAGGATTATTGATTCCACCAGTACCAAAAATAGCATTATTAGCACTAGTTCCACCACCAGCTGGCCAATTTGCAGTATATAGATTACATAATGATACACCTGTTGCATTAGAGTTCATACTCAAACCACCCTGAAGTAATTGAGTGCTAGCACCTGCCCACATTGTAGTACCTATTTGCATTGTTCCTGCAGCTAAAGCATCAGTTACTTCTGTGCTATTCATAAATACATCTAACCAACGTAATTGTGCTGTACCATTATCTGTATTACCCATAACTCCTGTACCAGGAACTAAATTTCCAGCAGCATCAAATACCATAGGAGTATAATTAGGAGGTCCACTAGGTGTAGTACTTCCAGATACATCCATTGCAATAACAATATCTAATAAACAATTAGTTGCTCCACCTGTAATATCAGCTGCTATATTAGTAACAGTTACTTCAGAATCTTCTACCTCATTTATACTTATTTCACATAAACCATTTACTGGGTTAAATGTATATCCTGGAGGACAAGATGGATTGTTTAAATCTTCAAAAGCATTAGTAGTAAAAAAATGATTTATGCTTGGTAACGCTAATCCCGGATGCCAATCATGAAATGATATCCATGCTTTAGCTTTTGGATCATAACTAACAGTCCATGAGCAGTCATCAAAATATAGTGGATCTCCTATATCTACAGGAATACTATTAGCTCCTAAAGTAATAGTAATTGGTTTAGCTATGCTATCAGTAAATTCAGCTGTTGCTATATATTGTGATTTAAGTTGATAATCCTTTTTCATAAAGTATACTATATCATCTACTGAATCATAAATGACATGACACCCAACTCCTGCAACAGGGTTATCTGACCAAACAGAATTCTCTGATTCTGGAAACTGTTTTACAAATTTAGAAGGTAAGTATTTTGCAAACCACCATTTCATTCCATTATTAGAAATAGGATCTAAACCTTTACCTCCATACTGAAATATTTTACCTTGAGCTTGAGATATAAAAAATAAACCTAAAGGTGTATTTATAACTCCTCTTAAACTTTCTGATGAACCATATTCATTTGATAAATCTGCATTAGCAACATTTTGAAATGGTTGGCTAAACAATCCTCCGTCACCTATAGTAAGTTTAGTATCTAACTGTGTTCTTAAAGTATCAAGACCTTGGAACATTTGAGGTGATAAGTGAGGAAAGAATATTAATGCTCCACTTTTATTTATTGGTTTTATTACACTAACATCATTTTTAAAGTCTTTATAATTGTTTTGCAAAAAGACTCTCCAAAAATCTTTCTTAGATTCTTCCTGTGCTTGTAATGAGTAGATTAATCTTTTTGGATAATTTACAAAACATTCCTCTGCAGTTATTGGATCATAGTCTAAAGGTTGAACAAGACCAAAAGATGTCATTTGTGTAGGAAACTTACTAGGGCTTAATGACTCATCATATTTATAAAAGTTATCTGCCTTTTCAATCCTTGCATGAAATAATGCATCTACATCATTATAATCATAAGGCTCATATATTCTTTTTTGTGGTTCATCTTCCCAATCTCTGTGTGCTAAATTTACATCTGATTCAACATAAAAATCTAATATACCATTAGTATGCGTATAACCATATGCATATCTCATTTCAAAAAACCCATTAGGGTCACTACCATTCCATGTTGAACTATCAAATGCACCTCCACATGAGTTTTCTCCTCTATCTAAATAATATAGATCATTTGGAACTATATCATCCCAACCACCAATAAGACCTGTGAGACCTAAACTTGATACTGCTCTAGCTAAATTAGTTATATCAAATCTTTGTGAGTTCATCCAATATCTTGGATAAGGTATGTTTACATATAAGGCATAATCAAATGTAAAACCATCTGGTTCTCCAAGCAAGTACCTGGTAAAAATAGGCATTATGGTTTTTTCTGTGTATCTTCCAACAAACGTATCACCAGCAAAACTAGGTGCTGATGAATATAAATAACCTAATGGCTTTTCTGGATCTAATAGTTCAACACAGCCTCTCATAGGTATTTGTTTAATACCTGAAAGCTGTCCATATTGATTATCAAAATTAAATTTTAATGCACCATAGTGTGCTGATATATCTGAACCACGTGGATTATCTTTTCCTGGAGATACAAAATAATCATCACTGTGAACATTCTCTGTACCATCAGCATTAACAGAACCACCTACTACAAATCTTGAATTATCTTGAACAGTAGGATTTGCAATTTCTTCACTCAATGATACTGCTACAGTTGTTGGTCTAAATAAATTGTTTATTTTATATTTTCCACTATCAAATGTTTGAAAAGAAGATCCTAAATAATTAGAGTCTTCATTTTTAATTCTCCATAAACCATTGTTAATTGGTGTAAAATCTGTAAACTGACCATCAGAATTATACTTCCACATGTAGTCTCTGTAATCAGTAGAATTATAAAATGCATCAATAATTTCATTACCTGCAATAGCTATGTTTGTTTGAGTACTCAATAAGTTTGTGGCAATCTTAAGAAACTGTGGTAAGTTTGATACATTTGTATCATTACTACGTGTTCTTTCTACCTTACCAGTTTGAATTCCCGGAATTGCACCATCCTGTTGGTCTTTTTCAGCGTTATAATCTTCTGCATTTCGTGCAGAATTACCACCAATATATAAATCACCTATCCCTGCAAGTGCATCAATAAGGTTTGTAGCGTTAAGATCAAAATCTATTCCTGCTGCGTTTTCATTTCCTCCTGCAGCTTCAGCTGATGCAACAGCTTGATCTCTTGCAGCATCAATATAATCATTAAATCTATCATCCCATGGTCCTTGAAAATCACCACCAGAAATTTCACCCCCACTTCTTGGAGTCCAGTTTACCGTAGCAACACCAGGTGGTACAGTTAACGTAACAAATCCATTGTTACCCCTTTGCGCTTTACCTTTTATTTCTTCTCCTTTAACTGTTGTACTAGATAGGTTAGTACTATTACTTGTAGCATTTCTACCAGTAGTACCTCTTAACTGATGCAAAGCATAACCAAATCCAATTATAGCTGAGGCAAATGCAGCAATCCCTCTTATTATTTTTTGTTGAGGGTGATCTTCTGATGGTATAAAGTATCCTGATGATCTTCCTGATAATTCACCATATAAACGTGTCTCATATGCATTTAAAAAAGGCTGCTTAAACATTAAGTCAGGAGATGAAAATGTAAAAACTGATTTTGAATATCCATCTAAAGGAGCAAAATCATCTATAGATTCTCCAAATTTATTACATCCTTCAGTTAATTTATCATTAACACCATCTTGAAAATACACATCAGGTCTTAAATCATTATAAGGATGATTAGGATATAAACCTTGAACAGTTTCACCTCCTATCAAATCTTCAGGATTAGGCACAGTATATTCTCTCATGTTTCTAAACAAGCCCTTTCCTAATATAGATTTAGCTCCTAGTCTTGAACCTCTTAGAAGTTCATACCCTACAACATTTGGTATATATGTACCATCATTATATTTAGGTCTTTCAATGTTATTAAATTGAACTCCTAAAATGTTTATTAAATCTATTCCAGTATTTGACAATGCAACAGTAGGTCCAACTTCTTCAGTTGGCATTTTATGATGTCTTATTGGTTTACCACATAAATCACCCCATATATCTGGTTCATTTGGATATCTTTCTGTTGACTCCCAATAACCCATGTTACCTCTAGATGTTATTGTAGATCCATCAGGTAACTGTGAGACAGCAGTACTTTCAACAGATGCTGTATTATATACTTTAAATAATTTTTCCCCGTCTGTTGTATTTAATACATTAGCTCCATTAAAAAATTCATCTTCATTATAAACATCAGGACCTGGTACATTTGTAATTTGTCTAGTTACAACATTATACAATTCTGGAGCCCTACCGGGTATATGATATGAAGAAGATCTTTCCCCTGTATTATATATCCATCTTATAAAAAAAGCATACTGCTCATCACGCAAAAAATTATATTTATTACCTCCCTTATGGTAATAGTTAGAAGGTAAAGAATTGGTAACCCATTCAACCTTTATGTTATTTGCTAGTGGTTGATAGTTAAAGTCAAATTGTTCAACGGGTCCTTGTCTTATAAGCCAGTCATTTACAACAAACATTGATTCAGACTTTTCATAAGCAGGACTCATTAAAGGTATTTGAATTAAGTCTACTGGAGGAAGCGCTTCATCAATATAATCAATGTTAATTTTCTTTTGTTGAGTGCTATATAATCCTATTTTCTTTGCAGATGTTTGACCTTGATTTCTCCTGAGTATTACTAATTCATAGTATTCATATTTTTCATCTAAATTAGAAACTTCAATATCTAATGATCCACTAGTACCTAAATGATCAAATATTGTTTGAATATTTGATATACCTATGTAGTCACCAACCTTTTGCTCATTTTCTGTATAAGCTATAAATGCTTGATAAGATCCATTAGAAATCATACCTGAATCAACTGACTGAGATAAATTAATACAAGGTGTATCAACTAATGGTGCTAATCTTATTTTTTCACAATTTAATGTTCTAGGAATAATATCTTCATATTCAACACAATCAGACCCATCAATATCTGGACCTGTAACCTGTATTTGATTCCATGGAATTTTATCTATATTTAATGTTCTTGATGGGTTATTACCATCATCCCAATATACTTGCCATGTACAATCAAAATTTTCTTTAGCAGCTCCAGTAATTAAAAACTTTTTATTAAAATTTAAACACTGATCATTCACTAATGTTGTGTATGTACATTCACTATCATCAAATGTACCTATCTCAGAGTTTATATCATCTGTAGAATAAATAACCCATTCATCTCCATATCTATGTATTGCACCTATAACTGTATAGGGTATAACACCACACATTAAATTTGATGGCTCATTTCCTATCATACCTAAATCTCCATCTTCAGAATTATTTGCTGCATTACGTGCATGCCACCATGATTGCTTACCTTCAAAAGAAGGAGCAACATCTTTATTCATACCTTTAGTAAATGAATTTGTGTTTACTGAAGATGTTCCTTGTGCAGCTGCACGTGGAGAAGAAGATTTCTTTTTTGCCATAATATATTACTTCTTTAACAAGTTGGACATGATGCTGATGATCCTGAAACAGACGGTGCTGTAACAACTCTTGGATTTGCAGGAGCATAACTTAAAAACATATTATAATAATTATGATATTGTGCTCTTCTATTCATTGTCCATACTTTTCTCATCTCTTGGAAATTAGGTGTATTAACAAAACCAAGTGCATTATTTCTTGCTGCTCTCAATCTAGTTTCTACTAACCCTAATTGTTGTGATACATTTTCACCATTCCAAACCATGTTTTCTAATATTCTTTGTTTTATTGCATACTCATAATATTCATTGCAATATGGTTGATCTAATACTAGCAAATCTCCTTCAGCATTTTCCATTGCTCCTTGAAAACTTAAATAGACTTTACCTGTACGGAATGTTGTAATTAAAAATCCGTCTTTAATTTCTGCTATATCTATAGCTTGAGCACCTAAACTAGGACAATAACAAACTTTATCATTAACATTTTTTATCCTTAGTTCAGTCCAATCTGTAAATGTTCTAAACTGACCTCCCCCTATTCTTTGAACTAATTGATATTGATTTTTATCATTACAAGTCTTAACTACACATACGTCCTTACAAGCTTCTCCATCTTCACATGGTGCAGCATCATCTGGTGCTGGTATATATGGTACATCATTATATGTTTCTACGTGTGTGCCTGATGGCATAGAATTGTTTACTGTATATGAACCACATCTAAATGCATAATTTAAATATTGAAAATCAGAAGGCAATTGACCTTTACCATGTTCTATATCTATAATAACTTCTTTAGTTCTATGTATACGTAAACCCAAATCATAATTTACTCTTTGTGCAACTTTAATCAATTGTGCAGGTTCTATCATTCCTTCTAACGCATAGTTAGAAAAATCAATAGATACGTCTTCCATTAATTGACTAAATGTTCTATATTTTTGTGATACCCCCATTGTTATAATTTTATGTTCTTGCTAGGTTACGTTTATTATCTGAATCTTCAGACGGTATTTTTAATGTACCCACCATAGTCTGTATTACTTGACTTTCTATTTCAGCAAACAATGCTTCAGGTATATATATTTCTTGTTCATATCTAGGTGTACAATCATCTTCAGTATCACAATTCCATTTTGTAATGTCTGAATCAAAAACCCCTTCTACTTTAATTGCATCCCAAGCTATATTTGGACAATAGATATATCCATCAAGCCACCAAAAATAAAGAGTTTTATTATATTTAAAAGATGTACTTTTAGTTAAAGAGGTATAAGTACCCGGCTGTGTGCCTTGTAATTCTTGAGATCCATCTATTGAACTAATAGTACGGATTAATGGTCCCCAGTATCCTTCAAACATTGAAGGCAGTCTATGTTTTGTACGCTTTATAGTACAACCGCTTTGTATACCTGCACAATGAGCTTCAACTTTATCTACGTCAATTAATTCTACATAAGGTAATGTTTTCCAGACTGAATTAAATTTTAATAATTTGTTTGCGTAATCTTGCCTTCTCATTAAAACCTGAGCATACTTTTCAATTAAGCTATAAATATATCTATCAGTAGTAAAGGCATCTTGAACCTCCGCTTTTACTTGGCCTCTAATTCTAGATATTGTTTCTGCTATTGTTGCCATGTTTTTTATTTTTCAAATTCATTATAGTACTTTAATGCTTTGCTGGTTTCTTCAGGGTTTTCATCATAAAGATGAGCCACCTTATATTTGTTCTTCATAACTAAATACTTGGTCCAGTTGACAGGGTAATTTTTTGCCACGCTTCTTTTAAATTCTCTGCATGCTACAAATCTCCATAACTCTCTATTTTTGAATCTATATTTAGTTGAGTAATTTGTATAAAATATTTTTCCTAAATTGCCATCTGTTTCCCAGTTTTTATTTTGTAAAACTTTACCATATTGTTTTGATAATGCATAATTAGTATTAATTGATTTAGATGAAGGACATGTTCCAATAAACAAATAACCTAATGAATCAGGCAATTCTACTCCATCTCTATTATCTACTACAGTATTCCAAAGTTTAACATTATATAATTTAATTATCTTTTTTAATTTAACGTTATCTATGTCAGAGTATAAAGGTTTTTTATCTTTAAACTCCTTAAATGTTTCTTCATTTAATAACCCAAGTCTTTTCTCTCTATATCTAGGAGCATTTAAATTGGGTTTTTTAAAATTGTTGATCATACAGTTATATTTATAATTTACAAAAAAAACCCCACTTAATGAAATTAAAAGTGAGGTCTTTACAATGCTTGATATGTTAATTCACATATATTACCCATTGTAGGGTGTTGTAATTCAAGTTTACCAGATCTTCTATTACCAACATATTTATTGCTATAATGATAGTAATCTGTCTTTCCTAAACTTGGTAGCGTCTTTTCAATAAAACCTGCTGTCTCATTGGATGTCATATACTCTACCTTTCTGTCTGTATGTATATGACCTTTAAATAACGTTCTGTTTGTTGTAGCACCCCATTGTTTAGGATACTCTGATGCATAGATTAAAGGATTATTTTTGCTGCGTTTATCACCATGCTCAAAAGCATTAAAGTTATTATGCCAAACGTGAACTTTTCTTTCTTCATATTTAGTATCCCAAACTATCTCATCACTAATAATAGACTTAGATAAAGCATGAACTAAATGAAAAGAAGATAATCTATCATGATTACCTGGAACATATACAACAACTAATTCTTTACAATATGCTTTGATATAATTTATAGCCCAATGCATTGCATCAAATGCTTGCATATAAGCTTTTGTAGCAGGCATACAGTTATCTAATCCTGTTCCGCTAGTGGTAGTACCATCAAATGTATCCATGTTGATTAAATCACCTCCTACAACAAAGTACATTCTCTCTATATAATTAACTGGAGCTGCCTTTTGTATTAAGTAAGTAACTGTATCTTCAAAATCTTTATCTATGGTATCATTACCTTCTTTCCCAAAATGAATATCTTGTAATGATATTACACCACACACAGGATCATTTGAGACAATATTCTTTAGATTTACTTTAGGTAATTTATAAGTCTTAGGTTTCCAGTTTTCCAATAACTCTTTAAAAAGCTTTTCTTCTGGGTTTTTAATTTGAGATATTAATGCTGACACTCTCCAGTGATCACCCATTTGTTTATTCCAATACTGAGATAGTTTCCATCTGTCAGTATCTATTTTTAGTAACTCAATTATTTCTTCTGCACTTTTAGGTTCATGATCAAAAGTTCCTGATATCTTACCTTCCCCTTTTTCTAAATCAATTGCTTCCACAACCTGAGCATTTTCTGCTGCTTTGCTGAAAAATATTGATTTCTTTTTTTTATTCTTCCTCTCAGCTAGTAATTCTTTTTTAATTTTTCTGTATTGTTTCTCAGTTATACCAAGTCTTTCACTACTAATTGAAGGGTGTTTTTTCCACTTTAATGATTCTAATACTCTTTGTTTTAAATTGTCCATAAAAATTTTTTTGATTATTGTAAAGATATAAAAAAAAAAGAGACTGGAATAAATCCAGCCTCTTCCAACGTTTGTAGTAGAAAACCAACAAACCACCACTTGTTGTTTTTTATTGTGCTCCTGTAGAAATTAAAATTTCAATTGGTTTACATGAAGCCCCTATTCCCTCATCCACAACTTTAATTTTATATTGTGTATTAGGTACTAGATTTGTTATTTTAAAATTATTTATAGTTGGCTGTATTGGTGTTGCATTTGCTAATGTCCAACTACCCGCTCCTATTTGAGTTTGATAATAAACATTTAATCCAGTGCTATTACTCCATACACCATTCCAAAGTACTTCAACTGAATTTTTAGTTACTACTCCAGCATAAACATTATATGGATCATGCTGAACATCATCTGATGTACATGCACCCAAGCCGTTTGCCAAGATCATAGAAAACTTTTGTATAATAGAGTCTAATCTTTCACCAGAAGTTATAACTATTTTGCTACCAGTTTCACCAATTTGAAATGATGTACCACAGTAGCTTACACATGATGCACATTGAACATCATCACATCTTTCGCTACCTACACTGCAATCAGTATAAGTACATGCATTAGTTATTGCTGTGTCAGCGCAACTACAATTTTTATTACATTTTGTACAATTACAAGCCATTTTTTATTTTTTATTTTATGAGCAACCTGCTACTATGTCCGCACTAATTTGAGAAGCATCTGCTGATGAATTATATACACCTCCAGTTTGTGTTGCCAATTCTCTCCAAGGATATATCGGAGATGTCATACCAGACAATGTTTGACTTAAATTTACACCAGGTCCACAAACATTATATTTAATTCCGTTATCATTTGCAAAAGCTATCATTGACTGAATACCAGCCCATGTAGTTGCGTCAAATGCATCTGACGTTCCTCCTGGTAAATTGTCAGTTACAATAATAACATACTTAGCTACATTGCTTCTAAAGGTTCCACTTAATGCAGCAGCTCCAACAACTAGTTGTGAAGCATAATCACATGGCTCAGGACCATTAATCCCAGAACCTATATTAACACATGTTCCATCAACACCCCCGTTTAGTTTATCTAGTTGTGATGTAAACGTTGTTCCATTGTTAGTAGAAAATTGTTCCCAAGATGTTATAATTTGATATTTACCACCTGTTCCTAGATTTCTTACTTTTTGATTATTTGGTAAACCAGTATAGTCTACACAACCATCATATGGTGTAAAATCACTACTTGATTCATCTGCAGTAACTAATGCTAATCTATAATCATTAGAACCTGATGCTGTATCTATTGTATTAACAAGAGACGCTACACCTGCTTTTACATTATTAATGATTGGACTCATACTTGATGTATAGTCTAAAACAAATGCTACATCCATTCCTTCACTACAAGGAGCAGATCCTGCTACAGTTGTAAAACTTGTAACAAACGGACATTCTTTTGTAGCACCATCAATAACTATTTTTAATTTAGCTTCATATGCTGTATTAGGTGTTAAACCTGTAAATGTATGAGCTATTGAGCCACCAGGATTATTAAATACTTCTGTATCTACTACAGTTCCTGATTGTACTAAGTCTAGTGTATATTGTGCTGTTATTCCTAAATTATTTATAAAAGACAGACTTACTTCTGTTGATCCTATATTATCTATCAAAACAGTAGGGCATGGTACAATTCCATCGGATACACTTGTTATTCTTGATTCACATGTATCACTACCATTTGATACTGCAAAATCAACTGTTATACTTATATCTTGAAATACATTTAATGAGCCGGTAGAAATGTTTACTCCAGATGCATTATTTTGCAATGAAGCTACATTTACTACTGAGCTAAGTGAACTACCGTTTGCATCAGTCAATGTAATAATTGAATGACCAGATGTATCATCAAAACCAACAGGTATTGTTGATCCGGTAAAATCAAAGTTAATTAAGTTTATTACACCTACTGTATTAGTTTGTCTTGATGTAGAGTAATCAAATACAACTGAATCACATCCACCAGGACAACAATTAGTTTGTATACTTTGTATAGCATTGTACATGTCATCTATAACTATCCAAGCATTTTGCACTGATTGAGCTAATGTAGATGGAGATGTATTATATCCTGCTATTGAATTATATGTAGCATTTTCTGTTCCTAACATTGATGTTGAACCAATGATTACTGTTTGTGCCACAGCATTACTAATTAATGCAGGAGTACCTACAGCATCTCTTAAAGAACAAAAAGCACTCTCAAGTGCTAAAACTACAACTGATACATCAGTCAATTGACCAACTGTACTTACACATGTTGGAATAATTTGTTCTTCAGTTGATAAACCAACTTGACATACATCACCAACAAATACACAATTTTCTATCCTAGTAAGTCTTGTATTTATATTAGCTATCTGTGCTTTAGCATCATTTATTTCTTGAACATTGTCACAGACTTTTTGAGCTATTAAAGTAGCGTACTCATCTAAAGGAAGTTGAGTTATTGGATTACCGTTTCTATCATCTACTACTAAACATTGCTGCAATGTCATTATAGGTAAATCAATTGATTGTGCTCTTCTAGTTGCTGGATTAGCATTAGCACATATTTGTACTACCATAGCTTGTAGTACAGGTACTATCTCTGTTGGATCAGTACCAGGTAAATCTAAACATGATAAATCTAAACCTGCTAAATCAGGATTTGCTTGAACACCACTTTCAATAAGGTCACATAATTTAGTAGCTAATTTAAATACTACTTCTGAAATAGTATCTCCATTACATAAATCTATGCAAGATATATCTGGTCCTTGCCATACTACACAATTAGAAGATATGCTATCACATCCATTTGTGGTGCCGCTTGAGTTTGTTGGGATCATAAATGTTTTATTTTACTATAATGTACTGCCGTCTTGTAAACTATACATTTATAATATACAAAATTTTTTAAAACCAAACAAGTTAATGCCAGTTTTAAAAAATTTTGCAAACAGTTATGAAAAGTAAATTTAAGCTTTTTCTAAAGTAGCTTCTTCTTTTTCAATATCAGATATAGTCCCATCTTCAAGACTAATGTTTACTGAACCATATTTTTTCTCTAAAGATTCACTTACAGTCTTCCACTCAACTTGTAATTCTGCATGTCTAGATACTAATTGGTTCTTAACTAATTCAGCATTACCAATATTCATTAGTAATGTATTAATTTGATTTTGAAGCTCTTTTACTTCATTCAATTCCTTTTTAGAAATCTTTTTTGATTTTGCCATTATAATTGGTTTTTAAAAATTTGTATACTCTTCAAAGATAATAATATTTTCTAAACTACCAAGGAAGATCAACAACTAAATTTGTATCAGGTAATAAATCTTTCTTAATTATATTCTGCATTCCTTTTATATAATCATCCCGTAAATACTTTACTAAAAATGTTTTTACATCATTTTTAGATAATGATTTATAATCTTGTTTTGCTACAACTCCTTCATCAGTATCTTTTACTATGTATGATCCGTGTACAGTAACACTTTTCTTTTCATATGTTGATTTTAATGACTTGGGTATTACTAATGAACCTGTATAAGTAAATACTATCTCCTTTATTAAAGAATTACCATCTGTAACTAAAGACTCAATATCAAAATAAAATCTTTGAGATAAGTGCTCTTTAACTACAGGTGCCTCTACTTTTTTAATAGCTTTCTTTTTTACTACTTTTTTCTTAGTAGGTTTTTTAATTACTTTTTTGCTTGATGTTTTTTTCTTTTTTGCCATAATAGTTAGTTTAAATATTAAAATCTAGGACAATCACCTGCATTAAAACAAAGTTGTGTTCCATCTTCTAATGTTATCATCATAACAGGGAATTTTTGTCCTTCAACAAAAAAGTCCATTCTGTTAATTGCACTTGTTTTACCATCAAGTGAAACTGGAAAACTTGCACCATCATCACCTTTTGGCCCCTGCGGTCCAGTTGGACCTGTAGCACCTGTGTTACCCTTTGATCCAGCAGGTCCTTGTATTCCTTGTGGTCCTTGACTTCCAGTTGCACCTGTATTACCAGTAGGTCCTCTAGAACCTGTTGGCCCTTGACTACCAGTTGGCCCTTTATCACCTTGTGGTCCTTGCGGTCCTTGACTACCTGTAGCTCCGGCTGATCCTGTTGCACCTCTAGGTCCAGTAGCTCCAGTTGCACCTGGTGCTCCATCACTACCATCAGTTCCATTACTTCCTGCAGGTCCTTGTGAACCTGTATTTCCTTTAGCTCCAGCTGGTCCCTGGGCACCGGTAGTACCTGTAGCTCCTCTTGGTCCCGTATCTCCTGTATCCCCTTTAGGTCCTGTCAAACCTGTTGGATCACCTACCCATTCTCCTTTAGCATTAATTACATCACTACCATTAATTCTAACATATCCTACATCAGCAACATTCTTAACTTTTAAATTACCTGAAGTAGTTAATGACATTGCACCGTCACTATTTGACTGACCTTCATACTTCCAAACCCATCCACGGTCTGAGTCATTATTCATTTGAAATACTGTAGCATAGTCATTTAAATAACCATAGCTTTGACCAGATTGCATTCCTATACCATAAGTAGATGAGGTACCCCAGAATCTATATTTACTTGCATTATCACCTGAATTAGTATAGTGATATGTTCCACCATTAGGTCCGGCTGGACCTTGAGAACCAGTATCACCTTTTGGACCTTGAGATCCCGTGTCTCCTTTTGCTCCTGCTGCACCAGCAGATCCAGTAGCACCACGTGCACCCGTATCTCCCTTAGCTCCTGCGGTTCCCGGATTACCTTGAATACCTTGTGAACCTTGAGGACCTCTGTCTCCAGTGTCACCCTTGGCACCTGCAGCTCCAGCGGCTCCTGCAGGTCCTCTTGATCCTGTAGCTCCTGCATCACCTGTATCACCTTTTGCACCAGCTGTTCCAGTTAATCCACGTATTCCTTGTATTCCTTGTATACCTTGTGATCCTGTATCTCCCTTAACACCTTGTATTCCTTGAGACCCTGTGTCTCCTTTAGGACCTTGAGGGCCTGTATTAGTTGGCATTGTTACAGAGTTACCATCACTAATTGTAAGTGTTTGACCTGATACAGCAAGAGTTTGTTGATCTGCACAAATAGTAACAGTTCTTGCTTCTTCATCAATTTCTACATTTGTTCCTTTACAACCTTGTAAAGTTAAAGTATCATTATTGCTACCCGCTTTAATAATACCTTTGCCATTAGTTACGTTTTTAAATATAGTTTGAGAAGAACCTCTATCTGTATTTGTAATAGTAATAGTACCTCCACTAGATGTAGAAGTCATTTCTGATTGTATACCACTACCTTGTGCTATTGTTAATGTCTCACCATTTGTAACTGCTGTACTTTCTGTTCCATTCCCTTCTTTAATAGTCCATGAAGACATAGTACCTTGTGGATTACTAAATGATGTAGTAAAGTACCACCATCTTTTTGTGTAAGTGTTAATGTTATTGTAGAAGAACCTGAATCACTAAAGCCAGTAATCATGTTATCATACGCAGAGTTAGATTCTGCTGAACTACCACCTGACTCCAAGTTACTGCACCACCTACAGCTAAAGCATTTGTTACCATTAAAAGTTAACCCTGAATCACTTGTTATATTTGATGCCATTCCAGTATGCAACTCTACCAGATGAACCACTACCTGTTACATTACCTACTTGTGTATTATCTATCTTTTGCCAAGCATCTGTAGCTTGATCAGAGAATACAGCCCAATCTCCTACAGCCCAATCTGTAATGCCGTCTAAATTTGTAGATCCAGCTTTGAAACTATGTAATATTCTCCTACTGTTCCTGATCCACTTGTTAATGTTGGTGAGTTTGTACAGCATTCCAACTCCTTCATATTTTAATACTCCTGTTACAGCTGTATTAATAGCTGTTTGTATCTGTGCACCTGTTGCTAAGTTAGAAGAAGAAGAACTTACTGCACCAGTTTTTGGTGTTAATGTTACTGCACCAATTAATGTTGTTCCGCTAGAAGTTAATGTGTTACTATTTCCAGTATTTGCAGTTAACACCGTTAGATAAAACTGCTGGTACTCCAGTGTCTGATACTTTCTTAGAGTTATTTACAATAGCAGTTGCCTGTGTAGAAGTAATAGTTGTTGTATTACCTGCCATAGCAGTTGTTGCTGTTGTACCAATAACTAAGTTTGACGTACCACTTCCTGTACCTGCTCCTATAAGAGTTCTTACCTCTGATGCACTTATTCCTGTATTTAGAGTTGGACTTGCACCATCAGATAATATTGCAGGTCTACCAGTATCTGGTAATGTGTTAGTAATAGTTATAGTTCCACCACTACTTGTTGATGTCATCTCAGATGTAATACCTGTACCCTGAGCAATAGTAAATGTTTCTCCATTAGTAACAGCAGTTGATTCAGTACCATTACCTTCTTTTATTGTCCAAGAACTCATAGATCCTGAACCTGTTCCAGCCCCAATTAATGACCTTACTTCTGCTCCAGTTACACCGGAAGCTAAAGTTGGTGTACCACCACCACTAAATATACCCGGCTCAGCATAAATAGTAGAACTATTAAATGCATTACTTCCATATGTATATGTTTGATTTGTAGTACCACTAACGCTAAACGTAAGTGTGTTACCTGATTTAGTTATACCATCAAGATAAAAGTTTGAAGCAGATGTTAAATATCTACCATCTAAATCTACTGTAAGGTCTGCTAGACCTGAACGTGTTAATGTTAAAACTCCATTACTAGTATTAAAGCTTATACCTGATACATAGTTATTTGTACCTGTCTGATCATCAATCCATTTTACAGCTGTACCTGTAGTACTAAGAACTTGACCATTAGTACCAGCAGATCCACTACTATCTAATATTCTACCACCTGCCCCTAAAGAAACAGTAGTATCTACAGTGTTACCTTCTAAAGATAATAATCTTTGTGAGCCAGTTATTGTTGCCATATTATTTCTTTTTTCCTCTTAATTTAAACTTAGTCATTTTTTGTTTAATAGCAGGATCCATTTCTGATGCATACTTAGTTCCACACATCATAAAATCTTCTGTTTCACTCATCTTATATGCATTTTTAGATATGTCACCTGATGCAGATAATTTTAACAAAAGTTTATTTCCTGGTTTTGAAAACGTATGTTCTGCAGTATCAGTACCGGAATATACTTCCCATGTTGCTCCATCATCATTAGACACATAATAACTCAATGTACAACCATTAGGAATAAAATAATCTACTCTATTCCAAAAAACAAAATCAACAGAAGCTGAGTTATCTAATGTATAAGGTCCATATACTATTTCCCAATTAGGTATAAAATGATTAGCATATTTTGCATCCCATATTCTAAAACCATGTCCATCATATCCATAACCCATCTGAATCCACCATTCTGCACCGCCTGTAGAATACATTCTAGTAATGTTACATCCATAATCAGCTCTATAAGATCTTCCTCTTCCCTCTGATGTGGTATCTTCAACAACTGTATCATGTCTACGTAAAGCAACATATCTATCATTATCTTGATCTAAGAATCCTGGTATCATAGCTCCACCTCTATCTGCTGCAGTAGGAATAAAATTAGGATAACCTACCATTTTATCAGTTGGTTTACCACCTTGAGCATCTTGATACTTTACTCCAGCTCTAAATAAAATACCATAGTTATTACCTGGATTAGTAGAACCTTCATATGTAATTTGCAAAACAGTGGCTTTATTACCAGTAAGACATGGAGTCACATCAAGTTTGGTATGTCTACCAGACGCACCAACCCAAAATACATTAGGTTCATTTATTGGATCGGGTATAAACCATCCTTGTTCATAACCATCATCTCCCTGACTTATATCTCCCATATCTACATAAACTGATTTAGGTTTGGCTGTAGATGCATCTAATATTAGAGAAAAGTTTGCATTATAGTAATAAGCATATAATATCCTGTCATTAATTTCATCATACATAATCCAACCTCTGTATCCATTTCTATCTACAGGTTCGGAGCCTTCAAACATTATATTTCCTGCTGTGGCATCCATATATAATCTTTCTTCAACACCAGTTTTCATGTTTCTACGCATACATCTTTTATAATGTCTTGCATCATAGTCACTTGCATATGCCCATTCTCCTGCTGCACACAAGCCTCCTACATAATATAGACCTGTGCTTTCTACATAACCTCCACCAGTATCTTGTGACCCTATATATATTTGAGGATTACTGTGTGTTGGTCTTGGATCTTTAACAAAGGTTGATCCTCCATTCATAAGACCACTGTAGTCAAATGTAGTATAGCCATTAACATTATAAGTCATAACTACACCTTTCTTGTTTATTTTATCAATACAAATAGATTGCATATGGTTGTATGTAGATGTTGTATCTCTCCATAAAAAGTTACTGTCAAAAAATAACCTTGTCATAGTACCATCATCATTTAGTCTACGTACAGCAAAGCCATCACCCCAACCAACTGTAAAAAGTAAGTCACCATCTATTTCAAAAGCAGTTGTATAACCAATAAGTCTGTCACCACCATCATATTCACCACTACCAGAAGACACAGTAACATTACTCATACCTCTTTTAGTTACAGGTACAATAGCTACTTGCCCACTATAATTATTAGAGGCACATCCTACAATGGATTTTATATCACTATTACTTACGTTAGTTGCTTTAAACATTCTTGTATTTCAAATTGTAACATTTTAATCATACTATCATTAGAACCTGCTGGAGCTACATTTACCATGTTTAACTCTTCAGCCAATGCTTCTTCAAATTCAGCTAGACAATCTAACCAATATTGTCTGTCATCTGTTATTTCAGTTCCTCTTTCTGACATCTTATGTTGTTATTACTTCTACCCAAAACTGGTGAAAATTCCTACTTACTCCTACACTATGCATATAAGATGAATTCATTCCGCTATAAACCAATGACGCATTAGATCTTGATAATGCACCTTGAGTTGTTGCTGAATCCATGTATATTTCTATGTGGTCTATAAATCTTGACAAAGGCAAATCATATTGAACATAATATGCAGAAGGTAATTCTATTACTGACATATTAATAACAGACAACGCACCTGCTGTATAAGCTTGACTTACTAATGAAGGACTTGAATATACACCTTCTTTAACGGCATATATTCTATATGACATTGTACCACTAGTATTAAATGTAGTATCTACAATAGTCATTGTGCCAGAAAAATCATCTATTGGTACTTGACCTATAATACCAAAGTCTGCACCATCATCTGATGACCAAACTTGATAGTAATCTATATTATTTGAACTTGATTTACCAAATACAACCTCTATTGTTTGACCAACCACTGAAGCTGATACATTAGTAGGAGCACCTGGAGCTGCAGGTCTATGATTGCTTATAGCATTATCTACATATGTTTTATTTGTTGCATCTGTACCAGATGAAACTGTATCTACCCCTTGTATTCTACCAGTTCCCCCAAGGGTAATGTCACCACCAGAAACTGTTATATCATTAGCAAAAGTAGAATTACCACTTGAATCATTTATTGTTGTTGTTTTTCTACCTGCCCAGCTACTACTCCAATTATCAGGGGAAGAGTTTATCTGTATTCCTGACTCAGCATTTAAATAAACTAACTCACCTGTTTGTCCTGATGCGTAACTAGATGATTCTCCTGCATTAAGTACAAGTTGTTGACCACCATAAGTTCTTACTTGATTAGTTCTTAATCCATCTCCATTGGAAAAATCAGCTCTACTTGTAAATGTTTTTACATCACCAATGGATTGTGCACCTGAAGTTCTTACTACTGTACTATCTACTTCAATTGTACCTGTTGAGGTTATTGTACCTCCTGTAATACCATTTGATGTAGCTATAGAAGTAACACCTGAGCTTGTAACATATCTTCCATCAAGATCAACTGTTACTGCAGTAAGTCCAGATCTATTAAGTGTTAATACACCATTACCTGTATCAAAAGATGCAGAACTTAAATAATAGTTTGTTGTTGTATCCTTAGATATAATCTCAATAGTATCTGTACTTGCATCAGTCTTTATTGTAATATTACTACCTGCTTTAAATGTAAGTGTATCATTATTATTATCTGCAACAATGTTAGATTGACCAGCTGCTGCAATATTTTTAAATATGTTTTGAGCTGAACCTCTATCACTATTTGATAAGGTTATTGTACCACTTGATGTTATTGTACCTGTACCAGATAAACCATTAGAACCTGTAACAGTAACTGAAGTCACAGTACCTGTTCCTGAACCTGCACCAATATCTGATAAAAGTTGAGCTTTAGTTCTGTACTTCAATCCTGAACCATCCCATACTAATATACCAGTATATGTACTGTTATCATTCGCTATACTAGTGACAGTACATGATCCGTTTATTTCTATTGAAGATAAAAAACTTATAGCCATGACATTTTATTCTTTGTTTGCAATATACATATTTTAAAAAAAAGGGGAAACACTAAATTCTAGATTTAAATGCTCCCCCTTTAAATTCTACTCTTTATTATCCTACAAGTTGCATTACTACTGTAATGTCATTTGCACCCATATTAGCACTTGTAGTAAATGTTACAGTTCCTGAAGCTTTATCTGCAAGAACATCCATAAATACTTGATTTCCTTTAGAATCATAAGTTTGAATAATCCAAGGTCCATTAGCTAATCCATGAACACCAGTAGCAATACTAAAAGTGTTTGTAGTAGTTGCTGGATAAGTACCTGTGTATGATCTTTTAGATTGAGCACTTGCCAATGTTGCTGGAGTTACATATCTAAATGTATCTGTTCCCGCATCAACTTCAGCTTGTGTTGCTATCTCTGTAACACCAACTGATCCTGTTGCAGCATTAGGTAATGTTCTTTTACTCATTGATGTAATAACACCATCTGTAACATTAATCTGATCTACAACGTCTACATCACTTGTATCAAGATCTGTACTAGTACCAATCTCTTTGTTGAATGTACTTGCTAGTTGAGCATCACTAATTCCACCTGCTTTAACAGTAATAAATCCAGTTGCTGTACCAGCAAAAGTTGCACTACTAAATCCAGCAACACCTTTTTCAGTTGCTCCATCTGTAGCACCTACTCCTGCAATGTTTTGATCTTGAATAACAATAGCATAATCTGAAGCTGGAGGATTAGAACTTGCTGCAATTGCTTGATTAGCATAAATTGTATCTCCAACCTCTACATCTACATTACTTCCATTAAATGCTATAGTACCATCTTTAGTAACAACAAAGAAATCCCCGGTTGTTAGTGCAATGTTACTTGCTCCTGCTATTGCTGGTGAGTTTGCTGATGCATCATATCCACCTTGGAATACACCAACTCCGGCTACAAGTGCTTGTACTTGTCCTAAGTTAACTGCATCTTTTGATGCTGTACCATTTGCTAAAGCTGTAAGTTTGAAAGCTCCAAAACTTAAATCAGCAAAAGGTGCATCAAATACAGATAATGAAACTTTACCAAGCGGTTGTTTAACTGTTTCTCCTTTACCACTTGCTACATCTTGTATTAATATAAGGTCATCAATCAGTGGATTTTGTGCCATTGGTGGAGCATCTTCTATAAGACCAGTTATACCATAATCAACTTCAACTGTTCCTGTAGCTGTAATTGTTCCACCTGTAAGACCTTTACCTGTACCAACACTTGTTACTGTACCAGTTGTATAAGTACCTAAAGTTAAATCACCAAGTACTACTTGACTTGATGAACCTGCTCCTGCAATGTTTATTGTACCTGAAGTAGTAATTGGTCCACCTGTAATTGTTAATGCATTACCTGTTTCTGTTATTTCAATACTTGTTACACCTGAACCAGAATCATTAACCCACTCTACTACACCTAATGAGGAAACAGCAAGTCTTTGCCCACTTCCACCAATTCCTAATGTAGCTAATGAATTTGCACCATCTGCAAATAATATATCTCCTTTGGTATATGATGCTAATCCTGTACCTCCGTTTACTTCGTTTAATGTACCAGCTAAAGTAATTGTTCCAGAAGCTGTAATTGGACCACCACTTGTTGTTAAACCAGTAGTTCCACCACTAACATCAACAGAAGTTACAGAACCTGCACCTGCATTAATATAACTTGCTACTTGAGATAAGTTTGCAAATTTAGCATTGCTATCTGTATCATCAGAAAATAAAATTTTATCATCCGCAACTAAAGTAACAGCTGTTCCATCAGCACCATCTAAAATTATGTTATCAGCTCCTGCATATTGTACAGATATTGTACCTGTTGCAGTAATGGCACCACCAGTTAAACCAGCTCCAGAATCTACAGAAGTTACTGTACCATCTTTACCAAACCCTGGCATTTTATCAATTGATGTCTTGTAGATAACATCATCTGCTTGAGCTGAAAACCATAAAAAGTCTTCTGATGTTGGACTCTGTGCAGTTGCTGCTAAGATTGCATTCGCTGCAGTATCATATAGAATATTTACTGTAGGTACGTCTGTTGATTTACCAGTTATACTAATACCAGTACCAGCTACAACATCTGTTACTGTACCAACGTATTGATCAGCTGAATTAATAGTGAATGTAGAACCGGCACGTGTTACTGTAGTTGTACCAGAACCTGTATATACTATTGAATCAGTACTAGCTGGATTTGAAGCAACTAAATTTAATGTTGCTGTTCCGTTACCAGATCCTGTTGCTGTTAAGTCATAGGTTGTGTTACCATCTGCACCTGTTGTTATATCTACCCAAGCAGAACCATCATATAATTTTAGTTTATTTGTACCAGAGTTATAATAGATTTTACCTGCAATTCCTGACGGGTCAGCGCCAAGAGGCTGAATGATCACATTTTGTATTTGATTATCATTCAGATTTAAATTTCCTTGGACATTAAGTCCCGTTAAAAATTGTACTGCCATTTTATTTTTTTTATTTGTTATTTATTTGTTTATTATTTAATTTAAAAATACACATCCTGAAAATGATGCATTAAAAGTTATAACTAATTGTTGTGTGCTTTTGTAGTCCACATTACCTACTACTACTGTATTACCGCTATCAACAACCGTAACAGAGGGGTAACTTCCCAAATTATGTGTAACAGTCCATATACTAGATGCATTCTCAAAACATTGTGTATATGTACCTTTATCTTCTAATATTTCTTCTAAATCTAATACTGTACAAACACTTGATGGTGTCTCTGGACAACTCATGCTTGCTTTTAAATTTATTTCAGCCAGTGGCTCAACAAAAACACCGGGTGATTCTGTAGCTGCAACTACTTTAAAGCTAGCAGCGTTTTGCCAATCACATATATCTTTTCGTAGTATAGCTTGCTCCATATCCGTGTAGCAACATGCTTCTATTCCAAATCTAATAGATTGAAAATTTGCATATACTTGCTGAGCAAAAGTTTGTTCAACTTTAATTCTTTTTATTAAAGCCTGCTCTTTTACTTGTTCTGCATTAGAATATGATCTGATTGCTTTAGCCATATTATTTATTTCTTAAATCTTGTATTTGTTGTCTAGCCAATTGTTTATTTACATTGTTAGTGTTACTTGAATCAGCTTTAGCTTTACATTGTTTACATACTACTACTCCATTTCCTAATGAAGCTTTCTGGCATCCGCAGGTAAATCTTTTATTACAGTGTGCACAATTTGACATTTTATTTGGTTTATATTAAATATGTTTTACTTGATCCACAGTTCCCTGATGGACATGCAATTTTGTTTAATCTACTTTTAGCATAATTATATAACTGCATACCATGTGCAGAAGATTGACAATATTCTACATTTGCTACTGCTGCATCAATTATTGTTCTTATATAACTCATTTCAGATAGTATTGATTGTTTATCTGAATCTGGTTGACAAGCCTGTACTTCTAAATCACATAATACTTCATAATAAGTGGTTAGCAATCTAGTTACTCTTAAATGATTATATTCTACATAAACCTTAGAGTTTGGAGATACACTGTATTTAATAACGTATATTCCGTCTGGTATTTTATCTTGTGAGGTTCCACAATTATTTTTTTGTAAGGCAAGTGTACAAGCAGTAAGACACATGTCAAACTCTTTATCAACTTTTATAAGTACAGGTACAGAAAAACCAGGAAGTGTAATTAGCAACTCTTCACAGTCAACTGCCAATTCTGAACTGTATTGACTTGTATCTTTAATACATAATAAATCACAGTTAGATACTGTGGGTATTTCTAAACTTAATATATGTTTGCTTGCCATTTTTTAGTACTTTATTACACTATATAGATAATATACAAAAAATTACAGACAATATAAAATAAAAAGAGCAGGAGATTTCTCCCCTGCTCTAATATTAAAATAGAGTTCTCTAATTAAGCAGATACTGTAATAGCATCTATATCTTGCTCATAAGGAACAAAGTTTCCAGCTGAATCAGCCCATACTGACAATGCAGTCATAAGCTTTTCAATTTCACCTTGTGCAGCTTCGTCAGAACACTTCACAAAGATTTTATATACATACTGATCATTATCAAACACTCCTGATGGATTGTTGAATCTTGGCACAGAATGTTGAATATAATATGCTTTGTAAGTTGAACTTCTATCTACAGCAGCAAGAAGTTGGCTAGATTGCTCAATTTCTCTGATTCTTGAACTGTCAGCGTTTCCTTGGTTAAAAGGACTTTGACGGTATCTTTCAGACATAATTAAATCTCTAATTACTTCTTCACCTTGAGTTTGTTGCATTTGACCTGGAGTTCTTGATGCTACACCACAGTCATTACAAGGATTACCAGTTTCATCTAGTAATGAAGCAATGATTTCTACTGGCTCAGCATTGAAATGATCTCTTGTATCAAAAGAACAGTTTCCAAATTCAGTATCAACATAAGCTCCTACAAAGTGAACTGAAACAGATACTTTATCAACTCCATTAGGATCAGTAGAAGCAACATATGTTCCATCTAATACCTGAGCAATTGTAAAAGTAGTTGTTGTTGCTACACCACCTGTAGTTACTGTTACATCTACACCACCACCATTTTTCTCAGCTACAAAAGGCTTGATTAATGGATCTGAAAGAACCATATCCGCCATTGTTGCAGCTACTAAAGCTGGGTCAATAAACTCTTGCCCTTCAACACAGCATACATTAGCTGAATCTCCAATAGCATAAGCATTGTGGTTTAAGAATCTTAGTGCAGGTGAACCCTTTACATCCATTCTCATAAATTGTGTTTTACCACATGGTGCACAATCAGAAGCTAAAGATAAGCTTGCTGTAGCTTGTACAGCTGACTGACATGTTGCATCCCATAATCTTGTAATATATCTTGGGTTGATCCCTTTAGATTTTACAGATTCTTTGTACCCTCCGTGACCTGGATTGTTTCCAATAGTATCTTTAGCGTAGAATGAACCTTGAACTACGTAGCCAAGTGCTCCCTTTGCAGGTGCTCCTGGTAATGCTACTGATGCCCAAGTTGCATCACTTACTAAAGCTACTTGACCAGCAGTAAGAGCACTTGTTGCAGTACCCGCTGTATCTAGCGTGCTATCTGCAATAAACGTCTTGTTAAACGCATGATTAAAATAAGCCATAATTATTAATTTTGTGTGAGGACCATTACCCTCACTGGTTATAAATAAATGATTTTAACAGTTTACTCTGTCCGTAACTTCCTTGTTACTATAATAATATACACATTTTTTGTTTAAAATCATATATTAATTATTTCTTTCTGCAGTTTGTGTACCACGTTGTGCTTGATACAGATTCTCTATGTCACCTGCAATAATAGAAGCAGTGTCATCTAACATTACTTCAACCAAGTCATCTTTAAATTCACAATCTACATTTACTAAACTTGTATTTCCTGTATATGGATCAACACATCCTTCAACTTGAATTAAGGTTGGTTTTTGATAATAAGTTAAAACAGGATTAACAATATTAAAGTTAGCATTTCTATATATTCTTATTGTATTACCAAGCATTGTACAAAATGTTTCACCCCATTCAAAATCAGGATTCTTTAAAGGATCTCTTAATAATAATGATACATTTGCTTCTTCAGCTAAATATACTGTCATTGATCTTGGAGTACAACAATCATCTTTTGCTTGTGTAGTAACACGTTTAAATTCTAAATATGTATCAACTGGAAAATTGTCTGTTTCAAAATAATTTTCTGTCTCAGTGCCAGTAAGAGATAATTCTCTAAGTAATGGTTGTAAATCATCTATTCTTTTTTTAGATAATTCATCTCCTTCCTTATACATATTACCTCCGTGTAAATTTCTTCTACACCACTCTATCTGTGCTTTATTAAAAGCCTCAACAAATTGCCAACATTCAATATTATCATAATCTTGACTATCAAGTTTATTTAGCCTTTGTTTAAGCTTTAAGTAAGAGTGTACTATTTTCCATTATTAATTATATTTATGAATTCCAATATGGTTCAACTTTATCCATCAAAGAAAGAAGCTGTTCTTCATTATCAGGTTTTTGTAAAAACTCTAATACTTCAGAAGGTCTTTTACCCATTCTTACACCACTGTCAATTGGTTCAATCCAACCACCAGCTTTTGTTGTAATAAATCTATAATAAAGACCATCTTTAATTAATGCTCTAATTTTTAATTCTTCCATTCCTAATTTTGAAACTTCTAAGAATTGAGAGGCTGCTCTTTTTTTGTTTGATTCAGCACCATGACCGTTAATATATGTATCCATATTTTCATACATAATATCATTAGGGGTATTCTTTGTATACTGTACACTATCTACATCAGCTACTTTAGCTACATACATTAATTTTGTAGGGTTGCTATCATATAACTCTTGTAATGCTGACAATGCTTTATTTTTTAATCTTAGTTAATTCAGTTCTTGTTGTAAGTGTTTCCTCAACAGTATCTAAATAAAACTTAGGATTATTTTGTGCTTTTTTAGCTTCTTTTAATGAACCTGCAACTATAGAAAATCCTCCTGCTTTTATAGCATATAGTTTTATTCTATCATATGGATCTACATCAGCATCTAAAAATACTGGATCATTACCACATCTTAATTGTATCTTATCCCAAAATTTAGAATTATCAGGTTTCATTACAGTTAGTTTATTCCAAAATTCTTTATCATCTGGATCAACTAAATTAGCTGCTAATTCTGCTTCTAGTTCAGAAACAACTTTTCTGATTTCAGCAATTTTCTTTTTCTTTTCTTTAGGAGGTAAGCATTTTTACTTCAGGTGCAAACTCATTTAATCCAGTAATATATCTTTTAACACCATTCATTTCTAAACATGCTAAAGACTCTTGATGAAATACTCCATCATGTAATGATAATCCATATTGTTCTAACCCCATATTTTCTTTATTTGGATTAAAATAAGGTCTTATAGCAATAGTGCTACTTTTTTTTGCTTGTTGATACTTTTCAACAATTGTGTAATCTTCCATTTTTTGGTTTTTTTTAAAAATTAATAATTATTACTCTAGTCAAATAATGCACCGTAGTGTACAATCTATTATTACTAATATTTCTAAAGCAAGGTTTTACCCTTGCTAAAGTTTTTGACTATGTATTAAACTACTATCTTCAAATCTCCTGCATTGAATGATATATATCACCTTTAGCTAAACCAGCTGCTTTTGCTGCAGCATTATCAGCATAGATCTCTGACTAACATATCAATCCAAATGCTTTTGAAGCAACAGTATTTTATCTACACTTGAGTTTGAAAACTCATATGTTCTTGTTTGCTAATTTTAATGTCTAGTGCCATGATTATCTATTTATAGTTAAAAATAAAAAGGGAGGAGGCATAAACCACCTCCCCTTTAATTATAGTTCTTAGAATGATCCTCCTGTAACAGGGTTTCTCATTACAATTTTTAGAACTTTGGTTGGATCTTTAACCCATATAGCTGGCATGGTCTGAGTCATATAAACTCTGTATCCATTAAACTGACCAGTAGAAGCAAACCCTTGAGTTCTTCCCATGTAGTCCATAGTACCATTTTGGTAGAACCACTTAAGTTGATTATCCCAAGAAAGTTTCAACAAGTGAATGTTGTCATTTCCTTCATCAGTTACATCAAAGATAATAAAGCTAAATGAACTTAGAGGTCTACCATCAATTAATGGATTCTCAATGTCATTAGTATTTAAGTTATCAAATGCTGGATTCAATACAAACTTAACGTTAGCTAAGAAAGGAATAGTAAAGCTTGTGTAAGCAAAACCATAATCTAAATCCATACCAGAACCTTTAACAGCTCCTATATCAGATGCATTTTGAACTAAACCAGAACCATACACTTCATCAGCAATTGCTTTGTTGATTAGTTGCATACCACCAATACCTGTTTGTACAACAAGTGATCTTTGTGGGTCTGGCCCTTTAAATTCAACTTTACCTTGATAGAAGTTGTAAAGCTCAGACTTAAACATGTCAAGAGTAAATGAAGACTTGTTATATACTCTTTTGAAAGAGTTATCTAACTGTGCCCATAAACCTACAGATAATCTAATATCATCTGGTCCGTCTTGTTTAATTCTACCACCTTTACCCCACATTAGGTAAGTTTCAATATCCGTTGCAATTTTAGATAAGTGAGCTGCTTCCATATTTGTAATGAAAGTTCTTGTAAGAGTTCCATTTTCAAATGCTTCTCTTGCACCTGCTTTACCCATGTTGCTACTAAGTCCTTCAATACTAGGTACTGATGGATTGTTTGGATCTGTGTCAAAGTTTCTCCAGATTTCAGTTACAGGTACAGTACCATCAGCGTTTAATCCACCTTTGATCATTAAATCTGCTCTTGAAGAAATTGAATAGTGTACGTGTGCTTCTGCTCCTCCTACAAAGTTGTAGAATTCACGGAAACCAGAACCTGTTTCAATGTCAGAGAATCTTTCTCCGTACTCACCTCTTGCAGAACCTTTTCTGAAGAATTTAGTACCTTTAGCTAAATACTTGTTATCCAAGATAGCCGCATTGTTGTTGTTAACTAATTGAACAGTGTAAACAAAACCGTCACCTGCTGGGATAATATCATCTGCTGTGATGTAAAGTTCAAGTCCATTATACTTATCATAAGTAATAATGTCACCATGTCCAAAAGTTCTTTTGTTAATTTTGATCTTAAACGTTGTACCATCTACACCTTTACTTGCATTAGCTGGTTCAATATCCGCTACTATGTAAGGAAGATCTTGTGCAATAGGAGTTTGCCACTTGTACTCACCTCTAGCGTTATCCACCATGATTGTATTCTTTCCACCAAAAGAAGCCATTTGATATAAAGGCATTTCTACCTTTTGGGTCATAGCCCATAAATCAATTGGTCCCATATCCATAGGCTCAGGATTACCAAGCATTTGGGTAAGGTGATAAGAATCAACATGTGAACTTGCTTTGTAGCTTGTATCACGTAGGAAAATCCCATTATTTAAAACTGGAGTTGCCATAATTTTTGATTGTTTTTTTGTTAATAATTAATTTTACTCTGTTTATATTTAATTTACTTCTAATTAAATTCGTTTAAATATGTTGGTTAGGTCTTTGAATCTTTCTTTTTGAGCTTTTCTTTGAACTTTCTTTTCTGCTTGATTAACACCTAATGATGCTCCACCTGCATTTGACTGTTCACTCTTAAGTTTTCTAACCGTTTTTCTCAACACTCTTTTGTGCACCCTTATCCATTATTTTTGCTTTATATCCTGACTGGATCTTGTAATAACCACAAGCTTCAGAAATTAATGCATAATTAGGTTCCACAAATTGATATTTTTCTAGTAGGTGTCCTAATAAATTAGTATTACGTTCCACTTACTGATGGATAATTAGGTTGAACTAAACCATTATATAACATGGCTTGAGTTTTTCTATCTACTTTAATATCTCCTAATTTACCTTCTTTTAATGTTTCATATACATTTTTCATGTACGCTTGAGATGCATTTTCTTGTTGTTTCTTTTTAAGCTCTTGCTCTTCTAATTTTTGTGCAACAACTTTTTCTTGCATCTTATCTAACTTTGGTTTGAACTTACTTGCTTGTGTTTCAAGCTTACCTAAGTCTTTCCAAATTTCTATTTCTTCTTGAATATCTTCAGCAGTACCATAACCTGTTGCACTTAAATATTCTGTTATAATTTTTTCTTGATCCAGTGACTTTTTTAATATCAACTGGTTTATAGTTTCCTCTACTTGTGATAGTTGTGAAAATAAGCCTTTAAATCTTTACCACCATCTGCAACATATCTTGCTGCTATTTGTAATTCTTGTGGTAAGCTATGAAAAAATTGCTTAGGTGTTTCACGTCTTACTTGATTAGCTTTTTCTTCTAAATTAGCTTCAATAAGCTCCTCCCAATCTTTTGCAGTATACTCATCTAAAGTTCTTTATCATCATCAAAAGGAACTATTTTATCATCTTTAATTAGTTTTGACCAAATACATCAGATATACCGTTAATAGATCTTTCTGCCTCTTTTTTCTTTTTTGTTTCTACTACTTCTTCAGTTTCTTCTTGTCTAAGTTCACCAAAGATTTCTTCAACACTTTCTTTTAGAAGTTTCTTTATTTTCTTAACTACCTCTTCAGTTTCAGTAGTTTCTTTTACCTCTTCTGTAGCATTTTCTTCTTTTTCTTCTGATTTTGCTAAATCATCTGTTGCATCATCTTTATCAGGATCAGCAAAAGACATATCAGCTTTTTCAGTTAAGCCCTGAGAAGATATTTTTAGGTTGAGATTTAGTATCTTGAATCATATCAGCACCACTTGGAGCAGCGTTGAATATCTCATCTAAATTAACTTCTACATTTTGTGCTACGTTACTTTTCACAGGTTGTGTTTCTGTTGTTGTACTCATAATATTTGTTGGTTTTAATATTAATAACTTCTTACATATATAATATAAGAAATGTTTCTTATATAATTGTCAAGTTAAACTTAAAATATTTTTAAAAAAGTGAAAGTTTTTTGCAGTATATAGCTAACGCTACTTTTTATCTTTCTTTTTTTGACATCATACTTATTTTTGTTCTCTCTTGCTATTTGTAGTTTAGTATCAGCTATTTGTTTTGAAGCAGCAATTTTTTCTCTTTCAACAGCTAATCTATTATTTTCCATGAGCATGATTTAGACAGCACTTTCTTCACGTTTAAATTCATTTGTTCTCTATACTGTGTAGTTTCTCTAATATCTTTCATAGCATCTTGATAATCAGATTGTTGATTTTGATTTAATATCAACCATTGATCCATATCCTGCTGATCTTATTTCAGCTAATAGTAACATCATTCTGTCTGTCTTTATCATTTTCAGACATTTCAACTTGAAGTTTTTGTTGTTCTTCTTGTTGCTTTAGCTTTTAAGTTGTTGCTCTTGCATTTGACGTTGCTGTTGCATTTCTTCTTGTCTTTGCTTCTGAATTCTAGTTTCAGAATCTTTAAGTATATCTGATACTTCTGCAATTGAGTCTGCTTTAACAATATTACCTAAGTTCATATATACTTGCTCCTGTAGTATTATTAGTTAAGAGCCATTTGCTTTAAGTTTTCTAATATAGCTCTATGATTAGTTTTAGTTGTTGCAAATACGTTAAAGTCTCTAAGTAATAAATCTGTACCATTTATTTGGAAATTAACTTTCTCTGCTTCTGTAGATATATATTGTAGTCTAATACTTGGATTAGTACTATAATAATATTGTGCTAAGTCAGTTCTCATTTGATGTATACGTGGCATCAAATGATCAGAGTGTTGTACAAAATACATCTCTGTTTGTGCATATGATTGTTGCATAGCTTGTACAACCCCTGTAGCGGTTTGAGCTGATACAGCTCCTCCTAGACGTTGTGGGTTAATACCTATTGCATCAAAACATTGTTGTTTAAAATAATTTGCAAGTTGAATTCTAGACATCAATCTATTAGTCTGCTCCATGTTTAGAGTTTGATAATGATTAAAGTTAGTTGCATTCTCAGTATTTGTAATAGATGTATCAAGAGGTAGCATTTGAAAATCTTTCATTGCTACGTATGCTTTTGCATAATTGTTCTTACCCCAGTCTTCTCCCATTGAGTGACGTGGCAAAGCATTTTGATCAAACATTATTACTGTTCCTAATTCATCTATTAGAATGTCAGCAATCTGGTTATTAACCATATTGTATCCAACTTGATATGCTTTCATTAAATCAACTAATGATGTAGATCTAGTATTTCTATCTGAAAATACTCTACCTTCTACAGGTAATTTACACCCATATAAGTGATGTATCTCCTTTAAATTGAAATGGTAATCTACCAGGTTTAGTTCTATTAATTCCTAAATAAATAGGATTAACATTATCACCCATTGTAGATTGCCACATAGCTGGTAAGTTTGGTCCAATTTTTACACCACCCCATACTTCATTTATCCAAATCCAATCAATATGTTCACCTTCTAATAAATTATCTTTTGTCTTTTGTTTAAATATAGAAGTATCATATATGGCCTTTTTAGTAATCTTAAAAGTCTCATCTATGATCTCTTGTGTTACTTCACCATCATCTTCTATTTTAGTTAAATGACCTACTCTACGTTGTGTTTTCCAATATATTGTTGCAACTCTCATTAAGTTACCTTCACCCCACATAGATACATCTTCATTCTCATCTAGTATTTCACTAAGTATATCTCCACCTCTTGCAGGGATCATTCCAATAATTACTAGTGTATTGTCTATAAGCTAACCTGGCGCATTAGTATTCCATTCATGTGATCTTGTTGCATCATAATATGCACCATCATTTTGATAGCCATTAACTTGATATTGTGCAGATTTAGCTGGATATATCTTTTGTAAAGATTTTAATTGTTTTTCATCCATTAAATAACCATATCTATCAACTACATCTGATACAGTCATTAAATCTACTTTACCAGCATAATTTGAATCTGCAATATATCTTTGATCTGGAGATTTTTGATAGAAAGTTAATACAGGATTCCATAGCTCTACATCATAGTCATCTTCTAACATTCTAAAATGCCAGAATTCTCTATCTGCAATAAGCATATCACGGAAACCTCTTTCTTCAAGTTCTTGCATTTTGAATCTTTCTTCATCTACTGCAAGTTGATGTGATGCCCACTCTTCTACCATACTTCTGTAAGACTTACTAAAAAAGTCTTCTATTTCTGGTAATGTTTTTAAACCTTCTGGAGATAGTTGCTTTTGTGCTTCTTCTGAACAGGGTCCATACCCATCTCAACCATCTTACCAACTAAGTTTGCTTCTGCTTCTGCTAATAAAGCTTCTTCTATTTGAACCTTTTTTGCGTCAAGCATTTCATTATAAGATGCATCATCAACAGCTCTAAACTGTACTTTAGAATATCTTTTAGCAAACTCCCCTGTAAGAACATTTATTACATTAGGTACAATAGGATAAAATTTTAATTCTAATGCTGAGTCATTCTCAGCAGTTAAAGTATCCATAAGATCTTTATATTCATTATCTGGCTCAACAATATAATCTGTTTTATCAATTATACCTTTAGCTAACTTATAATTTTTAAGAAGTCTTCTAGAATTTTGACGTAGAAATTCAATACCTTGAAGTTCTAACCAATCTAAATTCCATGCTGCCCAATCATCATCTTTTTGCTTATAAGGTAAAAACTGAACCGGTTGTGTTAAGCTAGAAAATGTAGGCCCGCTTTCAGCTTTTGCCCCATTCTTCATTTGCATTGCATTTAATACTCTCATACCTGTTTAGTCTATTTTATATTCTTGAATCCGGATCTTCTTATTTTAGAACCACCAAATGTCTTGTTACGCCCAATATTTCTAAAAGGACCATTATACTTTAATTTACTCATTTTTTCTGAATTATCCAAAGAATTACCTTCAGATTCACGTCTCTTAGTATAACCTCTATTTGACTGTTGAATTTTAACAAATGCAATTAATGCACCAAATGTTACAAGTCTATCTACGTTTAATCCAGGATAATATGCAAGCATTTCTTTTAATAAGCATTGGATCAGGTATTCTTTCTATACCTAATGTTTGATTCATGACATTACCATTTTCATCTAATTCTTCATCTATTACTTCTCTTAAAAATTCAATAGCATATGATATTAAATGACTTTTAAATAATGTACCTGTATTTTTCCAACCATATTCTTGATATACAGTTCTATTAGATCCTAAGTCTTTTAAGAAAAGTATTTGCTGCTTAGGTACAAGATATCTTTGTTTTTTTCTAGCAATCATGTGTTGAATAAATAATGATATATTATTTTCAACAATAGTCCATGCATTATACCACTCAATGATCATTTCTAATCTTTCGTGTGTTTTATTTATATCATCAAAACGCCCACACCATGCAGCAACAATTTTATCTTTTTCAATAAATTGTTCTACTTCACCTGACGCAGTTGTTCTTATAACTTCTACTAGCATTTTTGTATATGTATATACTACATAATGAATCAGATGTTGTTGTTTTTCCTTCTGACACAGGGTCAATTGATCCATAATACTGGCCAAACTCAGGACTTTTTACTGGTCTTTCCCAAACAACTATTGATCCTGTTTTATCAATTTCTTTTTTATTTACAGGAAAAGAACTTATAGGTAGCTTTCTAGTACGCTTTGCTACTATACCTGTTTTATCTCTATCTAATTCAATTAACTCATAGGGGTATTCTTTCTCTTCTATACTTTTTAATTGCTTACTTAAGATACCTTGTGGAAAGATAGACTCTTTTCTATATGCAAATGCTTCAGCTATATTAAGTGGTTTTTGAGATATTCTTAATTGATACTGTTCTCCACTTAATTCATTCTTCCATCTGCTTCTTTCAATTATTATAGCCTCTATTGCTTCTTGAACTTGTGAGTTACCGTAATCATCAATATAAGGCGGCATAGACCATTGTTCTGGGATAAATAATCCTGCCATACCAATTGCTCCCTCAGCATCCATTAGATTTGTTTCTACAGCATATATATCATTAGCACTTGGATTAAGTATCATTTCTTTTAATGGACCACATTGTTCTAAATCACCCACTGATCCAGCAGCTATAAACATACCTGTAGTCATCATACCGGATGACATTGCAGGACGCAAATACTCATATGTCTGCATCATGTTTTTAGCAATTCCTGCCTCCTCATGAAAGAAATATGTACATGGACCCCCTACCCCTGTAGTAGCATTCTTTTCAAATGAAGCACCTTGTATCTTTGATTTGAGACCTCTTGATGTTTTTCTATTGTTTACTTTGACCTCAATTTGCTGTTGCCATAGTAAAACCTTTTCAGGATTACTTGGTCTATACCATGCGGTATGTTCATTAAGAAATGTTTTATATTCTTCTAAAAACTTCCATGAACCTTTATCATTAATATAATCTTTTAATGATGCTCCTACTTTACAAATTGAACCTTCTTCAAACCAATATTGATTTATAATCTTACCCATATGAAAATATGAGGATGCTATCTGACGTTTTTTAAGTATTGCAGAATGCTGATTATTTAACTCAGCTAATAGCTCATATAAAGCCATGTGATACTGTGCATCTCTTACCTTAGCAAAACCATAATGCTTTTCTTCTTTATCAAATATTGGTAAGAAGTTTAACCACATGTAATAATCTCTAGTTAAATACCATTCATTATCACCATCTTTATATATAACTCCTACTCTACATTTATTTTTTTGATCTTCCCAATAAGCAGTAAAATCTTTTGATCTAAATGGCTTATTACAATAAAACCCTTGCTCATTAAATACCCTTGCCTCTTTATTAAATTCAAAAGCTATTTTAGTAAAATTATATTTACCAGGTTCTTTAAAAATACTATATAGATATTCTGCAAAGTCTTCATCACTTTTAAATGATGTTACATCCCACTTTCCATTTTCATATGTAGGTATGATTCTACTCATATCTTATGATAGCATATACATCACCTACTTGTAATAACAAATGATCTTCTCCTTGGTGTTTCATTGGTGTAGGCATTGCATGTTCTGCATATTGAACAACATCACCTATTTGTATTTCAGTAACCTCATCACCTCTACCTACCACTTTACCTTGAAATGTTTGCTTAAGTGCTATCTCAGGTAGATATAACCCTGACTTAGTTTTTGTTTCTGGTTTTATCTCTTTTATTAAGAGTTTCATCCCTACTGGTACTACTACTTGATTTTTCATTTTTTTTATTTGTTGATTTATAATTAAATTCCGGTTCATCCCAATAGCAAAATAACCATTGTGTTTTGTTTTTACTCATCTACATTTGATCATAAGCAAGTCCTGCACCTCCACGTACTGAGCTTTCTTGTTCTTGTCTCATATCTGTAAATGCACCTTTATATGACTGTCTTATATTTTCAAACTTAGCAGCTGCATTTACCATAGCATTGATATTTCCGTCTCTACCGTGTTCTATTGCCGTAACTTCCATATACTTAGCCAATCTATCTAACATAGATTTTATACCTACATATGCTCTATATGTTGGAGTTTCATATAATTTCTTACACATATCTAAAGCATATCTTATTTTACTGTCTTCAGGAGATTCTTCAAGTTGTATTTCTTCTATAATTATATCCTCTTTTTCATGTTCAGGTAAATTAAAAAAAGGATTTAGATCAGGATTAGGACATGACATATAAAATAAATATTGGTATACTGCCATATGTGTATCAGGATATTCTTCCATTATACCTTTTAAAAATGGTAATGCATAACAGTGTTCTGTTAATACAACTTTACTATTTTGAATATCAAATAATCTTATCACCATTATTTATTTATTTTTTGAAATGTTAATACATCTTTTTTTAATTCTTCATATCCAATAACTAAAATGATTGGTTTAGTTTGACCAAATAGCAATACTTCTGCATGTGTATTCTGAAACTTATCTGTAGCTACATGAAAGTATTCTTTAAACCACACTACTTTACCTAGATCAATACATATTTTTGTTTGCTCAAATCTAAAATCAGTAGGTACTTTAGATTTTCTTGATTGTATTTCTACTGCTGCTGTATATTCTTTCATAGTTTGTTGTCTTTTAACCACATTATAATAGAATTAACTTCATCCTTTAGATATGGTAGTTCATAGATTTTAATATTTTCTAAAACTGGCTCTCCATTTACATGTTCATTAATAGGATAACCATTAGCATCTTCACCAACTTGTTTAAACTTTACATGTTGTATAGTTAGTTTGCCTATTTTTAATTTAGGGTTGTGCTTTTTAATAATATACGCATAAATACTGAGCTGTAAGTTATAATGATTTAAATTACAATCATCTAAATGATTAACAGGCTTATACATTTTATTAGTTATTCCTTCCCAATTAGTAAATCCTTTTTCTTTTATTTCTTTATTTGTCTTGTAATCATTGATATTTATGTAACCATTAACTACTTCAACTACATCTGCTTGACCACATAAACCAACTGATTTTAAATATACTAAATGTTCAGGATAAACTCCTTCATCAAGTTTTTGCTTTGGTGCAATTTTAATTCCTTGTTCATCAATAATAGGTTTAATGATAGGAACTTCCACACCATGTCTACCAATTGTTTTAAGATCTAGCATATCCGCTTCTCTTTGGTTATGATAAAAGTTACCAAGTTTAATTGCTCTTTCAGTTTCACCATCCCATGCAGCAATAATCTCTTTTGGTGTCATACCATACCACTTAGATCTTTTATTCTTAGATGATTTTTTGGCTTGACCATCTCTATCAAACTTAGGTTTAAACTTAGCAATGAATGATGTTACACTTAGCCAGTTTATTTTTTCTTCGTTAGTGCTTTCATACACATGACCTTCTTCTATAAATTTTAGTCCCATATCTATGATATTGTAGTATACCAGTATGAGTTAGTATTCTTTATCTCTAAAGAAGTTACAGTATCATTGTATACATAGTTAATTATTAATTTCATTATCTTCTATTTGTTTTGTTATTAATTCTTCTTGTTCTTCTGATGTATATGAATCCCAATATCCTTTTGGACACTCAGAAGATAAAGATCTTACTTTAAAAGCTAAACTGCAACCACAACTTGCACAACAAGGCTGAGTACCAGGAGCCATACACTTATCACCTCCTGCATCAAATAAAGAACATTTGATACAAACCTGAAATCTATCAGTTGCTACTGCTTCAATGTGTTCTTTTTTAAAAATGCTATTCTTAATTCCTTCTGCAATTTTATCTGCATTTTTAAATACATCAAGATATTTACTCCACTTCCCTTTCATTTCTAAATTCTTTTTTCTTTAGTATGTCTTTTTCTAATTGATCCATAGCGGCATTCATTTGCTTTATGTTATTGTGAATTTCTTCACTTTGTGCAAAACCGTTATATGTTCTTTTAGTTATATTACCCAATAAACTTTTGTTTTTTAAAATAGCCTTTTCAAGTTTATTTTTTCTTAGGTAAAATGTACCTAATCCATCTATATTTATTCTAGGATAAGCTAAGGTTGAAAGTTTCTTTCTAACTTTTGCATAATAAAATGATATAAAATCATCTACAACTGATGGATGAACTCCAACCTCATCTGCAATACCCTTTCTCAAGTCTTTATGATTCTTCGGATTCACGGCCTAATATTTTATAGTCTAATAAAACTAGACCATTGGATTGAACATTAATATTAGGATTTAATTTAATTGTTTTTTTATTGTGTCCCGTTTTAATCAATAAACCCTTTTTTTCTGCCTTAGTAATAGCATTTCTAGCAGATTGTGCACTTTTAAATATGTTAGTTTCAACAGTATTAGTGCAAAATTTAGTTAATTCAACGCCTTTTTGTTTTGCTAATTCACTTAAAAAATCTAAGTCAGAATTACTTATACGTATATCATTAAAGAAACAATATGTGACTATCTGATACTTTATTGATACATTGATATCTACTTGGTGCTTAAGATCTACTTTATTTACTAGTGCCATTTTATAAACTCATTATCATATCAACAAAATCAGGATGAGGATAACAATCCATCTTTCCTTTTCTAACATTGGTATGTGTTAACAATCCTTTGACTTTACCGTAATATGCATCTTCTTGAAAATCAAATCCTTTTGTTGGACCAAACTTTTTTATGTATTGCTTTAATCCAAGTCTTATGTCTATCTCATCTCTTTCAGCAACATACTTAATCCACTTTTCAGTTTCTTTAATCTGTTCATCTGAGTAGTTATGCCAATGTAATTTACCTTTAAAATGCTCAGGTAACTCACATACTTGTTCTTTAATACATTTAGAACCTACATAAGTAGTAAGATCTTTACTATCTAAGTAGCCCATATTACATATTTCTAATCCTACAGAATGACGGTTCATATAACCAGATCCTGTTCTACCTAAATGCCAACCCTGACATCCTTCTGGAAATGCCTGAACCATAACACCATTAAATTCATCATCACCATTTCTATGATTAATACCACCTAAAACAAATTCAGTAGCAATTCTACCTCTTGAATCTCTTCCCCAGTGATCAATACATCTGTATGGGTTTGGGTTTCCTGCTGTATGATGTAAAAATATATAGTGATTTTTTATTGGGCCTTTAATATATTCTCCTTTAGGTAAATAATGTCTGTGGATTACTTGATCAAATCTTGTAGTAAAATACTGTGATGTTGAATCAGTATCCTCATCTATTGCCTCATCTATAGTATACTCCATGTTAAGTACTAATACCCACATGTCTGCATCAACTACTCCAGTCACCATTAGACCTTTGTCTAATTGAAATCTTTCTACAGCTTTTTCTGTTAAGGGTCCAAAGACCCCATCTGCGGTAAGTCCTAATGCTGTCTGTAGAGTTTTTACATCAGAACCTCTGCTACCTTTCTTAAGCTGTTTCACCTTGCATTGCTTTTACCATTGCTTCTTGAAATGCTTTACCTTCTTCTGTATTAGGATCTGGAGCACCTTCACCTTTTTGAGCAGCATACTGTTGAGCCATAAACATTTGAGCTTGCATACGCTCTGCTCTAGCTTTTTCAATAGCAGCTAAAAGTGTTTCATAATCTGCTTGAACTTCTAAATGAGGAATGTTGTCTTTGTAGAATTGAGTTATCTCTTCTCTACGTGCTGCCATTTCTTCTTTTGACATTTCTGGATTAGTATCCTGAAGATTTGGGTTGGTTTTTGAATTTGACATGTTACTGTTTTTAAAGTTAATAAAAACAAAAGTAACAAAAATAGTTTAAATAAAAAAAGTTTAGATAGTTATTTTAGAAACCGTATTACGTCTAAGTACGTCAATTAACATTTTGGCTTCCGAATATTGCCATATTTTGATTGTCATTGCAGGATCTTGAATATACCATCCTCCATCTTCTTCAGCTTCATCATTACCTCCAGTATGAAACAGCATGTCTCCAAATTCAATGCTAAAATAATAATATCCTTCTGGCCAATCATCATCTTCATGATGACCCATTTTAGTAAATCCTAGTTCTTTCAAATTTGCTGCTGTCATATCCTACCATTTAACTTTGTCTGCCCAGTAAGCAGCAGACATTTTGCCTTTCTTTATGTTTTTGCCATGCCTAGCCTTAAAACTTTTACGTTTAGCTTTCATTTTAGCTGACTCACCTGCTTTTGGTTTACCGGCAGTCTTTGCACCCTTTTGTCCAAAACGTATAGTCTTAATCTTGTCTCCTTCTTTGGCTACAACAATATGAGATTTCTTTGGGTGTCCTGGTGTACGTTTAGGCTTGTTATATCCTGATACACCAGCTTTAGCTAATCTACTATCTTTTTTCTTAACTGCCATTATCTTTTCTTTCCTTTATGCAAACCATGTTTTGCGTGTTGTTTACCTTTCTTGGTAGCAGCACGTTTCTTTGCATTAGCTGCAGCCAATTTCTTTTTACCTTTCTTAGTACTCTTAAGTTTAGATATAGTTCTAGAAGGTGCATATACCTCTCCGGTTTCGGAAGATTTCTTTCCGCTTGCCGTTCTCCATTTCTGCTTAGTCCATCTAGTTAGACTTTTTTGTTGTTTAGTCTTTGCCATTACTTACATCTTGATTCTTGTAGCCTAATAATTTCTTTTTCTAATTCTACAATCTTATCTTCCGATTCATTGATCATTTTTATTTTTTTTTCTAGCCTAGATTCTAGTACAATCATATCATCTGATAATTGTGCTATTTGGCTATATGCTATACCCATTGTGAATATAATACCTATGATCCAGATTATATTACCAATATTTAGCGTTAGGTCTTTCATCATTTCTTGGATTTGTATCCACCTCCGTTAGCTTTGTAACGTTTAGCAAGCATTTGAGCTTTACGTGCAGACCATTGACCCGGTGCACCACCTTTACTACCAGCCTTGATAGAATTAAATAATCTTTTACGCATTCCCGGTTTAGTGTAGTTACCACTACTATTTACGGTACTTTTCTTTTTAGTTGTTTTTCTTTTTAATGCCATAACTTTATGCTTTGTATGTTTCTGGATACGCCTTAAACATTATATCTCTTAATTTTGCACACTTTTCATAGTCTTCTTCTTCTACGAAGTACGCTATTATATTTTCTAATTCTTCAAGTTTTGGTCCGTTATCTGGATCATAAGCCATCACTAATTCTTTTCCTTCACTGAATTGACTTGATATAAGTTCGTCAAAAGTTATTTCTCCGGCCAGCAACATCCAAGCATTATTGTATGCAGTATCTAATATAATAGCATCCATTTGCATTTGTTGTATATCTGACAGTCCACCCCCTTCTGTCTTATCATTATCATCCCAGTCTGCCATATCATTTTATTTAGTGAGTAACTCTTCTATAAGAACAATATACTAAATTTAAAAATCCTATGAAAATTTTTCTAGCACAACATGCCCCCGCCTACTGTAAAATTGTCCCTACGCCCCACCAAAAAATTGTGTGTTTGGCACTTTCAAGAGGTATTACTGTACTGCTCCCCAACTAAGTTTTGCACCGGTGGTACCCCCTATCAACATTGGCTACTGCTGTGCAACTTGTGTAGAGATACAAAACAAGTGTACTAAAAAATAAAATGTACACATCTGTATCTCTCACAACGGAGTAGTGTAGTGCTACTGTGTCAACGTAAGTATCTACTGAATATCAGTACATCATTGATTTGTTTGTATTCATCAGTAACTATAGTACGTACACACACTCACTACATAAAGGCATTTTCCAATGCCTCTGCTCCCAAACTATATAACGCATAGGTAATTATGCTTAATAAACTTTCAGTAAATGTATTACCACATTTATAATCAAAAATTAAATATTAAACATTATGAATTTAGTAACAGTAAGAAAATCAGAAGACGGATTAACAGTAAGAACATCTAAAAACCCATTATACGGCTTTGTAGTAATGGAACAAAAAGGTGCATTTGCTGTATCAGCAACAGGCTGGGTGGATATAAAGACACCAACGTGTCTAATCCAAGGTACTATGGAAAACCTTAAAGCAATGGAAGAAACATTGAATAAAGGTTTAGTAGGTAAGATTGTGCATAAGGAAAGCTTAGAGCCTTTCAATCTAAAAAATCCTATGAATGATATTAAGTATGCAGGTAAAACAAAGATAGCTTGCTCTGTAAAAGGAAAGCCTATCTATAGAGTATCTACATTTAGTGCTGATATTAATGCTGTAGATGAATTGATTGCTCATGATAATGGTAAACAAATATCTGAAGCTAACTTAAAAGGTCAGGCTGTAGAGAGTTTAAGTGCTCTTAAAGCAGAACCTGTAACTGCGTAACTGTAACATTAGGCTGTAGGCGTGCATTTCCATGCACGTCTGCTCCCTAACTACAGCATGTTAGAACAAAATAGTTAACATTAACTAACAAAACTAAAAATGTTAGACTATAGTTACAAAACAGTTAGATAAACTTATTTATTGTGGTAATTTTATTTTATTTGTGTGTGTCACTCTGAATGTGAGGTCTTATACCCACTAAATACCACCTTTTACCACTCTTGTAACTATGAGTGTTACTAATAATATAAATATAGCTAACGTTACTACAAGCGTAACAATTACACTCAACAATACAACAAGGGTAGTCTTTGTCTCTTCCTCTATAGGATAAGAGCCATATTACCCGCAATATCAATAATCCTTAAATACTAAATCATTATGCAAATCAAATCAAAAACTAAATTACCAGAAACTGTAATAACTATCAGGTTAACCTCAGCAAAAGAAATGTATGACTTCAGTGAACTTACACATAGCCATACAGAGTATGATACTGATTGGGATGAACTACTGTATACATTGAGTGAGTACAAAGGTATTGATTCACATATATATCTTCAGTATCCATCAGATATGCAACTCAAGAATGGGGATGTAGTTTGCACTATAACTTTGTATTGTAAAGATTATGAGAAACTAGATTATCTTGAGGCAGAGATAACCAAAAGAATATCAACTGTATTAACAGTTACTTGGCCTTGGGAAAGGGATAACTAAATCATTCACTAAAACTAAATCGTAATGGAAATAGCAAACATAGAAAGAAACTACAACAAGCATGAAGATAAATATGAAATCGTTATGTGGGTAAAAGATACCGTAAATCATTCTAGAACACCAATAGTAGTAAAAGATACTACAAACAATAGCCTTAACTATGCTTATGCAAGTAAGCTATTTAAATCTTGGAATAAATAATGTTCTTTGAAGATGCACAAGATGCTTGGGATTTATATAGTATAAGTCCTGAGCTAACATGTACCTGTGATGAAGTACATACATGTCAACAATGCTATGAAGAATGGCAAGAAGAAAAGAAACTTAGACTTCAAAGACTTGAAGATGCTCTGAAAGAGAGTAAAGAATAATAACTAATAATCCTACCGTATGGATGGAGGTAAATAACGGAGTGAATATCTCTATTAGTTATATCTTTTTAACCCGTGGCAACGGGAGTGCTGGGTGTCACTTTGTACACCAAGAGGAATAGTTTGTCAGCTTAACCTCGTATACGTTAGGGCCAATGTGCCTGTAAGGTTTGACAACCTGAAACCGTGTATTTGACTTGTCTGTTGAATATGTAACAGTCATCGTCAACCGGGTAAACGGTCGTTAAGAGGTAATCAGGCTCTTTATTTTTAACTACACTGATTGATGACACTAGAGATCAGTATAAATGTATGTGTCAAAAACTTAGAGCAATGAGTCACGCAATACCACTGACTATTCTGTAATAGTGTCAGCCAATAATGGATAAGCACTCTAAGTTATTTTTAATCACTAATACTAAATCGTTATGAAAAAGAAATTTTGTTACCTTATGCTACTCCTATTCATAGGAGGACCAATACTTCAATCATGTGGATCATCTCGTGGTTGTAAGAAAATGAGAAAATACCGTAAGAAAAGAAGTAAAACTTCATATGCATATCAAAATGCATTAATCATTAATCAATTAAATACTAAACTATCATGAAAAATTTAATCTTATCCTTATTTATTGGGCTATCATTTGCTTCTTGTCAGAAAGAAGAACTTGAAATAGTTCAACCAATGCCACCAAGTAATACATCGTATGAAATATATGCTATGTCAAGTACTGGTGCAGGTGCATCTTTACTATGGACATACTTTATGTATGAGTCTATTGATAGTAATGGAGTAACCGCAGCTGATAAACTCGTAGCTAACTATAATGCTTGGCAACTTGTTTGTACTGAATGTGACAATGAGGATGAGTATTATATTTATTCTATGGACACAAGTCTAGTTAGTAATCCTGACGCAGTTGTAATAAGCTCGTTTAATTACGTAGACTTTGCAACAGTATATTTTAATAATGCTAACTCGCCTGTTGGTGATGGTAGATTTTATCTCTATCCTCATGACATGTTAGATAGCTACAACAATCTAGATCAAGTAACCTTATATTAATCAAATCAATAAAACTATCATGAAACAAATTTCAAAGTATCTAATCAAATTACTTTATGTAATTATCATTCCACTAGCTGTAACCTATGTATTCATAGAAATATTAGCTAGTGATGGCACAGTATCAACAGAGAGCTTAGCTCTTATCATGGCATTTTGGGTTATAACATTCTTTAATGCAGTTTTCTGGCTTATAAACATGAAAACAACTCATCTTTTACCTAAAATGAAATGTCAGTGGAGAACTGGCTTTGGTATTTATATGAGAAAGGTCAACTTCCACTGGGAGTTAGATTTACCACTATTCACTATAATCTTCCAAAGAAGAAAATAAAAGGCTCACATATGAACCACTAACAACACCAGTAATTATATCTATATATTAATACTAGTGTTGTTGGCTGTGTTCGCAATCAATAATTATTATGCAAAAACAATATAACGTTCAGCAAGAGATACTTAAAGGTATCTTACATAAATTATTTGACGGTAAAGCTGTCAATCAAGTAAAGAATCTAAGTTTAATAACAGATATTATCTTTAGAGACCTTAAAGAGTCAGCTCTAGAAGCTATTACTCATCTTATGTTAACTGAAAAAACATTTATACCAACAAAATTGGTGATTATGTCAAAGTAATACCACCTAAGTACCATGAAGGTAGTGAATTTGAGGTAGATGTACTTGAAGACATGGGTTTATTGGGTAAAGGAGATGAATACAGTCCATACTATGTCTATGGTCGTGTTAAAGGAGATACATCATGGGGATCTGATCCTTATGATCCATTTCATAGTACAATAAAAGTTGATCTTATGTATCATGATGAAAATAAAGTAATTAAACATGTAGAAGGAACATTTAGTCCTTTACATGCTCTTCATGTACAGAAAAGATTTATACCTTTTTTAAAAGACATTAATCAAACAGAATTAAAATTTCAAGAAAATGGCACAGATATCAATGGAGTTACTGCATAGTGAGCAAGCATCATGGAGGTTATTAGATAACGCACTCAAAGATGCTGATGGCAAAAATATATCTTTTGGAAGGTATATGAATGATAAGTATAGTATGAATGATGATGAACTAGCTAAAGAAGAGAGTGAATCAATGGCCATGCTTATACTTTTAAAAAGTCATGTCAAAGAAATCAGATAGATTTGGTATAGTTAAGCATGTTGTCTGTACAGATCCTAACTTGTCTATTCAAGCTAAGGGTCTGTATAGTATTTTATGCTGTTATGCCAATAAAAACAGAATTTGTTGGCCATCAATTAGTACACTTGCAGATGACTCTGGCTCAAGTCAATCATCTGTTAAAAGATGGATAAAAGAGCTAAAAACACATAAATACATAAAAAGAATAGGTAATAAGTTAACCATATTATGATGCGTTAGCTATATTTATGCTTTTTATTTTTGAATTAAGTCCAAATTCATTTTATATTTCTGACACAGGTTAAGTTATATTATTATCTTTGATAAACATTAAATAAGATAATGATAATACAACTTCCTAATGGCAGAATCATAGAATGTTCTTTAGAACAGTACCTCTCACTCTCAGATGAGGAGTACAATGATCTTAATGGCCTTAGTTCAGCATACACAAAGGAAGTGGTTGATCCATGGTATAATAAGTTTGCAAAAGCAACTGGTAAAGCTGTCTCAGATGAAGCAATAGAGAATATTGAAGAGTATGAGCCTGCACTAGATGAGATTGAAGCTTATGAAAAACTGGAAGACCCGTATTTTCACTCTGATGATAGTTGATCATCACACACAATTATTTTATTAATCATTTAAATTTTATTAAAAATGCAAAATCAAGTAGAAGTCCTAGCGGATGACATGGGTAATGTTGTACGCTTAAGCAAAAACAATCCAGAGTATGGATTTATTAGATTAGGTCAAACAAGATCTATAATTACTAAAGATGGTTGGTTAGCGCCAAAGAATCTTACAACTTTAGTATTAGGTAAAGCAGAAGATTTAACAACTTATGCTAAAACTTTAGGTAAAACATTACCTGGTAAAATTGTAGTAATAGAATCATTAGAGCCTTTTAACTCTAAAGATCCAGACAGAGATTATAAATATGCAGGTCAAACTGGTATTATATGCTGTCAAGACGGACAACCTATTTATAGGAAAACACAATACACTCTTGATCTAAATAAAGAGGATGTATTGGTAGAGCACACTAATGGTGATGCTATCCGTGCTGCAAATGAAACTGCTTTTAACTTAGACAAAAAAACCTAAGAAAGCAACAACTGCAGAAGCATTTGGTTTGAAAACAGATGATGGTACACCACCATTAGATGAAGTTGAAGACATGGATGTTGTTGAAGAAGAGGTAGTTGCTGAAACAGAAGAAGAACTAGTTGAAGAGGAAGAAACTTTTGAACTATAATTAAACAGTTATGAGGCTGGGGTGTAAAAACCTCAGCCTATATAACAAATCTCTTACTAAATTCATAACTAAATAAATCCAACAAACATGCTATCTAATGAACAAATTTCAAAACTCAAACTCAATGAACAAAAAGAAATCTTAAGCAAACGTATTGAGCGTTATCAGTACTTAGGATTGTTAGATGAATATCAACTTCATCCACCTTCAATTATTAACTCTTTTGAATACAGTAAACTTAATCCATATCAACATTTTTTGTTTAAACGTGTTTTACATGGTCTTAATGTTTATAAACCTGAAGAAGTTACTAAACTACACTGGGATAAGAAAAGACGCATTACAAAAGTTTGGAAACGTGGGCAAAGAGAAATCAATGCTTGGAAACAAACGCTTTGTAATAAAAGAATTAATGCTTATCTTAGGAAAACATTTCCTCATAGCCCATTAGCTTTATTTATAGCTGATATTCCGGCTGAAGAAACGTTAGATGATTACAAAAACACAATGACTTTCAAAGACTTAGGTATATCTTATGAAGATATTATACTAAAGTTCATGTCTGTGGGTTTGTTACCTAATAATTTTTTTACTATTAAATCAAATGGGAATTAAAAAAGTCTCAAGCAAAATGTCTAAATTAAATACTGCTTATAGCAAATTGCGTAGGCAGTATTTAACAGACAAACCAGTATGTCATGCAAAGATCCATAAGTGTTCTGTGCAAGCTACTGATGTCCATCATAAACATGGGCGTGGTGTATACTACTTAGATACATCTACATGGCTACCAGTGTGTAGGAATTGTCACATGTGGATAGAAGAACATCCAGAAGAATCTTATGAATTAGGATTTTCAGGCTCTAGAACATAATTTTATGGTCCTATAGCTCAACTGGATAGAGCAACAGCCTTCTAAGCTGTAGGTTCTAGGTTCAAATCCTAGTGGGATCACCAGGCCGGATGATGGAATTGGTAGACATGACAGACTTAAAATCTGTTGAACTGGATAGTTCGTGTGGGTTCAAGTCCCACTCCGGCTACCAGGACTCTTAGCTCAGTTGGTCAGAGCACTCCGCTCATAACGGATAGGTCACAGGTTCAAGTCCTGTAGGGTCCACCTTTAACACCAAAGAGAAATGAAACAATATCAAAAAGACAGGCTAATTAGAATATTAGCTTGGACAATCGTACTATCAATAACAATAATATTATGGCAAATAATTCTGGGACAGCTGTTCCAACTAGAAACGTAGTTCAAGAAGATGCACTAGCAATAGCAGTGCAACATAAAAGGTGTGGCTTAGCCATATCTATGGGTGTAGGTAAAACTAGAATAGCAATACAGCACCTTCAAAGATACTATGATCAGTTCATACAAGTACTGGTAGTAGTTCCAAAACATTCAGTAGCTCAATCATGGATTGATGAGTTAGGTAAAATGGGATTAGAATCTTTAGTTAAGCATATCACATTTACTACATACATCTCATTAAAAAAGAGAGAACCACAATAACTATGATATAGTATATTTAGATGAGTGTCATTCACTTAAATATGTTCATGAGTTATTTCTAGCTAGATTTACAGGTAGAATTCTTGGTCTTACTGGTACACCACCAAAAAACACAACCTCTGAAAAGGGAATGTTAGTACAAAAGTATTGTCCTATTAAATATACATTTACTACGGATGATGCAACTGACTCTAAGATACTTAATGACTATAAGATCATTATACATCAGTTAGAATTGTCTAAGTTACCTTCTTTAAAGAAGAAAAACAAGGCAGGTGGATTCTGGTACACATCAGAGAAAAAAGATTATGATTATGTTACCAATAGACTAGCACAGGCTAATACTGACAAACAAATACAGTTTGGTAGAATTATGCGTATGAGAGCTCTAATGGATTACACTAGTAAAGAAGCATATGTAAAAGGTATACTTGGTAATGTAAGCAGTAAATGTATTGTATTTGCTAATACCCAAAAACAAGCAGATAGAATGTGCAAGCATAGTTATCATTCTAAAAATCCTAAATCAGATGAGAACCTTGAGTTATTTTCTGATGGAAGGATAGATAAGCTATCCTGTGTGTTACAGTTATCAGAAGGTGTTACAATACCAGGCCTCAAAGCAGGTATTATTATGCATGCATATGGTAATGAAAGAAAGACAGCACAAAGAATAGGAAGATTACTCAGGTTAAATCCAACTGAGACAGCTACATGTCACATACTTATGTACACAGGTACACAAGATGAGAAATGGGTGGCTGATGCAGTTAAAGGATTTGATCAATCAAAAATTAAATATTATAATCCACTTAAAAAATAACATTATGGGAAGAATGAAAGAGCTCTTTATTGAGCAACAAGAAGAACTAGAATACCGTGGTGCACATGATGCAATGATACACAGTTATGCTAGAAAAGCAATAGAAGAATATATAGAAGAAGGTGATACACCTTGTCCTAACTGTAATATGCCAACTTTGTTACGCAATGAATCAAACGCCAAGTGCACTGAGTGTGGGCAAGAGTTTGTTTATGTTGACGGAGGAGCACTAAGATTTTTGTGATATGGAATTTATAACAAACACAGGAGAAACAGTAGAAGTAGAATATACTTATGATCCAGGAGAACCAGACCAATGGTATGATTCTAATGGAGATCCAGGTACACCAGGTTATGGACCATCAGCAGATATAAAGCATGTTTGGTACACTAACACGGATACTAATGGTAATGAAGTTACCATAGATGTACAACACTTATTAGAAGAAGACATAGAAGAAAAAATACTAGAATATCATGAAGAATAATCTAAAAACCAAATTTATAGGAAATACATATATATTAGACAATGGCAGATGGGTCAATGTCTATGGAATGGATTTAGATCCACATGATCCTAATTATTTATTATTTACACCTAAAAAATCAAAATCAGATGAAAAAGATAACAAAAACATATTAATTTATTCCTCTGCTATAAAAGCAATGTCTCATTTAGATAAGGTAGACATACATCCTGGCAAGTAGCCAAAGAAACTTAGATGCAGCATATGAAAGACTAGTTGATATAAAAACTATATCTCAAATAGCTGTAGATGAAAGTCTATTGATGAAAAAATGTCTGTCTATAAACCAAAGAAAGCAAGACAGTACAGAAGTAACCAAGGAAGATCACCTGAAAAAATGGAAAAGATTTATAAAGGTTGCTTTTGGGTAACACTAGTAGGTCTATTACTGATACTAGTGTTTTTGCTGCAGGGATATATAATGACAGCAACTCTTTTATGAAAGATAACTTATATATAAAAGCATCAGTCAAAGACGGTCAACTACATTTTCCTATTAAAGCAATGGGTACTAAATATAGAAAGTTCTTTGAACAATTAGAAGATGGTTCTAGACTGGAGATATTTGTTGGTGTGAGTGGTGCTAAGGGTAGTAACCCACAATTAGCACGCTTACATGCAATGATTAGAGAAATAGCACAAGAAATTGGCTACACTTTTGAAGAAGCCAAGATACAAGTAAAAAGATCCGCAGGATTATGTTTTGTAAAAGACAAACAAGAGTATTGTAAATCTTTTGCAGACTGTGATAAAGATGAATTGAATTTAGCAATACAATCATGTATAGAAATAGGAGACTTTAATGGTATGCAGTTACGCTAAAGTAATTTTACTTTGTATTTCTTTTAGCTTAGCTTCTGCTTCTTCACTACCCTCCATCATTAATGCAGTAGCTTCTCTAAGATCTGCTTGAGTAGCTGTAGTTTTAGTAGGCTTGTTTAGTTTTTGATCATAAGCTCCTACTTTTATTGTTTGTAATAATGAGAAAAGAGTATAAACTTGTTTTTCCCAATTATCAAGAGTGACACCTTCCATTGGATTAGTTCCATTACGGTGTTGTTCTGTGATTTTATCAAACTTTGCAAAAGTTTCACCTACAGTATCAAGCTTTTGATCTTTGTGTATCATATCAGTAATAATGTTTTGTAATGAAACAATATATACTGTAGATAATTCAATATTTTTGACTACATCTTTGTAGTCCCACTGATCATAAGTTAAAAGCTTTTCACTTGCCATAATAATTAATTTAGATAACAAATATACTATAATTTACTAAAAAAATGGAAATAAACATCAATACATTAAGAGATAATTTAAATGATAAACTAGAACAGAGCGGTTGGAGCCGCATGCTTTCACCTTATGTTAATGGTTTAAGCTTTGATCATATAATGAATACACTAATTGAAAACGTTGAGCAAGGCAAGCGCTTTACTCCAAGATTTAAAGATGTGTTTAATGGCTTTTATGAATGTCCTTATGATGATATGAAAGTTGTTATAGTGGGTCAAGATCCTTATCCACAACTAGGTGTAGCTGACGGAATTGCATTTAGCTGCAGTAGAAAAGGTAAAGCTGAAAAGTCTTTACAATATATATTAAAGCAAACAATTGGTGGATATGAGCAAACAGGTAGAGTTATGTATACACCAGAAGAATGTGATTTAAGACGTTGGTCTAACCAGGGCGTGTTATTAATTAATACAGCATTTACATGTGAGATAAATAAAATTGGTTCTCACTATGCCATATGGAAAAGCTTTACTGAATATATTTTTGATAATATAAATAGACACAATAAAGATACTGTGTTTATACTTATGGGTAAGAAAGCAGAACAATGGCAAACATTAATTCCAAACTGTAAAATTTTAAAATGTCCTCACCCTGCATCAGCTGCATATAGAGGTGGAGAATGGGACTGTAATGACGTTTTCAACAAGGCTAATCAAGAATTAGAAAAGCTAGAGAAAACTTGTATAGAATGGTAAATTTTATTACCTTTGATAACCTTAAATTATAATATAAATGGCTAATAACCAGGAACTTAACAAGAAGCAAGAGCTATTGATGAATTTAAAAAATCTTTTTACACAACATATGGTGTAAAATTGTATATTTACACTCCTGAAGAAAAAGAATGAAAGAATTCCTTAGGTATATTTCATGATAGCTGCATTAGCAGCTCTACATGAAATGAACCAAAATTATAGTAGAGTTAAAAATCTACAACATAGAACTAGATTCAGAGATTATCTTGTATATGTACAAGTTATGTCTTACTTAGCTCATAAAGAAGGGTCATAGTAAAACTAGTATAGGTAAATTTTTAAAACGCAACCATGCTACTGTTATTAATTCATGTAAAATGATTGACAATGGTTTTTTCAGCAATGATAAAAAAGTATATGGATGCTCATAATAACACTTTAAAACACTTAGAAAAATATGTGGGAACTATTTCAGAAGATACTGAAAGCAAACTTGACTCCAAACCAGAGCTTGATCCTATTTGGTATGAAGCAAAAAATCTCCTTACCAGAGGCAGTAGCAAAGGATAGAGATGCTTTTAGTAAAAAGCAAAGGTTTTCTAGAATTAAAAGATGACCAATATATAATGACAGATAAAGCCAAAGCAATTTGTGCTACTCTAGATAGTTATTTTATTAAAGCTAAGAAAAAGACTGATATTCAATTAATGGGTAAAGACTTTGTAGAAAGAATAAATGGCTATAGAGAAGTATTTCCTGCTAAAAAATTACCAAGCGGTAAACCAGCAAGAAATAATGTCAAAGCTTTAGGAGAAGCATTTAGATGGTTCTTTGAAACATATGATCATACATGGGATGAAGTACAAAAAGCAACTAAGATGTATGTAAATGAGTATAGAGATGCAGAGTATATGTACATGCAAACAAGTCAATACTTTATATGTAAGCAAGATAAGCATAGGGTCAAACATTCTACTTTAGCTGACTACTGTGATATGATAGTAGAAGGTGTAAGTACAGAAGAAGATCACTTTAAAGAAAACGTAGTATAACTAATTAAATAAATAATATGGGTAAACCAACACCAGCATGGGTGGGCCAGTACACAGCCTTCAATGATGCACTAAAATATATGTATGCTAGGTCAACAGGAGAAGAGAAATCTATTTACACTCCTTGGCCTAAGTTTAATGATGCAGCTACTGATGGCTTAGAATGGAACACACTAACTGTTATTGGTGGTAGACCTGGTTCAGGTAAAACTCTGATTAAAGATCAGATTATACGTGAGTCTTTTATGCTTAATCCTAATGATGAATTTAGAGTTCTTGAATTTCAATTTGAGATGGTTGGTAGAACATCAGCTATTAGAGAATTTAGTTCTATAACCGGTAAAACATATAAAGAATTATGTAGTGCTGGATCTGTCTTAAGTACTGAAGCATTAAACACATGTCATCAGTATGCTAAAGAAAGAGTAAAGTATCCTGTAGATATTATATCAACACCCTTGACTGTAAATCAAATGCGTGATCAAATTGATCAGTATATGACTAAACATCAAGGTAAGAAAACTATAATTACACTAGATCATACAATGCTTGTAAAGAGAGCGCCTTATCAAAACAATTCATTAGATATGTTATTTGAATTAGGTGAATTCTTTACTCAATGTAAAAGAGATTATCCTTGTTTATTTATTGCACTGTCACAACTTAATAGAAATATTGATAACCCTGACAGAGCAATTGATGGTAAGTATGGTAATTATATTCTTGAGTCAGATATATTTGGATCAGATGCTATGCTACAGCATGCAGATATGTTGATTGGTATTAACCGGCCAGCTAAACAAAAGATTAGGTTCTATGGACCTGATAGATATATAATAGAAAATGATAGGACATTGGTATTGCATTTCTTAAAAGCAAGAAATGGTGATGCAAGAATGAGTTTTTTCAAAGCAGAGTTTGAAAAGATGCAGATTGCAGAAATGCCTACTCCTGGACAACAAGAACGCAGATGATAAGCACTAAAAAATTAAATACAGAAATTATGGGATTAACTCCTGAGCAACGTAAGCAAAAAGTAAATAAATTAAGAGAAGAGCATGAAGATTACTTTCAAACAATGGGTAATCTAAATGCACTGTATATACCAAAGATGGCTTATAGGCCTAAAGGTAAAGATGAATTATATGTATCATTCTTTCCTAGTGAACTAGAGAAAGATAAAGATATATATACAGAGTTTGTTAGTATTGACTATGATTCTGAAGACCCAAAGAGAACATTATATCTACATAGATCTAATCCTCATTGGAAATCAGAGTATGAGTTGGTTACTTCTAGCTCAGGATTTCAAAGACATCTTATACCTGTAAGTGAATTAAAAGTTATTAATGATATAACTTCTAGGGGAAAATCTATTATAGAGGAACCTAAATTTGTAGCAGATATAGGTAAAACATTATTTGATTTACCAAATCCAGATGCAGGATCAAACACTGATCTTGTAGATAAGCTTGAAGAAATCAATCAAACATTAATCACATTAACCAAAGTAATCAATAAATTCAATAAATAAATCATGGCAAACAGCGTATTAGTAATTGCTGATTCAGGTACAGGAAAGTCTACCTCAATCAGAACATTAGATCCCAAAGAGACTTTCATTATAAACATAGCAAATAAACCTCTACCTTTTAAGGGTTGGAAGAGTAAGTATACTCAGATAACTAAAGATAATCCTAAAGGTAATCTTACCTCAGCTGCTACAGCTCCTGGTATTATTAAGGCAATGCGTCATGTAAATGATAAAATGGGCCATATCAAAACTATTGTTGTTGATGATTGGCAATATATGAGTTCTTTTGAATATTTTGATAGAGCTAATGAAAAAGGATATGAAAAGTTTACTCAGATTGCAGCTAACCTAGCACAAGTTGCTAAGTTACCTAAAGATCTAAGAGATGACTTGACTATTATTTTTCTAACTCACTCAGAAGATTCAACTGATATAAATGGGAATAGAAAGATCAAAGCTAAGACTGTTGGTAAAATGATTGACAACACACTAACTTTGGAAGGCTTATTCTCAATTGTTTTATTTGGAAAAGTAAATAAAAATGATGATGGTGAACTTGAATATGGTTTTGAAACTCAAAACAATGGAGAGAACACATGTAAATCACCAATGGGTATGTTTGAAGATAAATTTATCAAAAATGACCTACAATTTGTAACCAGTTGTATTGAAGAATACAACAAATAATTAATAATTAATAAAAATCAAAATTATGTTAAGTACTAAAGACATGTCTGCCGGATCAGGTGGAACTAAACCAGTAATTGGAACAGGTAATCAAAAAGTAATGATCAATTCAATAACATTTGATCAAACACCATATGATGTAAATGCATATAATATTACATTACATGTAGAAAGTGAGCCTATTGAAGGAGAGTTTAATGGCTTTCTTAAAGATGTAAATAATCCTAATGGTGAGCGTTATGCAGGCCAAGTAGGTAGAGTAAGATTTTCTCCATATCCATTTAAAGATGCTACATTGGCAAATGGTAATGAGATTAACCGTGATACTGAAGTATTGAAAGCAATGGTTTTCTTATCTGAAGTTGTTGGTAAGAGAGATGAGCTTGATGCTATTGAGGCAGGAACAATTGAAGACTTTATGATTAAAGCTGCAAAGATTTGTTCTGGTACAGGTTACATCAACGCTTGCTTAGGTGCACGTGAGTGGGAAAATAGAGAAGGTTATGTTAACAATGATCTATTCTTACCAAAGAGAAACAGAATGGGTGTTCCTTTAGAAGCACTAGAAACAGAGAACTCTAATCTTGTACAATTTGATAAGAATGATACCAATCATTTCAGACCATTTGTAAAGAAAGATGCAGCTCCTGCTAATAACTTTGAACCAGCTCCTACTGCAGGATCTGATTTTGAACTTTAATATCTCCAATTAGAAAGTGTGGGCTCGGTATATTGCCGGGCCCATTTCTTTTTAATATCTTTGGTTTTATGTTTAACACAAAAAACATTGTAGGAGAAGGACAGGATGTACCAAGTACTTGGGTATTTCAATACTATTTAGATCTTCCTGAAAAGCTTACCGGCCAAGACATTAAGATTAAATCAATTTTTAATCCTAATGAAAGGACACCAAGTTTTTGCATATATGTAGATAAATCCATTATGCAGTATAAGTTTAAAGACTTTTCAACAGGTAGAAGTGGTAATAAAATAGACCTAGTCAAATTGATGTTTGAGTTACAGTATCATGATGCTATGACTAAGATGACATCAGATTATAACAAGTATGTTAGGTCATCAGAATATGTACAACAAAAATTTACTCCTCAATCAAGATGGAAAATTGACTTTATTAAAGAAAGACAATGGACCACTGAGGATAGAAAGTTTTGGTTATCTTTTAGAATAGGTAAAACTATGCTTGAAGAGTACAACGTCAGACCAATTGATTATTATAATTTAATTAAAGATGATTCAGGTGAAATAAGAAAGCTAACTATAGGTAGTAAATGGTGTTATGGTTACTTTGATAAGAATGGTGAAGTTTATAAAATGTATCAACCTTTTAGTAAGAAATACAAATTTTATAAAGCAAAGCCATATTTACAAGGTAAAGATCAGTTAACATACAAGCAGCCTTACTTAGTTATTTGTTCATCACTTAAAGATTCAATGTGCTTAAAAAGCATGGGTTATAACATAGATGTTCTTAGCCCTGATTCAGAAAATACTATGATTAAACCTCATATTATAGAGCACCTAAAGAAGAAGTATAAAAAAGTAATCACTCTATTTGATAATGATGATGCAGGTAGGCATGCTGTGGAAGTATATTTAAAAGAATATAAAATCCACGGTTTTGTGCCAACTATATGTAAAGACATATCAGACGCTATGAAAGAGCATGGGTTTGATAAAGTGCATAGTATGCTAAAACCATTATTAAAAGAGACCTTAAATAAATAATATATGAAATGGTTTATACCGGGAAACGTACCTTCTAGTAAAAATGGAAGAAGATGGACGGGTAAATACTTTATTGCTAGCAAAGCTGTTATGAATTACAGAAAAGCTACTAAAGATATTTATCTTAAATATACTGAAGAGTTTAAGAAAGAACTCAAGAAGCATGAGCTTCCAGTTAAGATATCTTTTGAATTTATTAGAGGCAGCCGCCATAAGTTTGATTATATAAATCCTGCACAAACAGTGCAAGATGATATGGTTAAATATGGTTGGATAGAAGATGATAATGCAGAGTTTATATTGCCTGCATTTGAGCAATACACTTATGATAAGAAGAATCCAGGCGTATGGATAGAAATAATTACAAAGTAATTACATTAGATGAGTTTTTTAAATTAAAAGAAATGTTTCAAGGTTTACCTGATGATCAGGAGATGGCTTGGGAGATTTACAAGAATAATTATAAAGATGATGCTATTGATTTACTTATGCATAAAGCATTAGTTTTTAAGCATAGAAAGAAGTTTGCTGATGCGGTTCAGTTTATTGATGAACCTGTAATTGGTAAGCAAGCTTTATATTACTATATAGAATTCCATAAAGCGGATGCTATTTATAAAGAAATATTAGATAAAATTATGAATCAATGATAAACATACAAGATCAGGTTGCAAGAACAACCAAAAGTTTAATATTTACAGAGCCCTTTTACGGGCTCTTTTTAATTGGTATCAATAAACAATATAGTGAGCGTATTCCTACAGCAGGAGTAAGTAAGCAAGGTATTGGTATACAATTGACAATAAACCCAGAGTTTTATAATGGACTTAGTGAAGATCACAGATTTGGATTAATTAAACATGAGCTTTTGCATATTGCATTTGGACATCTTTTATTAAGAGATCTATATTCTAATCATAAGTTATTTAATATAGCTGCAGATTTAGAGATCAACCAGTACATACTGGAAAGTAAATTACCTGAAGGTGGTTTATTACTCTCAAGTTTTCCTGAATTAAATCTTCCTACAAAAGCAGGTACAAAAGAATATTACAGACTTTTGGAAGAAGCACAACAGGATGGAACTTGTCCTTCATTAGATAATCTAATGGATCAGATGGATGGTAATTCACCATACTGTCATAGTACATGGGAAGAGTTTGATGCATTACCTGAAGCAGATAAAAAGTTAGTTCAAAAACAAATTGAACATCAGCTTAAAGAATCTGCTGAACAAACAGAAAAGAAACAGGGTACTGTCCCTGGTGAACTTGCTGATTTGATTCATAGGTTAACACACATTGAACCGCCCAAGTTTGATTGGAAAGGATATCTAAGAAGATTTGTAGGTAACTCTAGTATAGTATATACTAAAAAGCTGAGACGTAAATACAATAAACGTTATTCAGCTAATCCAGGACTTAAGATTAAATTCAAGAATCATATTCTTGTTGGTGTTGACACAAGTGGATCTGTAAATAATGATGAGCTTAAAGAGTTCTTTAGTGAACTTGCACATATGTATAAGACAGGTCATAAAATTACAGTAGCACAATGTGACACCCGCTTGAATAGCGTGAAAGAGTTTAATCCAAAAAAAGATTGGGAAATACATGGTCGTGGTGGGACAAGCTTCCAACCAGTAGTAGATCATTTTAATGAAAACAAAGGGCAGTATACAGCTCTAATATATTTAACAGATGGTGAGGCTTATTCTCCAGAAAACTGTCCAAACAACACCTTATGGGTATTGAGCAGTATTTCTGATATGAATAATGAACTACCAGGACAAGTAATTAAATTAAATTAATAGAAAAATGGCACAAGTAAATTTAAATGTAACAGAGTTAAAAGGATTTGTAAATCACATAATTACTAATAACAGATATTTGCAAGAAGCAGGTAAGAATTCTGTATCTGTAGAAGTTGTAGGTGAATCAGGTATTGGTAAGACTTCTACTATAGTAGAGCTTGCTCAAGATAATAACCTAAAGTTTGTAAAGCTTAATTTAGCTCAGATAGAAGAACTAGGTGACTTAGTTGGTTTCCCTGTACGTCAATTTCAGATGTATAAAGAAAAGCAAGTACCTGCAAAGAAGATTGATGACATATCTTATACAGCAGCACAAAGAGCTGCAGCATCATCAGATTTAGCTAATCTGAAAACTACTACCAAGAAAGTTGGTATGTGGGTTGATGAACTTGCCGTACAAGAGTATCTAAAAAATGGATACAAAATGACTGGTAAGAACAGAATGTCTTATTGTGCTCCTGAATGGATTGCAGATGCAAAGGCCGGTGGTATCTTATTACTAGATGACTGGAACCGTGCTGACACAAGATTTATTCAGGCAGTTATGGAATTGATTGATAGACAATCTTATATTTCATGGACATTACCAAAAGACTGGCACATAATTTTGACAGCAAATCCAGACAACGGAGATTATATGGTTAACAGTGTAGATAGTGCACAGAAGACTAGATATGTAACCGCTAACTTGAAGTTTGATGTTAATGTATGGGCACAATGGGCTGAGGGTGCAGGAATTGATACTAGATGTATTAACTTCCTGTTGCTCCATCCAGAGTTAGTAACACAAGAAACTAATGCAAGATCAATTACTACATTCTTTAATGCAATATCAAGCTTTGATTCTTTTGAGGATAACCTCAGCATGATTCAGATGATTGGTGAGGGTAGTGTTGGTGATGCTTTTGCTTCTATGTTTACAACCTTTATTAATAATAAGCTTGATAAGCTTGTAACACCTAAAGATTTGTTAACTCATGAAAATGAATCATACATCTTGGGTGAGCTTAGAAGTTGTATTGGTAAAGATGATACGTACCGTGCAGATATTGCATCTACTCTGGCTACAAGGCTGGGTAACTTCTCAGTTGTTCATTCTAAAGAGAATACAATAACTCAGAAGTTGACTGATAGATTAATAGCACTATGTACTAAAGATTATTTTACTAATGATCTTAAGTATTTGATTGTGCGTACAATCTTTAATGGTAATAAAAAGAAGTTTAACAAATTGATGATGGTTCCTGAAATCATCCAAATGACAATGAAATAAAATGGCAAATAAATCAGTATATCAAAATTTTGATACTGATGCTTTAAAGCACTTTGGACTAGAAGCTGACCCTGTATATGGGTTGGTTTCTAGTACTGGTGTTAATAAAGTATTATGTACTCAAGACCAAACAACATATGAAAAAATAAACACTATACTAACGGTCCCTACAGAGGATGACCAAACTTTTAGAACCAAAAAGAAAGCTTTCATACTACCAAAGTGTAATGTATCACAGGATAGATTGAAGGCTGCTCTTAAAGAGCATGGTATAACTGTAACAAATGATTATGAAATAGCAGATCTAATTATAGGTCATGATGAAATATCAACTTATAAATTAACTAATGCTGAGAATATTCCTTCTACAGTAATGATGAATAAGTTATGGAATTATGAGACTACAAAAGGAGATGTGAATGGACATGGTATTATTAAAAAAATAGGTGATTCAGGTTTGGAATGTATTATTACACCAAAGATCACAGATAAAGTAAGATACTATGATATAGATATAGAAGATAGTTTGTATGATAGCTGGATGTTAACTGGTATGGCTATAAACTTGGCTCATATAATTGATACTACAGATGTTAGTGTTATTGATCCTGAGACAGTCCTTCATGCGTCTGCTACTAAAATGACTCTTGATGAACAGCTTCTTAGTGATCTTAAAACTCAGTTAAATTCATATTCTGATGATAAATCTTTAGCTCTTAAAATTATACCAACTATAGATTATAAGAAAAACTATCATTTATTATGGCAGTTTGCACAAGACTGTAGTAGTATAACATATGCAGATAATAGAGATAAAGATTTGCAGTATTGGTTAGAGGCATCAAACTTTAATGATTTTAATCGTAAGAGTGCACAAGACATGATATTATGGTTAGAGCAAGAAGAGAAACTTGATAAAGTAACATTCAGATATCTTGAGCCTATAGTAAGAAGAGAAATAAGCATTCACAACAGAGATCTTTATACATTTAAAGTAGCTGTTAAAAAAGAATATCAAAAATATTTAAAGAAATGAGAAAAAGAGTAAAATTAGAAATTAATTGTACAAATGATACAATAGATACCAATGGAAGATTGAAAGGGGATGCATTCAAATGGAATTTCCTAGATGGTATGCACATGTATAATAGTAATTCATGGGAAGTTAGACCTGAAGATATGGTTAAGCTTGGTGTACCAAATCTTGCAGATACTGTTGACTTACAAGATAAAAAAATCTATAGGTATCCAAAATTGGATTTACCTAGACAGAAAGTAGATCTTTTGAAAGAAAGGTTTAACTGTAAAGTTATTAGAGATATAAATAAAGCTGACGTAGGGATTGTTTCTATGAAGTTTTTTGATAAACTTATTCAAAGAGAATGGGGAACCTCTGTCTCTTATGTAGAAATGTATAGAGTTTTAGCAGAACTTAAAAATTCAGATTTATTATCTGACTCTGCATTGGCTATACTAAGAGATTTTATGTCTCAAACAGATACTACATATAGAGTTAGTTATAAATACAACAAAAACTGGGGTACTCAAGATGCTGCTGTAACAAAAATGTATGAGTTTATAGAACAAATAACTCAGGCAAATAGATCAAAATATGATGATGGTCATGATTGGATATTACCAAAAGAGAACTACGCTGTGTATGATAGTATTATAAACTCTAAGGTTACTCTTATTGTAGACACTAGTGTGTGTGCTATAATAGATGAGGATCTTGCTGTTTTAGAAAGTGAAAAGTTTGATGAGGTAGAGAAAATGGTTACTAGTAGTGATATAGATAATAGATCATTAGCCTTAGAGATGTTGGCTAACTCCAATATTGAAAAATCATTTGATGTAGTATCTGGTATTTATTTTTGGCACTATGATTGGCTTAAAGCTACTACAAACTGGAATACAGTTAACGTTAAAGCTTTTAGAAAAAGAATGAAAGCTTATGAAGGAAATCATAATACTCAAGCTATTTACTCTTTCAATAAGTATCTAAATCTTTTGGCTGCTGACAGAAAATTAACTAAATTTGCTGTGGATAGTACAAGAGAAAAGCTTCATACAACATTTCTAGCTAGTTTAGTAGGACCAAGTGCAAATGTATTTAAGGTTGACTTAGATTCTTTGTACATTAATGAAGAATTAACTAATAAAATTATTTCAGATGAATAGAAACATGGAAAGGGAAGAAGACTTTTATGCAAATAAAGATTTTGCATTTAGTTATTCTTCTCTTAACAAAATTTTATTTTCACCATCCTTGTTTTACAAGGACTATATTCTTAAACAACGTGAGGTTAAGACAGATAAACATTTAGTAGAAGGTAAACTTGTACATTGTTTAGTGTTTGAACCTGAGAACTTAAACAAAAAGTTTAACATTGTACCCGGTAAAGCACCATCAGATAGTGTTAGAAAGGTCCTAAAAAACATGTCTTTATATACTGATGCAAAATTGTTATTTGATGTTCCATCTGAAATAGTATTGGATTCACTCAAAGAAATGAATTTATATCAATCTCTTAAAACAGATGAACAACGTATTGTAAAGATCATAAAAAAAGAGTTTGAACCTTATTGGGAATTCTTATCTAATACTAATGTAGATGTCATTAATGAAGAGACATTATTAGATTGTACTGCTAAAGCTGAAGTTATAAAAGCTAATGAAGAGGTTATGAGTTTATTTAAAAATGAACAGACTGACTTTGATTTAGATCCAATAACTACATATGCAGAACAATATCTTGTTTCTGATCTAGATGGCTATCCATTTAAATTACATGGATATGTAGATTACTATACTGTTGACTCTGAGTCAAAGACAGTAACAATATGTGATCTTAAAACATCTGGTAAAACTGTTGATGCATTTGCAGAAAGCGTAGACTTTTATAATTACTGGTTACAAGCTGCTATTTATTCTAAAATGGTTTATGATTCTCTTGGAGATGATAGAGATGATTACACTATAGAATTTAAATTTATTGTGATTGATAAGTATAATCAAGTATATGTTTTTGATGTATCTCAAGAATCTATGGGCAATTGGGCTCAGGGTCTTGGTGGTGTATTAAAGACTGCAGGATATCACTACAATGAGAGAAACTATTCATTACCTTATGAATTATTAGTGAAAAAGGTTAAATTGTAGTATGGGCGTATATTTAGAATATTTTCAAAAAAGCAAAGTATTTCTTTATCCTTTACTACAAATAAAGAAAGGCATAACCCATGTACCAATACAAACGTATGTTGCATGGGATAATGTCTATTCTGTTAATGATCATAAATTCTTTTGTGAATATAAAACTAAAAAGACAAAAGTCTTTAATAAATTTGCAGCAGATAACTTGATAAATAACCCACTTTTTGAAGAGGCTATTGAATTAAATGAAAATACACAGTTGTATATATATGATTTTTCTAGCTTTAAAACTGATATAAAAAGATTTATCAATGGTAAATACTCACAATATAGTTTAGATAGCAAAATCAAAATAATAGATTTCTTTGGAGGACAAGATAAAATAGGAAGTTATGTTGAAGGCTTCTTAACTCCGGATAGTGTACATGATAAATATGCAGAAACTTTAGGTGTTAGTATTAAATCTATAGAAGATGTATATGAAGTATGTACACCACCAGATCTTGAAAAAGAAACATTAATTGATAATAATCACGTTATTAGCCAATTATTAAAAAATAGTTCCATATCTTTGACAAACAAATAATATATATTATGGCAAACCAAATAGGACAAAATATGATGTTAGTAAATTCTACTTTTAGAAATGCTAAATCATTTACATTAATTCCAGTGAGTTTAGACTCACCATACACAGAAGCTATGTTTGACCCTGCGTCAGGCATTTTAGCAGTCATCAGTAAAGTGATGAAACAATCTTACCACATGGTTCCTAAGTTAGATGATGATGGTCAACCTATGAGACTTAAAGCACCTAACAAGCAAACAGGTAAAACACATAAAGAAGAAAGAAGGTTAGTAGATACATTTTCTGAGTTTTATCTTAGTGATAGAGCTGATATAGAAACATTTATTCATATGTTTGCAATTAATGCAGATAACTTTAATATAGAAGAATTCTTTGTAGATTTACAAAAAACTGAGCCTTCTAAAATTATTCTTCCAGGTCAATAGGTTTCCCATACTATCCACCTATAACTTGGTACAGAAAAACCTCATTGATTTGGGGTTTTTTTGGCTCTAATAATTTTTATATGTCTAAATTAACAGAAGAAGAAATAATGGATGTCAACATCCTATTTGCTATGACCAAGTGTATGGGTGAACTTGCACACGGGTTACAGTATATACACACTCAACAAGTCAAACAAAAGATCAAACATGTGATAAAAACAGTTGACTTATATGAAAAAGAGATAAATAAGAAGTTAGAACGTGATGGATCACCAGAAGCCGTAGAAAATATCTATGATAGTATTATGGATTTAATACTAGAAGCAAAAGTAGTAGCACTTAAAAATTATAAAGATGGAAACACTAATTCAAATGAGAGAGAGAGTAATGACTCTAGCTCTCAAAAAACATAAAACAGTAGAAGCAGCAGCTAGAGCTTTAGGTATTACATCAAGAACTTTACATACATTTAAAGATAAACTTAAAAATAGAAAAGAATGAAGCATTGGGTAATGGACTATGAAACTTTATCTAATTGTTTCACCGGGGTATTTGAACACTATAAGACTACAGAAACAAAAGTCTTTGTTATTCATGACCTGCGTAATGATTTAGATGAGTTCATTAGTTTCTTAGAAGAAAACTTTAATAATAAAGAGTGGCATATATCCTATAATGGATTGGCCTTTGATGCTCAAGTCACTCACTATATAATAGATAACCATATTGATTGGTCAGATCTTAGTGGTTGTGAGATTGCTAGTATTATTTATAGATATGCCCAACGTTGTATTCAGAAATCTAACAATAAAGAATTCAGTGATTACCCACAATGGAAGATGATAATTGGTCAAATAGACATATTTAAACTTCATCATTGGGATAATCCAGCTAAGCGTTCAAGTCTTAAGTGGATTCAGTATAGCATGGATTGGGAAAACATCCTTGACATGCCTATTCATCATGAGACAGAGATAACTAAACAAGAAGAAATAGATACTATACTTGAATATTGTATTAATGATGTAAGATCTACTAAAGAAATTTATAATAGATCTAAGTCACAGGTTGGTTTAAGAAAAGAACTGACCCAGACTTATAACATTAATCTGTTTAGTGCTTCTGAGCCCCGTATTAGTAAAGAACTTTTTGGATTTTATTTATCAGAAAAACTTAATATACAAAAGAGGGACCTAAAACAAATGAGAACTCATAGAACTGTAATTAAAGTTGATGATATTATATTACCATACATCTCGTTTACATCTCCTGAGTTTAAAACATTACATGATAGGTTTAAATCTCTTGAGATAGATGCAACAAGATTAAAAGGTAGTTTTAAATATCATATTAATTACAAAGATGTGAAGACTCACTTTGGTTTAGGAGGTGCACACGGTGCTGCTGCTAAAGGAGTTTATGAAAGCTCAGATGATATGATCATTATGTCTTCGGATGTAACTAGTTTTTATCCTAATCTAGCTATTAAAAACAAGTGGTCTCCTGCGCATTTTCCAGTTGACCAGTTTTGTGATCAGTATGAGTGGTTCTTTGAGGAGCGTAAGAAGATACCTAAGAGCAATCCAATGAATTATGTATACAAGATTATACTTAATTCTACTTTTGGTCTTAGTAATGATGTAAACAGCTTCTTTTATGACCCTGAGTTGTGTATGAGAATTACAATTAACGGTCAACTAACGTTGATGATGTTGTATGAACAAATAATGGAGCGTATACCGGGTGCTGTTGCTTTATTACAAAACACAGATGGTGTAGAAACTATTATACCTAGGGAGCACTATGATTTATATATGCAAATATGTGAAGAATGGGAAAATGCTACAAGTTTAAACTTAGAACATGATGAATATCAAAAGCTTGTTTTATCTGATGTAAATAATTACATTGGTGTAAACAACTTTGTAAACGTTGACATTACTAAGTGGAGAGAAGTTAAACAAAGTCAGCCTCATTACCTATTTAAGGTTGAGAATGATAAATTTAGCTTTGCACCTGTTAAGCTTAAGGGTAGATTTGACTTTCATAATCTTCAATTGCATAAGAATAAGTCTAAGCTAGTGATCCCAAAGGCCATATATCAATACTTTGTTAATGATGTGCTACCAGAAGATTACTTAGAAGAGAATAAAAATATTCTTGATTATTGTATAGGTGGTAAATCTAAAGGTGATTGGCAACAAGTAGCCCGCAGTATATTAAACGGTGCTTATAATGAAGAGCCATTGCAGAAAATCAATAGATATTTTATATCTAAAGAAGGTGTAAAGATTATTAAAGTCAACAAGAATGATGGGCGTGAGATACAGTTAGAATCAGGTAGATGGTTGCAAACAGTCTTTAACAAGATGGAAGTTAAACCTAAATGGTCTGATTATAATATAGATAAGTTATATTATCTTCAAGCTATTGAATCTGAGATAAATAGTATACTCTCTGTAAAAACAAATCAATTAAAATTATTTTAAACATATGGATTATTTTGAATTAGAATGTGCAGTTGAAAGCTGGGCAGAAGAAAAAGGTATTTTAGAAAAAGCAACGCCAATGGCCCAAGCTTTAAAGACATTAGAAGAAACAACTGAGCTCTGCACGGCTATCAATGCTGATGACCGTGAAGAGATCATTGATGCTATGGGTGATATTATGGTCACCCTGATTATTCAGGCTAAGATGCAAAATGTATCTTTAGAGTATTGTCTTAAGTCAGCTTATAATGTAATTTCTAAACGTACCGGTAAAATGGTTAACGGTCAGTTTGTAAAAGATATAGATATTATATCTGGTACTGAGTCAGCTTACATAAAGAATGATTAAGGTACAAAGAACTAAGACCCTTGTAACTAAACCAAATAACAATAGTGCTAACTGCATAGCTCCCAATATTATCTACGGATGTTTTGGCGGCTGTGTAGATACCTATTGTTATATGTCTAGATATAATGGCAAAAGAGTCTTTGTTAATGAAAACGTTGACCAGATCTTCCAGTCTGTAGTTAATTGGGAAAAATCTTACTATAAAGAACCTGATCAACAAGACCCTATATATACTATGGTAGATGTAGCATGCAATTCAGATTTAGTTCTAATGCAAAAACATATGCCTGAACCTTTAATTGATTACCTTAAACGTTATGATGATCATCCTCAGCTTAATAGCACTATGGCCACTAAGTATCCGGGGTTGTTGAAGCTTGACGTAAAAAAGTTCAACAAGCCTCCAAGAGTACGTGTAAGTCTTATGCCTCAAGCTTACTCTACGGTTTTAGAACCTAAGATGTCAAGTATTGAGAGCCGAATACATGACATTAACCGTCTAAAAGATTTAGGCTGGCAAGTTCATCTTAATTATAGCCCTTTAGTCTTTTATCCCGGTTGGAAAGAAGAGTATGATAAACTTTTTGCACAGGTAAAAGAACAGGCAGGCATAAATAAATGTGAAGTTATTGCACTTACTAATCATACTAATCAAATGGCCAAGGCATCACCAGAAGCTCAGGACATGATGAAGTATAGTTCAGAAGTAAAGAATCAAAGCGGTGTCATGAGATATCCTCTGATGCATAAAGGCCGGTTATTAAGAGAGTTTAAAGAGATATACAGTAAATATTTTCCTTTAAATACAATAAGATATATATTTTAATTTGCTGTGTCAGATTAATTTATTATATTTACACTTTAAAAGTTTAATATTATGGGACATAAAAAACCAACAGAGACCACAAGGTCTTATTTAGAGAATGCACCCTTACCTAATCATGGTAAGACATACACAGTTGTTACACACAAAGAGGTGATTGACAATACGTTAACTTTACTCAAGAAGAGTGGGTTCACAGTTCAAAGGGAAATATACAGAGCAAATACTAATGCTACAATTGCACAAGGTATTTATCATATTTACCCTAGTAGAAGCGTTGATGAAGATATCATTAATGAAACTGAATTAGGGATGATGTTTGCCTGGACTAATTCATATAATAAACTTGTTAGATTCCAATGTGCTATTGGGGCCTATGTTAAGGTTTGTTATAACGGTATGGTTGCTGGAGATATGATGAATTTCAAAAGAAAACATACTGGGACGGCAAATTTGGATTGCTCTATAAATATAGCTGATCAAGTTAAAAATGCTGAGAAGTATTATAAACGTATCATCAAAGATAGAGACGCTATGAAGAATGTTATTCTTACTGAAAGACAACAAGCTGAATTAGTAGGTAGAATGTTTGTACAGGAAGAACTTATAGATTCTCAACAAACATCTATTATTAAGGCTGAGCTAGCTAAACCATCATTTCACTATGGTACTGATGCTGAATCCTGCTGGACTTTTTATAATCATGTTACACATGCATTAAAGAAAGCACATCCACGCTACTGGTTGCAAGACAGTCAAAATTTTCATGACTTTATTGTTGCAGAATGTTTAAATACATCTAAGCCAACCATAAAAAAAGAAGCTTTATTATCTGATAAAGTTATTGTAATGTCAGAATCAGTAGAAGAAGTGGTAGAAGTTGATGAAGATGTTACTGACACACAACTAATTGAAAATGTATTTCTAGATCAGTGAAGCTAATTGTTGCACTCATATTAGCTATACTCTTTTTATACATTAGTAGTCAAAACAAAATGAATAAATAGGAGATAACCAACCGGGGCCTGAGTTTTTGCATTCTTGGGCTCTGGCTCCTTATTTACTCCCTTTACAAAAGAATAACACATGAAGAAATTTCTAGAATTTGCTTTGATATGGTACAGTCAACAGATGGCTATACCATTCTGGGTGATCGGACACGTACATTTAAGCGTAAACACATATAAAGACTTGCATGAAATCATAGCTAGCTTAGGATTGAACATTCTCGTAGCTGTTGGTTTTATAATAGACTATCGTAAAAATAAAGACAAATGAAAAAAAAAGATAAAAGAATAGAAAAATACTCCAAACTTGGTATTAAATTTATACCCTGTGATGAAGATAGTCAAACATATAATTGGCAAAGAACAAATAGGAAAGCAACCTCTCGTGCTTCTGATGGTCCTTGTGGAGCATATGAAGTTAGAAAGATTGAAGACGTTATGGCTGAAAGAAGAAAAAGAAAAAAGAAATGATTAAAAAAGAATGGCTATTTATGGACAAAGCTGAAAAAAGAAAAGAAAGACCAGTATTTACTGGTGTACTTAGATACTTCCCGGATGCTATTATGGAAATAGCTCGTGTATCCTTACAGGGAAACAAACAACATCATCCTGATAAACCTCTTCATTGGGATCGTAATAAGTCTAATGATGATTATGATGCATTAGCTAGACACTTAATTGATGCAGGTACAATTGATGATGATGGGATTCGTCACACCGCAAAGGTTGCTTGGCGTGCTCTTGCATGTTTACAAAAAGAACTAGAAGAAACTAAAGAATAAAAAAAGCCCGGAATTAACCGGGCTCTTTAGTTATTATATGGCCTTCTTAATTAAATTCCTGTGTAACCATGATTAATTAGTGCCGTTCTTATTTGATTATACCAATAAGCACCTGGAGTTGCTGGAACATTATTTAAATCACTTCTCCATCTTAAACGTATAGGCGCACCTGTTGACCAAGCTGTCATTTGTTGGAATTGTGCTGAACTATATCCTGCAAATGTTGCAGCTGGAGGTGTAAATTCTGTACCGTTAATACCAAATGGTAATAAACCTCCTCCATCTGTACCTGCATTTCCTCCATCAGCAACTAATGGTGCTAAATCTGGAGTTGCACCATTTACTTGGAAGAAAGTAGATCTATATATTGAATTATTACCTGCTGCTGCTTCAACTGTATTTATAAAGTTTACAACTGAGTTAACATCTGTATTAAGATTAGCAACCATAGAATTCTGTCTATCTGCCCATCTTCCATTACCTACACCATTAAGACCATAGTTATCAGATTCATCTGCAAAACATAAGAACATTAAGTTATCTGCATCTGGAAAATATCCGCCTGTTCCTATTGTTGTACCTTGACCTCTATTATTCATCATATCAATTTGCCTTTCTGCTGCAGAATGACCCCAATAAAGATGAGAATCATACATGTCTTGTCCATTAGTAGCTGGATTAGGCGTTACACCTCCTGCAATTTCCTGTGCTAAAGTTTGACCTACAGCATAAAAATCTTGTAATAAGTTTCTTAAGTTATTAGGATCTTGATAATCTGCAAGTACCATTGCATCAGTTAATGAAAATGTAATTATATCTCCATTATTAGTGTTTTGTAATGTTTGAATACCCGTTGTTGCATCTACTAAGAATATATCAGGATTACCAATATTTGCAGTTCCTACTATAGTATTAGGAGGAATTCCACTACCTGTTACTGACATACCCGCCCTAATCAATAAGTAAGATTTGCTAGTCAGACCATTTGGATTAGATACAAGTCCTGTATTTACACCATTAGATAGTCTTAGCTGATCTGTACCTGTAAACTGACCGGTTGATTGTGTATAAAAAACAGGAACACTTGATATTTGTGATGTTTGAAATATTGTACTATTCATAGATCCTGAAGTGTCATGCCAAGTAACAAAGTAAGTATCTTTAGTTACTGCTAAACCACCAATTGTAAATGTTTGTGTGTCTACTAGACCATCTGGATCTTCAACAATCATTTGAACTACATAATTTCCACCTGCTGCAGGATAAGTTCCTGATAATGTTCCAGTACAATCATTATTATTTACAAAAGATAACCAACTTGATCCAGCTGCAGGGAATATTTCAACTCCGTCAACTGTAATTGTATAAGTTAAATCAGTACATGGATGATCTGGATCTGTTGTTGTCCAGTTATATGTCCATACATCATTACCTGTTAAATTAGGATATGTATTTGCAGTTACAGGATCGGTAGATGTCCACAATGGTGGCTCTACTACGCTGTTAACTACTATATTAATAGTAGAAATATTAGATGTACAATACCCATCAAATACTTGAAATTGAAAGCTTGTTGTACCATACCAGTTAGCATCTGGTGTAAATAAAAATGAACCTGTTCCCGTATCATAAGAGAATACTCCATTTGACGGTCCTGGCCCTACTAATTGAAAAAGATTACCATATCCACCATAACCGTCATCAATAACAACCATAGTGTTAGTTAAACTTGTATCTTCATCTATAATATATGTTGCTCCTGCTGTTACAGGGCATGTATTTTCAGAATAAAGTTTACAACATGACTCCCAATATAATACTGAGTTTGCTGCATCAACATCATAATAATGATATTTTATTTTAATTGACTCACCATATAGTAATTCACTAGTTTTGTATCCTAACTGAGGTATTGTTGGTTCATACCAAGAAACTCTATTAGTTACATTTGCTAAACCGTTAGCCCAATTACCAAATCTTATTGCTCCATCTGGAAGAAGAGACCCTGTTTGAGCATTTTCTGCTATAACTACTCCTGTCATACCATCTTCTAATGGTGTCATTCCTTTTATAATTCTATAAGATGCAGAAGCTGTTTCTTCTAAATTTATAAAGGCGTTTCTATATCCTGATACTTGATCCCAATCAGCAGTTTGACTCATTGGAAGAGTATCAAAACCTACTGCAGGTACAATTGTAGATACATCTCTAAATTTAACTTCATTAGATGAACCTGTATCTCTTACTAATACTTCAGTAAGAGTGTCATCTTGCGCTACTGTATCTAAAAATAATTCTTTTGTTTGTACTAACTGGCCATCATTAGTAATCTTAGTAGCAGGAGTACCTGAATCACCATCTTGTATTAATAAAGAACAACCCAATGTATTAGAGTTAGGTGTCCATAATGGTATTCTATAAATATCACATTGCTCTCCTACAATTGCTGCAGGATTGTCTTCCCAAGAAAAAGTTACTCCATCAGAAATAAGAATCTGATCTGCTGTTCCAATAGGTAACTCTTGTTTTAAATTGTTTACATTTCCTTGCCATAGACTTCCATAAGTTAAAGCTTCTACAACATCATCATCTGACCATATTACTCTTCCGTCACCTAAACCTACAAGAACTTGAGATAGTTGACCTACATTTCCTTGTGAATCGGTTATTGGTCCATTAAGTACAATATTAGAGTTAAGTGTTGTAGTTGTAGGAGGTACTGTAGCCATAGTTAAACTACCGTGCTGAGCATTTACTAATGCAGTAAATGTAACTCCATCCATTGTGAAATTTGGATCATCTTCTAATACACCTCCAGGACCAACTATAACTATACGGTCTTCTGTTAGTGTTGGAGTTGTTATTGTACCCTCTACATATAAATCACCTGCTATATTTATAGTATCACCTATAGCGTTTTGTGTTATAATAGAATCCATTAAAGTATCCCATGCACATGACCCTTCAGGTGTAGTATAAACAGGAACAAAACCAAGTTTACCTTCACCCGGTTTTGTTCTGGTTAAGTTTTCTGTTGCTTCACAAACTAGATCTCCCCACTTTACTACAAAAGGTTCCATCTTAGGGTTATAAGCAGCACCAGTATTTAAATTACTAGTGTGATAAAGCTTACCAAACTCAAAATGATCTCTCATTTTGTCTAGTTTCTTTTTCTTTTTATTCCTTTTTAATAGTCCTAAGACCTCTTGTATATAAACACTCATTGTTTTTTATTTTATTGTTTATTTTTTATTTAGACAAATTCTCTTGGATTGTAAAATCTTATTTCTATATTACCTTGAGATATTCCTTTAGTGCTGCCAGTAAAATCTTCTTCTAGAAAATCTAGATAAACAGCATTTTCAGTAGGTGTTAATTCCCACTCTCTAAAAAAGATTTCTGCAGGACGTACACCTTCTACTATTTCTGATCTACCATTTGCCATAACCCACGGAAATTTACTAGAACCACATCTTGTATTTGGGTCTCCTTGTGCATGTATAAGGATTTTATATAATGCTGTTCCTCCTTGCCAAGTGAACTCACATCCTGTATCATTTGATAATTCTTGAATTGCAATTGCACCTCCTTTAGGATGACTGAAACGTGCAACATAAGATGTATAGTTTACTCCACTACCACCTGAACCATTTGATGCTGCAGTAAGTCTACCTTGAGCATCAACTTCAATATTAGCATTTGTATAAACCCCTGGGGTAACAGATGTATTTTCTAAATCTATAGTTAATTTATCTGTAGCAACAGTGCTTGTTGCAATTCCTACACCACCTGCTAATAAAGCTGTATCTCCATCAGCAACAACTTGTCCTGTTCCAATATCACCTGTTAATGTCCATCCTGCAGATGAGTTTGTCCAAGGTACATTAACAACTAGTTGATTACTATCATTAAATTGAATTCCATAAGTTCTTTTCTCTACTTCAGTTACTGCCTGTGCTGCTTGTGATTGCTGAACATCACTAAATAATTTACCAATACCAAGAACAGTTGATGTCATTGTTACTACACTTGGAACAGAAGGAAATGCTTGTAAATTACCCTGTCCATCTATATAATCTGTAGCTAAACCTGCCCATGTAAAGTCTAAAGTACTATCTCCTGTATTACTACTATCATTTGTTACTGCAACATCTAATGCATCACCTGCTGTTGTTGCTCCTATAGTTAGTACACTTGCAAAAGTAATTAGTTGAGGATTAGGATTAGTATCCATTGTAACGCCCGGTCCTGTAAACTCAAACATTCCAGAAGTAGTAGTGTTTCCTACCTTAATACTAGTTACTGTATTAACTGATACAGCACTTATTGTTAATGTTTTTTCTCCGCCTACACCGGTGTTAACTGAACCTGATAAACCTGAACCTATTACTACTTTATCAGTAAAATATCCTGCTGTAGTATCTGCTGAATCTATTTTAAACTTAACATCTTCTGATGAACCTGACCAAGGTACGTTTACCACTAATTGATCATCTGAATTAAATTGAACACCGTATGTTCTATCTTTAACAGTTGATACTGCCTCAGCTGGTTCAAGTTGTACTGTATCATCCCATAGTTTACCTGTTCCAGTTACCGTAGATGTCATCACTGGTACTGCTGCAGGAATAGTAGGGAATGTTTCTAAAACACCATCGCCTCTAACATATTGAGCTGGCACACCTTGAAAATCTAAAGTTAAAAAAGGTGTAGTAGTTGAATTTGCCACAGAAGGTACTATTGCATCTGCTATACCTGGGGTTACATCACAATTAAAATCTGTTACTGTCCCTGTCCCTACAGAAGGGAATGTTTGTAGTGACCCTGTACCATCTATATATTGTTGTGCAGTACCTGCACCTGTAAATGTAAGAGTACCTGATCCTGTTACAGGAGATCCTGAAACAGTAAATGCAGATGGTGCTGCTAAACCAACACTAGTAACAGAACCTGATCCGCCAGATGCTGATATAGTAATGTTATTTATTCCGTCATCAAATATTGTAATATTAGCTCCAGCCACTAAATTAAGAGCTCCGGATAAACCTTGTAATGACGTTACATGAGTTGGAAAAGCAGGAATGACAGCACTAACTTGTACTGTATCATTGCCCTGATCTGTTAGTGTAATGTTATTACCAGCTTCAAGACTTACTTTATCTAATGAACCATCAGAACCATTCAACGCTATTGCATAGTCATCAACATTAGATGCTTGACCACTTAAATCATATGTAGTATTACTTCCTGCTGCAGGTGTTGGTAAAGTGATTTCTGAAATTTCTATTTCTGTAGGGTGACCAGTTGCATCTTGAGTTATGCTTTTTATTACACTGAATGTATCACCAAATGCTGGAGATATAGCAGTTGTATTATCAACTCTAGTTGTATCAAGATGAGTAATAGTTATTTTTTCCGGGTTACCTCCAGCTATTAATAGTGTAGTACCCATTTTTGTTCCTCCTTCAAAAACAACTGCTTCATTGCTTTCTACAGTTCCTGTTACAAAACCATCACTAATTCTCCAACCAGTAAATAATTGGGGAAAGGTTTCTAAGTCTCCAGCACCATTAACATACTGAGTTGCATTACCTAAATAATTAAATGTAAGAATACCAGAAGTTGTAACAGGACCTCCAGAGACTGCAATTGCATTTCCATTAGTATCAGCGTCTATACTAGTAACAGTTCCAACAAACTCATCAGAACTACTTATAGTTATAGCATTAGAACCATCATCAGTTAGAGTAATATTAGCACCAGCAACAAGCTTTACAATATCTGTGCTTGCATCTGATCCTGTAAGTATTAATTCTACATCAAGTCCACTTTGTGTACTACTATAATCATATGTAGTATCTGTACCGGCACCAATAGCAGCTGCAAGATCATATATAGAGATTAATTCTTGTTCTAGTTTTGGCAAATATGCCATAACATTTAAGTTACTATCTTGTTTAGTTGATAGAATTAAGTAATCTTCCTTACCATCTGTATTAAGATCATATGGTTTTGGTGCGTATTTCTTTTTGGAAAATAATCCAATTACGTCTTGCAGTAGTGAACCCATTGTTTTTTATTTTATTATTTGCAGTATCCTTTTTTAAAAGCAGCAGACTGCACCGGCTCTTTAGCTCTGGTAGACTTTTGCTTCGGATTCAAACTTGTTTTTTTAGCTAATTTAATTCTTGCTTCAACCTTTTTTCTATTCTTTTTTTGCTGTATAGCTTGTGGAATAGATGTAGGGTTATAGTAACCATTAGTTACTTCTTTTTTTATTGGTAATGATTTTGCCATGATTATTTCTTTTTAGATTTACTACTACCACCATACCCAAGGGCTCTCATGCTAGCAATATTTTTTTCTGTCTTGTTCTGTTTTGAACTTAGGTCTAAAAAAAGTACTTTCTTTAGCATCAAGCTCTCTTACAAGTTGATTGTCACTTTTGTTTGGTAAACTGTCATATACATTAGTTACATCACCACCTGCCATATAGCCTAATAGACCACCACCTCTAGAGTATACATCCATTTTCATTCTATTTGTTGGTACAAAAGCATCTCCATCACCTTTAGTACCACCTTTTCCGTATTTCTTTTTCATCATTTTTAATTTATTTATTACTAATTGCTTTAAATTTTTCAGCTCCCCTTGAACCAAAGTAAGCTACATATACTGTTATTAATAATGACTTTAATAGGTCTACCCATACTGAGTCTACTTTAAAGTCAATTTCAGAACTGTCCAATAGCATAAATATTACCATTGATATAGTTAAAAATATCAAGGTCATTGGTCTCGTATTTTTACTAAGCCAAGAATCAGAACTCATATCACTAACCCAACGCTTGCTTACTTCTTGCATTTCAACCATATCTTGCTCTAATAACTTTAAAGCAGTCTCTTTATCTACTGGAGATAAAGCTGGTTCTTTTTCTATTAAAGATTTAACCATACCTAAAACACCTGCATCAGGAAGTAACTCCCCGGCAAGACCAAGTATACTAGGGACTTTCTTTGTAAGGAATTGTCCTACTTTAGTATCTTTAAATTTCTTTTTAGGTTTTTTATCACTCATCTTTTTAGTTTAAGGGTATATTCTTATTTCTAATGGTGTATCAAGTAAAATACTATCATCTGCTATAGCTGTGTTTTCAACTAAATTAGTAGTGATAGTAAAACTATTTCCAGTTACACCAATAATATTAGCAATGTTTGGATGATTTTTAAATACTTGTGCAATGTTTATAGTCACTTTACTTGGATCAACTGATGTTGACCAAGTTGCAGTATAGCGTCCAACGCTAGGTCTTGACCATGATAAGGTTCTTCCTGTATCATTATAAATGACATTCTCTGTAGGTGCACTGTTACCTAGCTGAGTTACTTGAGATACATATGCCTCATAGTAATGAGATAATCCCATAGCCACAGACTTAGGATTAGCTGTTGTACCTAAAGGAACACCGGTTATAACTTCTACACCATTGCTTCCCCACATTAAAACATTATCTGATTCAGATACAGAAAAACCTGGACCTGCTCCACCTGGGTTTTCATCATATACATTAAAGGTAGTCATACCACCACCAGAAGATATTGTTACTTCATTTGAGCCATTATCTGTTATTGATACATTACTTCCTGCAAAAAGCTTTACATTGCTTAATGATCCATCTGAACCATCAAGTTTTAAGTTTACATGCTGAGGTCCTCCAGTTGTTTGACCTGCACTTGAAAGGGTATAAGTCACACCACCAGATGAAACACCATTGATTATTATTTCATTTGTTGTCTCAGTTAAAGTAATATTAGAACCTGCCAATAAAGATTTAAAGTTTAGAGTTTCCCCTACTTTGTCTTTCCATATACCAAGTCCTGATCCTACATTAGCTGCTAAATTAGGTTCTCCTTCTGTATCAATTTCTACATAATTATCATCAGCTGACTGAGCCAAAGTTAAATTAGGGCTCATAGATTTTAGTGTACGGAAATAAACAGTACATTCACCTGTGTCAGGATCAACTTCTGTTTTTTGATATACAGTTGCAGTATCTCCTTTAGGAACCTCCGGTGTGTTTTTATGATCACATCCTGCTCCTTCAACTTTAAAGTCTGATATCTTAATTAATTTAACTGCTTTATAAGGTATAGGAGATGCTACACCAGTCATATCAGGTTGCTCATTCCATTTACCTAATACTAGCACATCATTCTTTTCTGCTACTTTAGAGTATTTTCCTTGTCTAATTAAACTTAATATGTCAGTTAAAATATTCATATCTTATTTACCATCATAGGACCAGCCGCCCATTTTATATTTTTGTTTTTTTGACTTTCCGTCTCTGCCTTGTACAACTCTTTCTGTTTCAACACCCTTGCGCATTTTTTCTTGTACTGAACCTAGCATCATGTCTTCTAATTCACCACCTGTTCTTAATAACATCTTGCTTTTTTGCCTAGATATTTTTTGCTTTGGTAAACACGGTCTTTTTTTTGCCATCTTATTTTAATTTATATATCCAATGTAAACGTTACAAAGAATAAGTACACTTTCACTGTTGAATAATCAAACTCAGCATCTGGTTGTATAAACTCCCATCCTAATGCTAATCTATTATGTGGCCAATGAAATGCTATTTCTAATTGCCAATCACCCATTATATTTTACTTTTAGTTTTTTTACAAAGTCCTTGACGGCAATGTCCTAAACAGACTTTACCTTTTGTGACCCACTGTATTAACAAACAAATTTGTCTCATTTTTTAACTGCCTTTTTTTTAGGTGCTCTTTTTTTAGTTTTACCTGCAACTGCTTTAGGTACATGACCTAACTGATTGCCAACCTCTTTAATTGCTCTACCTACATCAGCTAATTCATTAGCTGTGAGCTTATATCTTTTTACAATTTCAAGTAAAGTCTTTTCAGCTTTCTCATCAATTGTAGTCTTTGACCAAACAGCTCTCCAAGAATCTTGTAAGCTGTATGTCCAAATGACATGTATGATTTTTTTAAACATAATTAGTTTTTTAAAAGTACTATATGAATAATATACAAATTTTGTGTCACTTAACCAACTGATTAAGATATATAAATCTTATCTTTGTGTTGCTTACTGATAACAATATACAAATTTTAACTTAGTTAAAATAAATATAATGGTCTATAAAAAGTGATAGTTCTCTTTTATATCTCAGTTACATTTAGTAAATTAAATACATCCAGTGGCCGCATTTTCTTTTTGAGAATGGGGCTTTTTAATCCTTAATAAATAACCTTATGAACAAAGACATCTTTAAACCCAGAGTAAACATACTGCCTTATGAGTATCCACAACTATTAGCATACAAAGACGCAATTAGGCATTCCTACTGGATTGATACAGAATTTAATTTTACAGAAGACATACAAGACTTTAAAGTCACTATATCAAATGAAGAAAAAGATGTCATTAAAAAGACAATGCTTGCAATTGCTCAAATAGAAGTAAATGTAAAAACTTTTTGGGGAGATCTTTATAAGAGAATGCCAATCACAGAAGTAGGTGATGTAGGCTTTACTTTTGCTGAGTCAGAAGTAAGACACAAAGATGCTTATGCTAGGCTACTTAGAATACTAGGATTAGAAAAAGAATTTCAATCAGTAGTTGAAGTACCTGCAATAGAGGGTAGACTAAAGTATTTAAAGAAGTACTTAGATGGTACACGTTCTAGAGACAATAAAATGTATACTAAATCTGTATTGCTATTCTCTTTATTTATAGAGCACGTAAGCTTGTTTAGTCAGTTCTTAATTATGATGAGCTTTAACAAAGAAAAGAATGTACTTAAAGGTATATCTAATGTTGTTGAGGCTACTAGTAAAGAAGAGGAAATACATGGTAACTTTGGAGCAGAGTTAATTAACATAATCAAAAGAGAAAATCCAGAATGGTTTGATAAAGAATTTGAAGATTTGATCTACTCTGCATGCATGAAAGCTTATAGTGCAGAGTGTGGTATACTTGATTGGATCTTTGAGAAAGGAGAACTTAGTTTTCTACCTAAAGAAACAATACAACATTTTATAAGAAACAGATTCAACAACTCTTTAGAAAAGATAGGTATGAAACCAATCTTTGAAGTTGATCAAGAAATATTAAAAGCAGTAGAATGGTTTGATATTGAGATAACTGGCACCAAAGAAGGAGACTTCTTTTACAAAAAGAGTGTTGACTATAACAAGAAAAGCAAAAGCATCACAGTTGATGATTTATTTTAAAAACAAAACCAATGGAATATAATAAGTATTACTGGCTGAATGAAGACAGCCGCACATTTTTATCAAGAGGGTATATATCAGAAAGCCCTGAACAAAGAATCAAAGACATTGCTATTAAAGCAGAAAAGTATTTGAATATAAAAGGCTTTGCAGAAAAGTTTGAGGATTATATGGCAAGAGGGTTTTACTCTTTGTCTACTCCTGTATGGATTAATTTTGGTAAACAAAAAGGTTTACCTATAAGTTGCTATGGATCTAACGTTGATGATAACTTAGATAGTATTTTAAATGCCGGTCGTGAGATTGGAATGATGAGTAAATATGGGGGAGGTACAAGTGCTTTTATTGGCAACATTAGAGCAAGAGGAACTGAAATATCTACAGGTGGTTTTGCTGATGGTCCAGTGCACTACGCTAAGATATATGATACTGTAGTAGATGTATGCAAGCAATCTGAGGCTAGACGTGGTGCTTGTGCAGTATACCTACCAGTTGAGCATGCGGATATCTTAGAGTTCTTAGATATTGGTACAGAAGGTAACCCTATACAAAATTTACAGTATGGTGTTACAGTTACTGATCAATGGATGACTGAAATGAAAGAAGGAGATAAAAGTAAGCGTAAGGTATGGGCTAAGATTATTCAGAACAGAAGTGAGTTTGGATTTCCTTATGTTATGTTTAAAGATAATTCTAATAACAACTCTCCTTACAAAGAACTTGGGTTGGAAATTACAGCATCTAATTTATGTTCAGAAATCCAGCTTCCTACTGATAGTTATAACTCTTTTGTATGTTGCTTAGGTTCTATTAACCTATTACATTGGGACCAGATAAAAGAGACTGACGCAATTGAAACATATGTGTATTTCTTAAATGCAGTAATGGATGAATTCATTATTAAGTCTGAGACTATGCCGGGCATGAAGAGAGCGTTTAACTTTGCTGAGAAGCATAGAGCAATTGGTCTTGGTGTGTTAGGATATCATTCTTTGTTTCAATCAAAGCTTCTTGAGTTTGACTCATTGCAAGCTAAAGGATTGAACAGTGAAATCTTTAGAACACTTAAAGATAGAAGTGAGATTGCTTCTAGAGAGTTGCATAATGAGTATGGATACACGTCTCTTAGAGAAGGGTATGCTAACACCACTCTTATGGCCATTGCTCCTACTAAGTCTAGTTCATTTATACACGGTGCTGTGTCTATGGGTATAGAGCCTATCAAGTCTAATTACTTTATTAAGGATCTTGCTAAGTCTAAGACTATTTATAAGAACCCGTTTTTAGAAGAGGAGCTTGAGAAGTACGGTCTAAATACAGACAAAACTTGGAAATCTATCTTAAAGAAAGATGGTAGTGTTCAACACTTAGATTTTCCTACAAAAAAAGTATTTAAATCATTTGTTGAAATATCACCAAAAGAGATTGTATTACAAGCAGCACAGAGACAAAAGTATATTGATCAGTCACAGTCATTAAATTTAATGATTGATCCATCTGTGTCTGCCAAGCACATCAATCAACTATACATGTACGCCTGGGAAGAAGGTGTCAAAACTTTATACTATCAATTTAGTAAGAGTAGTGCACAAGATTTTGCAAGAAACATTTTAGAATGTAGTAGTTGTGAAGGTTAGGTTATTATTACTGTTGGTTTGCCTAGGTTGCAAGCCACAGTATAATCCTGATAAAGACCCGGATGTATTAGACTGGTATGTTGATGAAGGAAAACTTATTATCTATACTAAGCAAGATTCAATACAAGATGAATATGATAGAGCTAAATATATTGACTCATTAAAAAAGGACTCTATTTTCTAAGTCCTTTGTGATTATCAATTCTATCTAGAATTTTATTGAGTTCTTCTGTTTTTATTAAGCCTGCCATTGAAGCATTCTTCAAAGCACTTATAAGTTGTAAGATCATAAAAGGAACTACAACTACTTCTGATAACCAACCTGTACCATTAAATCCTTTCTCTACCATAAGGACTACTGTCAGGATAGCTACCCAAACAAAAGTGTTTCTGGTAATTCTTAATGCTTTGTATGTTTTAAAGCCTTCTCTTTTACAGCCTGCCCAAACCCCAAAGATTCCATCTAACCATAATACTGAACAAACCGCCAGGTATTGTTCCATGTTTTCCATTGATAAATCAAAAAAGTACGTACATAAGTACGTGCAGAATGCTGTTATGCTCACTATGAATAGTTTAGTTGTCATTGTTAAATTTAATTTTCTTTTGTACTCTTATGGGTGCAACAACTTTTACTGGCTTTACTGGTTTAATTATTGGTATTGTTACCGGTCTCGTGTGCATTACAGGAGGACTGTATGTATTTCTCACATTAATGTTTGGAATATAATATCTACTCCAATTTCTATATTGCCATTCTTGTCTATACTGATATCTAAAAGGATCATCTTGACGCAATATTCTAAATTTAAAGTCTCTAACAGGAACAGCAAGAGTATCTCCTTTTTCTGTTATAGTTAAAATACTTTTAATTTTATATGTTGTGGATATATTATATGTTCCACAAGATGAAACCATTCCTAACATTAATAATAATAATAATCTTTTCATAGTTTACACTATACATCTTAGCCTGTATACTATAATATAAGTAAATTATATGTCATCTATCAGATTTAAACCTGTTAATTTGTCTTATTTAATATAGAAATCAGCATTTTTAATATAGGATTTCCATTTTTGTATTGAATAAACTATTGGGAATACATCTCTAAAGTTTTTGTGAACTTTAAATTCTCCTTTTCTATCACCTCTTTGATATACATATGTAGAATTAGATAAAAACTCTTCTTCATTACCGGTTAATTTTGATAAACCATATCTAGCATTTCCAACAATAAACATTTCTAAAAATTCTGACATTTCTGTTACAGACCTAGCAGAAGCAATAGGAGAGTTTGCCATTTGATCAATCTGCTTAGCACCAGCAAAAGAAGGCATAAATAATACTAGTTCTTTATAAGCTCTATCTGCCTGGTATCTTGTTAAGTTCTTAAGTCTTTTTTCAAAATCAGTATCATCGTCATCTCCTCTTAAAATTTTATCAAGTATCATTGAGGTAAACATAACACTAAACATTATTCCTAATTCACCCATAGTTCTATAAAAACCAAATAGTTTATTCTTAGCTCTTTGATCCATGTTACCTCCTTCTCCATACTTTCTATCTACACCATACTTTTCATTACTATAAAAGTTTACTTGAGCATCCATATAATCTTTACCCATTGTTTTAAAATGAGTATTCTGATTTACAAAAACTTCTTTCATTGCATAATTTATAAATGATAAAGCAGATCTATATCTACCTTCCATCCATCCTAAGTTTTGATCAAAATATTCTCTTTGATATCTTGCTCTAATTGCAGGAGCTACCCACTTTTTAAACTGAACAGCAAGATTTCCTAAAGTATGAGATTGTAAAACCATTCTATCGTCTTTAGCATAGTTACCGTGAATTTGCTTGTTGACTTCTCTAATTTCATTTCTTATCTCATATCTCATATCATCATTCCATTCAACCTTTGTACCATCTCTTTTAATAAGAAACTTATATCCTGGTTTTAAAATGTTGCTGTGAGTTTTTGTATCATATTCAAAAGCATCATATAAAGATAAAGCATTACCTCCCTCATCTTCTATCATGTAATCCATTAAAATAGCCATTCCAACTTTAGTTTGAGAGTTATACTCGGCAGCATCCTGCATTATATAACCCCATTCAGTTGCTCTATCAAACCAGCTTTTACCTCCATCAGTAGCAGAACTTTGTTCACGTAGATCAGCCATGTTATCCATCATTCTAAATCTGTCAACAAAAGCCTCATATTTATTATTAGGCAATTTTTTATTATAATCTGCCTTAGCTAATCCGGGTATTACTCCTAATGTAACTACGTCAAGTAAATCTTCTGCACCTCCGTGTGATGTTCTTTGTACTAATGCGGGCAGGGCTCTTTTATTAAATTCCCACGTTGCTCTTTTAAATGCACTTTGAGAATAGAATCTACCCCCTAATGCTTCTACATTATTGTTTAGTCTACCAATTAAGTAGTTATTAAAGTTACCAAACGGGTTAAATGCTACATATGATAAAGAAGAAAACTGAATAATACCATCAGCTATTTTATCAAATGCACCTTTAGTTACTAATTCATTATCATAATGAACCATTGACATAAACTTTTTAGCTCTTCTTACAACATTCTTTTGTTGTTCTGTTCTATTAACTTTAGTACCTATGTTAGATATTACCTTATTAGCTGTTCTACTAACTAAGTTTAATCCAGCTGACGGAGCAGGTGTATATGTTCTCTCTTCAATAACTTTAACAAAAGCATTTAATGTATCATCAATTTGACCCATTGTTTCAAAGTTCTCTGCCATTGCACTAAACTTAAGTAAACTAGAAGCCATATCTGTATCTATTTGACCCAATGCCGGAGTAGACATAAGCTTAGACATCTTACCATTTAAAATAGCAATATCAGCTTTGTATTGATCTCTTGTTATTTTGTTCTTTTTGTATTGACCTTTTAATATATCAATATCTTTTTGAACACTAGCTCTTTCTTCATCTGTTCTTGGTTTACCTGTATAGTATATTGGAAGTTGATTTATTATATAACCCTGATTATCTACTTGTATGTTTTTTTGCTGCTGAGTTGTTTTAAACATATTCCAGGCCTTAGTACGGGCAGCCTTAGCGTACATTTTACTATATAACGTTCCTTTATTAGACACTTGATCTAATAACCTATTCATTACTAAAGGTGCTCTTCCTAACATGTCAGCTGCTATACCAATAGGTATTTTTTTAAGAAGGTCTTCTTCAAACATACTTACATACATTTCATAAAACTCTCTTTGTGCAATAGATAACGCATCTGTTTTACTAGGATCCATAATAGCTTTGTATTTTGGATTAGTCATGCTGTCACCGTTTCTTGGCTCTAGTACTGCTTCTACATACTCTGGTCTTACAGCATCAAACTCTTCTCCCACAATCTGAATTGTACCATCCGGTGTATCGTTTACCCTGTTTGCCTTTGTATAAGGTTTTCTATCAAAGTACCTAGCACGGTATGTAATCCATTCTGCATGTGGAACGTTTTCTCTTTTTTGCCAATAACCCCTTGTAGCTGCTTCAGTTCCAGGATTCCAAACTTCATATTTAGCTCTTGCATTTTTAAATTCTTGAGTATACTTATGGTACATCCCATCAATTAACTTATCATTTTCATCTTTATCTTCTGCTTGAAAAAAATCACTGTATGCTCTTTTCTTATTAGCTAAGTCTATGTTATACTTAAGATCTTCTCTGCCCTGCTTTGTTTTTAGGGCTTCTTCTAAATTAAATACCGGTCTATACTCATACCAAGTACCTTCATTATCTGATAAAACAGATCTTAATTTATCTTGTTTTATATTATATTTTTGACTTAATGCTTTTACATACTGTCCACTAAACACTTGTTCTCCATCAATTTCTACAAACTCAAGCATAAAATTATAAAGATCCTTTAAATCTATACCAGGATTAAGTTTAACTAGTTTTTGCCCTGCAGCTCTAATTATACTTTCTCTTTGTGATACCTTATCTAATAATTTTTGTGTTTGTATCTTTCTAATTTTAGCCATGACACCAAGTAAAACATCTCCAGATGTATCCATGTCTCTAGTCTGATACTCTACTCCATCAATATCTGCAGCAAATTCCATGACCAAATCAAGATCCTCTTTAGTAAAGTAACTTCCTTCACCACCATAATTATTACTGGACTTTTGTCTTACTTGCTCTTGAACGTAATCATATAACGCATTGTCAACAATACCTCTGTTTGATTTAGACCCACTTAGTGCATTAAGCTGAGTTTGTAATGATAAAATTAAATTTTTCTGTGTATTATTTAAACCAATTAAATCTGTTAACTCATATAGACCTTTAAATGTTTCTAGATATTTTTCAAAGTGTAATGCATATGATAAATACTCAGGCTTATCAATGTTGTTAGGGTCTTCCATATATGCCCTAAATTCTTTTATTTGTTGTAATGCATCCTGTAATACTTCAGATAAAACAACTGATTGTTTTCCGGCATCTTCAGACAATGCAATTGCAATATATGCAATGGTCTTTGATATCTGATCAATCTCTTTCTGCTGTGTAGACTGAATGTAAATACTATTCTTTACTAAAGGTATAAGATCTCTCTTAGCAATTAGTTTACCCATATAGTCTTCTAGTAGACCAGCATGAATATTATATTCTGTATAGCCTTCTGCATCCTTTTTATCTTGCTCTGTTGTTTCTGTCTTTTCATTTTTACCATCCCACCTTGCATTGTATGCATCACGTTGTTTTTTGGACAAAGAATCTTTCTTAGCAGAATTTCTTGATATAGGTATTAATTTGTTTACTTTATCTAACTGTGTGCTTATTGGATGTGGCTCAATTCTATCATAATTTATTTCACCATTAAATACTTGATCAACACCTTTTCCATCAACACCTACATGGAAGTGTATGGTTGCCATAGCAAACTCATCATATGCAACTTCATAGCCCATATTCTCAGTCATTCTTCTGTATAAAGCTACTTGTAGATTATGTTGTGCTCTTGTAGACAACTTAGTTACACCGTGTTCTATCAGTTTACTGTCATTACCTAATGAATATGGAAAATTATATTTTTTAATACCATCATCATTTACATCATCTAGGTTATTCTTGCTTGTCTTTAAGTCAAAAATTCTAACCTTACCCTTTGCATCAATAATAAAAATATCAGCCATACCTGCTATTTTTGATTCTTCATCAAACAATACTACTTGTGATAAAATAAGTGATCCTGTCTCACGGTAGTTTTCTATTATAGAATCTAATGTATCATATACTTCTTTTGCTTTTTCCTTAGATATATTATTAGTCTTTAGGTTTTTATATGCAGCATTAAATTTTAAATTTCCAATAACCCCTTCTAATAAAGTATCTACCTCATTACCAATTTCAAGATTCAGCCTGTGTTCAACTACTTTAGTTGGAGATAATACTCCTTTGATAGCTGTTGTAGCTGATGTATATACATCCTTAGTTTTATTTGGATTATAGTATACATGATCTTCTTCATTTAATATTACCAGTGTATCACCAGCAGCAGCATTTTTTTCAGAAGCAGAAAACTGATGCACTTGTTCATCGTAAAGCTGAGCTAAATTAAATATTTGATCTACTATTGGTCTTTGAAGAGGGTTTGCTTTAGCTCTTATTGCTTTTAATTCAGATGCTTTTTCTTTTGATAAGCTATACCTTACATTTCCATTTACCCTTTTCTCTAACTTAAATTGTATACCTTCTGTATTTAGCAGTTTTGCAATATCACTCATAGATGTACTAGCTACTATAGCTGACACAGGTAAAGGTTTACCTGTCAGATAAATGCTTAAGTTCTCTATAACACTTTTAAACCACTCTAATAATTCACCAATTGCATTTAAGAAACCTTTTGTTGGTTTGCTTTCATATTCTTTTTTGAAGTGTCTGGCTAAAGCTTGCGTTACAATTTCTAGGTCTCTTTCAGTTTCACTAAAATTTCTAGATTGATTATTGTATGCATCTTTAATTTGCTCAGATAGTTCAGGAAAATTAGTTACTGCTTCATCTAATAAATTATTAAACAGTTGTTCATTTTCCATTTTTACTGCATCTATAAAAGGATGCAACATTTCTTCAATTGCTATTTCATCAGTAACCCTACCTTTAATTAAGTATGCTACTCCATTATAATAAAAAGACTTAACATTTTTAAATCCTATATCTTTAGTATTGTACTTTGGTAAGCTTTCTAATAATACTCTAGCTTGTGCAACTGATATCATTTTTACATTAACCTGTGGAAACATTCTTTTTAAATGCATCACTACAGCTCTTGATCTATTTGTATCCCATGATCTTGATTTTTCTAATAAATCTCTTCTACTAAATACACTATCAATTGCTTCTATTTTATAGCTTTGTTTTGTTCTGGTTACACTAAAAGCTGACTCAGGTATATTATTAATTTCTAAATACCTATAAAATCTTTTTAAATTATTTTGCAAAAAAGACTCATCATATAGTAAGGTATCAGGATTAGAATTGTTTATAAGAAACTGTCCCGCCAACCTGCTTCCAATTTTTTCCCTTCTTATATTATCAAGCACAGCTTTACCAAAATCTTTTTGTTGTAAACTAAATGCAATCTTTTGATCAGAAACCATTGCTTTAGCTTGAACAGGACTTGGAAAAATATCAGATTCATTTACTTCTTGCCAATTACTAATAACTTGAGAAGTACGTAAATCAGACTTATAAACATCTTTTAATGCTTGATATCCCGGATCATTTCTATTATAACATTTAGCCATTTCTTATCTTTTTATTATAGTAAACATTTAAGTCTATCTATTAGTTCTTGTTCTCCAAGCTCTGTTTGTGAAAACAAATCTCCATATGCAAACATAGCATCTTGCAAAGAGTTTATACCTTGTTCACTCATTTTCTTTTCTGCTTCTGTATTACCAGCAACATTATCAGACCACCATTTCTCAAGACTTACAACCTCACTCATTTCTTCTGACTCAGCTAAATCTAGCTTTAATTGGTTTTCTTGACTTTGTTGTTCTTCAGTCCTAGTATCTAAGGTCTGTGAGTTATTCTCCATTTCAGCATTAGCTACTTCATCAAAGGTACCACTTGCTGTCAAATCTGACAAGGCTTCAAGTGCTTTTGCTGTGTCTGCTATATTAGTATTAGCTTGTTCATCATTTTCTTTTACCTCTACACTGTTATTTGTAACTTCAATAATTGCACCTGGAGTTCTTAATATATCTTGTTTTTGTTGTGTTTCTACAGCACTAACACCAACGCTTGCACCAGCTTCACCAGTTTGTTGCATTGGTTGTTCTATTTCTAAAAATATATTTTTAATATCTTCTGAAGAAAAGTTAAAAATGCTAGGGTTTACATCTATATCTTTTAGAGTATTTGGATTATAGAAAGAAGGGTCTATTATTTCACCATTCCTAGATATAGCCATATCATAGTTACGTCCTTTATACTTTAAGTTTAATGAATATGAATCATCACTAATTTTATCATATACTTCATTTACTACTTTAACCTTACTACTTTGTTGTATTGGTTGTACTGATCTAATAACATCATTAACTGGAGTATTACTATTAATATTTCTTGTCTGAATATATGTTAATCTTGGACCACCTACAAAACCGGCAGCAAATTGCTGGTTAGATCCCATTGATGGAACTAATCTATATGCAACTTTTCCATCTACAACATCTGCTTCCTCATCACGTTTAAAGAGTTTATATGTTTTAGACATAGCATCACTAAGGTCTAATCTAAAGTAATCAATCATTTTACCATTGTCTTCCATTTCATCTTTGATATAGACTACTTCTTCAACAGGAAGATACTCAACATCGCTTGTCTTATAGTTGCGTAGTATAGGTCCTGTTGGATTAGATTCTAGGTAACCCTCTTTAAATTCTTTTATAAGTTCTTCTTTTGTTATACCAAATGCTTTCTCATAAGGTATAATTCCTTTTAATGCTAGTTCAACTGTATTTACATTATTAAGATACTTCTCCATAACAAAAGGACTCATTGCTTTTAATAAAGAACCATACTTTAATTGCAAGCCGTCTTTAACCATCATATAATGAAGAATAGATATTGCTAAATCTCTTGTTTCCAATCCACCATATAATTTTGCAAAGGAGGTTTGAAGGTCAATCAAGTTTGCTGCATTTAATCTTCTCCAAGTATTTGAAGTAGCTATGTTTAATCCTGTAGTATTTCCATTGTCTGTTGCATACTCAGTTCCTACAAATGAATCTAAAAAGAAATTACTTTCTTCATTGTTCTCTGACCTTCTTGTTTTTTCATCTCTTATCATTTTAACAATAGATAAGTCTGCTTCATTTATTGGACCAGGATAAATTAAATTATTTGTAACCGGTGCTGCATTGCTAGAACTATTGTTTAGCAAATGTTTATAGCTCTTTATTGTTAAGTAAGAAAGTAAATCTTGTTCTACCTTTGCTGCAGTATCAAATCCAAATTTATTATTATCAATATCTAGATTATCATTAACCGGACTTAATATTTCTGCAAACTCTGGAGACATTGTTAAAAGAACATTTGGTAATAAATCTTGGTAAATCTGACTAAAGACTTTAAGGTTAGTACTTTGCCATGTTTTGCTTTTAAAAATTGAAGTAACATCAGCTTGAGCATCTTTTCCAAACAGCTCTTGTAAGTCTTTAATGTTCTTCTTAGTAGTTGGAACATTTTGAGGCAACCCTTGTGATAACACAACTGCGGGTCTCATTTTTGCAGTCCAGTTTTTTATTTTGTTTAACCTACTAAAAGCATATAAGATTTGTAATCTCTCATTATCACTTAAATCCTTAGTACTATCTACAGCTTTTACTAGTAAATCTTTATTTACTTGGGCAAACTTTACTTTTCCATTTTTATTTTTTTCTTCTGTTACTTTTGCTTTTAGAGATGCTATTCTACTATCAAGTAACATTTTTAAATTTGGAGATGTATTATCAACTTTGTTCTGAGATAAGTCATATAAATCTCTAACTTCAGCAGAGTTTAATAAAAGCAATGTTGTTTCTAAAGGTATACCCAATGAAATCATATTAGCAGCCATACCTACAGCATGTATATTTAATCCTAACTTAGATATGAACCTTTCTTTAGCGTTATCTGTTTCCATTGTAACTAAAGAAGAAATTATATCTTGCTTTCTTTCACCGTTTATAATCTTGCCTCCAAAACCATTATAGGGAACATTGCCTAGTTTAAAAGGTTTAAATAGATCAATATTGTATTCAGTTAATAAATTAAGATATACGTTAGGTAATACTACAGCACCAATAGCTGCTCCTTTGTTTGCTTCAAAAGATTTAATCATACCAGTCAGTGAGTCTACATCAACAGGAGAATCTTGTCTATCCTTAAAAAGTTGTATGTCTGGATTAGCTACAAGGTTATTAAATGCAGTCTTTAATACTTCTATATCTGCCGCTTGATATGCAATAGGTAAATCTTTTTTAAGATCTTGTTGAAGTAACTCTGTGCCTGTCATACCTTCATTACCAGCAAGTGCATAATTATAATCTAAAATTTTATTATTTAATACTGCCTCATTAGGGTTGCCATGCTTTTCAACATAGTCAGTAAACTGTTTTTTTGTTGCTGGTAAGCCAAGCATTAAAGCAGCTCTTAAAGAATCTTCATTAAATTTATTCTCACCTTCTTGATCAGTCAATCTATTCATTTCTTGCGGTGATAAAGCATTATCCATTCTAATAGCAAGCTGATCATTATTAAACATTGATGCAGCTTTATTATAAACTGTATCTGGTTTAGCTGTTAGGTTATTTATATTTTTAACATACTCTGTATATGGATCACCTTGACCAAACTCTATAAAATTATTATTATCATCTAAATAATATTCTTTAATTTTTGCATATACTTTATCTATATCAAAATCTGCACCTGATACTTCAACTATTTCTTTAGGAAATATAGCAGAAGAGCCATAATAAGCAGGTAGAAAATCTACAATCTTTATGTTTACAGCAGAGTGTTTATCTTGAGTTGGTATACGTACACCAAACATCTTAGATATAGCATCAGGAATTTTAGCATCTGTATTAGCAATTAAATCCATTACATTCTTATCCATTGCCGGCATAACAACTTCACTATATCTTTCACCAGTTTTAGTAGATGCATCAGCAGGATTAGTATAACCCATTAGCCCTGTTCTTAAAACATCTAGAATAACTATACCTTCTGGATAAACACCATCTCCTGGAACTCTATCTGCAAAGTCTCCTTTGTATTGACTTTCTCTTAATATTTCAGATCTTACAGGTATACCATTTTTAACTTCATATACTTTTCTATAATATCTAGTACCAAAAGATGATACTAAAGCTAGCGCTGTACCAGGAACTTTTTCTCTTAATGTACCTTTACTAAAATATGAAAGAAATAGTTGTTCATACTTCTTAGCTGTAAAAGGATTATTAAGATTAAACTTTTGTTCATTTTTATCTGATGTAAAAAACTCTAATAAATTTGATGCTGAGCCAGATGCCTTTAAAGAATTTTGTGCATAGTCTAAAAATGCTCCAAGATTAGGTGTTATAGCACCTTTCTTTTTAGATAATTTAAATTCATCTAGTGCTGTATCAAAAGTAAATACTAGGTTTCTTTTATTTTTATATTTTAATATTACTCTTTGTGATGTTGCAGCATTATATAATCTTCTAACATCACCAACGTTCATTGTTTCACCTTTTTCATTTAAACCCAGCCCAGGTATTTTAACTGTATCATCTTGTTCAGATGTAATTATATCCTTAATCTGAGTCATGTCAGTAATTTCCATCTTATTGGATGGCTGAATAACTTGAAGCCCCAAGTACTCTGTACTTAATTTAGTAGATTTTAAATTCTGACTTAAATCAAAACCGCTTGAGTCATCATTTAATTTGTTTACAGTATTCTTCATCATCTTTACAGCTGATAATGGGGCAGCCATAGCAAAGTTTTTATTGGCTTCCTCATTGGCTTCCATTTGCTCACGTAAATAATGAAGCTGCTCTTTAGTTGGTTTAGGTTCCCACTTACCTAACTCAGCATTATAATTAGATGTATACTCTTTTGTTAAGACAGTAACAGACATTTTAACTGCTGTTTTACCATCCATGTAAACATACTTTTTAGAATTTATAAGTTCTTGTTTTTTTGCAAGACCTATAGGTTTGTCTTCAGTTCCAAATATAGCATCACTGTTTGGTGCTTGTCCAATGTCAAGTGTATCATACATGCTAGCCATAGAAGGACTTAACCTACCAAAACCAAATGTAGCATACCTTGATCCTTTAGTTGTAATATATGCTTGTGCATCTGCACTATCAATATCATTACCTGTTAAAGATGATTGCTCTGTTATTTCATCAAATACAAACATATCAAAGTTTGTACTTGCATGATTTATTCCAAGTTCAGGTGCAGACAATACACTGTATGCACTATAGTATGCGGCATTATTTAACTTAGCTCTTTTAACTTTATCAACCATACTTTGCAGTGTCATTGCTTGATCACCTAGTAAAAGGTCATTAATAGAAGCTGAGTTAATCCAGTTATTAAAAAATATCTGTTGTAGGTTATGAGATTCATTGGTGTTTAAGTTTAATTGACTACCAGCTAAATCAACCATAGTTCTAGCAACTCCTTGACCTATAGTCAATCCTTGTCTAACTTGAGTTGATAAATTATCTTTTACTTTTAGTTTTGTAATTAATTCATTAAACTCTTCAAATGCTCCATTCAAACTTGAAGTAACTTCATTTTTTATAGTTGATCTTGACACACCTATAGCTAGCTTAACACCTTGATCAAAAGTCATTACTTGTTTTTGCTTACCTGCATTAATAGCTACATTAGCTAGTGTTTGTTGAGTAATAGGATCTAACAATAATCCTGTGTTTGCAAAACTAAATGCTCTACCTTGCATGGAGTCATTATATCCTTGAATATCACCACCAAGCTCACCAAAAGCAATAGCTTCTCTATTTATCCTTTCAAACTCTGAAGCTATTCTATCTATAAACGCATTTACTAGTTGAGGAGTAAGCTCAACGTTTTCACCTTTCATAGTTACAGCTTTTATTACAGGCAAACTTGTTAAGTCTCCAGTATTAGCTGCTTCCATTACTCTTAAAAATACAGGTGCTGTTGCTATAGGTAGCTTTCCAACACCTTCTACTGAATCTACTTTACCTGTTCTTCTGTTAAAATTAGATACATAATTATTAATTAATGATACAGCAAACTCTTTTGGTGTAAACTCCCCAAAGCTTTGTGTAGACTTACTATCTTCTAAAGATGTATTTAATATATCTTCTGCAACGCTATCATTAAGATCTGTTGTAACAATAGATTTAATTTTGCTACCCGCAATTCTAGTTACTTTTATTCTACCTTGAGATGATAAATTTCTAAATGCCTCATTATTTAATAAATAATTATTGCTTAGATATTCATCATTTGATAGTTGATCTATTTTTTTTGGATTATTTAATGCAGATATTGCTTTTAAATGATAAGTTGGAAGTTGATGACCATAAACTAAATCACCATTTGGATTAATAAATGATGATGCACCAATTGATTCATCAAAGATTGCATTATTTAAACTTATATAAGTAAGTCTAGATGCCATACCATCTGATTTCTTAGAGAAAATATTATCATCTCTATACATAAGATCATATAGAGTTACTAAAAACTGCTCAGATATAGGCTCAATAGAGTAAGCGTTATATAATATTTTTTGCTCTGGATCTAATTTAGCATAATCAAAAGTCTTAATGTAACTATAGTTTAAATACATTGGACTTAACCTTATACCTGTTAGATCAAATAATTTTTGAGAATGCTCTCTAGCTTTCTCATCACTCTTTTCACTAGTTAAGTATTTGGTTTTGTCACCTAAAACAAGAGACATGTTTTTAACTAAGTCAAGCAAGTCATCAATTTTTTGACCAGACTCATCTAAATTCATTTCTTTCCTCTTAGTTATATAAGCTTGTGACCACTCATCTAATTGTGAGTTAATATCATCACGTTCTGAGGCAGTGTATATTAATATGTTTCCTGCACCATCTCTTTCATTAAATATATAATCTACTTTATAGTTTTCAAAACCTTTAACTATTGACTGCAATAGACTAGCATTGGTAACATTTATAAAAGGTGATTCAGAAGACAAAGACTTTATATCTAGATTTGCATCATTAAATAATTTGTCAACTACTGCTGCCATATTAGGATTTAACCTAGAGTATGAATACATACGTCTAAGCATAACAGCCTGATCACTTATATTAGATACAGCTTTTAGTAAACCATTATATGCTTCATTAAATTTAACAGGAACAATTAATGGTTCTCCTTCCGTTAATTCTGTCTTACCAAAAAAGTCTACATCTTTCATTGTTGAAGTAGCAATGTAAGACCTCACCTTTTTAGTTAATGAATTAAACCCTCCTATCTCAGATGCATCTTTGTCAAATTCATCTGCTTTTCTTAATCCAGTTGAATCTTCTTCTGCTTCTGATTTAAATTCACTCTCATTATCTTGATCTGATATTATATTAATTAAACCAAAAACCTCTTTCTTTATATCTTCAGGGTAATTAGTAAATGCATCCTCTAATTCTTCAAGTTGTTTTATTTTTCCTGCTCCTAAAATTTTATTGCTAGCATCTTCTGGATCAAGTAAAATTCTAAAGTCACGTGCAATACTCTTATAAACATCTTCAGGGTTATAGCTTTCTTCTTCTAAGTTATTAACTCTAGTTATAAACATACCGGCCATTGATCTAATTAATGGATCAATTACCATTGAATCAACATATAAAAACCCTGATACATTCTCATCTTTAGATACCACATCGTGTCTTACCAATGCATTTGCAACAGTAATTCCAGCATCTGATGTGAATTCATTTAATTGTACAGTTGCACTTTTAAATTTACCAGCATCAATATTTTCATACAATGTTTGTAATTCATTAGGGGTATACTTAGATAACACACCTTTAATCCACTCAATTATCTTAGTAAAGAATGATTTAATCTCTGTGTTAGTCTTAGTACTTCTTGGGTCCTTTTTAAATGCTTCAAACTCATCAGCCAAGTATTCTTCTATAAACTCATTCTCTAATTCAATATCAGAAAGATCTTCATATTGTTTTGCGGTTGTTCTAAATTTTTCTAATTCAGCTTTATACTTTGAACCATACTTGCTTTTTAATTCTGACTTACCAAGTTTTCTATATCTATCTATTTGTTCTTGTGTAAGTAGCATTCTAAAGACACCATGAAATGCTTCATGATATTTAAAAGGATTATTAGCACCAACATATACAGTACCGTTTACACTTACCCCTCCTGCTATCTTATGTATATCTAAAACAAAAGCACCAACTCTTTTATAACCTTTAGTTATGCCATTATCTGCTAGAGTAAGTACATCTTCTATACCTATTATAGATGGTAATGATTCATTTGCCCAATCTAAAAACTCATTGTAGTCTTCTATTCTCTCTACTTCAGTAGTTGCTTCAACTAATTTGTTTGCTGTCTTAGAAAGTTTTTTAACTATTGCAAGTTGTTTTTGATATTCTTTGCTTTCATCTAATGCATCAATTTTAGCTGCACCTTTTAATCCTTCTGTTAGTGTAGCTTTTAGTTCTTTAAGTTTAGCTTTTTCTTTATCTAGTGTTGTCTCCTTTGTTTTTTCTTGTGGTTTAAGACTTCCTATGCCACCTGCAGCAGCAACACGTAAATTAACCCCATTAGAAATAACAGGGTTATTCATCATTTTTTCTTCTGCTTCATTTAGAGGCTCTCCTCTAAGCATTTTATTTATTATATGCTCAATGCCTACAGGATGACCTTGAAAATCATTATCAATTCTAGATATTAATTCTTCCTCTGACATATCAAGAACACTGTCATCAGACTCTTCAGATATCTCAGGTAGTGCTACTTCTTCTTCAATTCTCTTATCCTCATTCTTAGGTCTAACACTTGCAAATGCCACAGCTTGTTGTGCTAGTATTGCATCTGACTCAGCAGAAAGAACTAATGAGTTGTCTGTTACTACTTCAATTCCAACTTCAGTTGTACTCTTATCTACTATATCTTGAGCAGGGGCACCTGATGCAAAAGACTTTCTTATATTTTTGTCTCTTACTTGTGCATTATTTGCAGCAACTTTTTCTAATTTATTATACTTAGTAATTAAACTTTCTATTATTTTAACGGCACTTGTATCTGAATTAACAACAGGAAAGTCAATGCTTACAGATTCTATATTGACTATCTCTTCTCCTTTTTGTTGATCCAATTGAATAAATATACTTCCATCTTGCCCAACTTTTAAATCAAGAAGATTTCCAGGATAACTACTTAAAAATAATTTATCTGATAATTCTTCATTGTATTTAACAGCCGCAGCATTTCTTTTGAGATCATCTTTTATTGCTTGAATTTCTTTAGCTTTATCAACAATCTCTACAAAAAGAGCTTCTTTTTCTTCTTTTGTATATGTCACTGCTTTAAGATTAACTAAAGCATAAGTACCATTTGGTAGCTTAACTGCAGCAAGATATCTATCTGTTCCTGCTAGCAAACTATCTCTAGTAATTCCTTGTTTTTCTAATTGATTTAGTACTTTATTCTTTAAATCAACTTCATCAGTAGCAGATGTGGTATAGTTAAATATTCTACCACCTTGTTTTTTATCATACTTTAAATCAAATATAAAGTAGTTATTATTTTCATCTGCATATTGATAATCTAATGCAGGCATATAAACAGGGTTACCTTTACTATATACAATCCTTCCTCCTTTTGAATCAAGCTTTATATTAAAAGGTAGATCTTTTATACTAAAGTATTGTTTCTCTTCTGCTACTCCAAGATTATTAAATGTTGTAGTAAGCATAGAGTTTAATGTAAATGCTTTTTGAATTTCTTTTAACTGTTCTTCGGTAGTTATACTTTTACCAAATGGAGTATACATTACATTCTGAGCTTGTCTTAGATTCATTGATCTAGGATCTACATTAGCTCCTGTTAGTTGATCTTTAATTAAAAATGAAGCATTGTTCATATATGCAAATATTCCATCTGGTGAATCAGAAGGTTGTATTTTCTTTTCTAATAGTTTTTGATTTATCCTATCTTGTGTTACAGTATTATTAATTCTAATACCCACAACATATTCACTACTATATCTTTTAATTAATGGGTTTGAGCTTTTATATTGATAACCAGACATATTCTGAACAGAATACTCTTTTACAGTCTGTGGATTTGGATTTCTATATACAACAAACTCTAACTGTTCTCTTTCAGCTGGTGTCAACTCTTTTAGTATAGCTTTAAGTCTTTCTTTGCCTTCGGCATTTTCATATGTTAAAGCTTGTGCTATTTGCTCATCTGATAAACCTTTCTTGTCAGATCTATTTGCATGTGCATAAGGAGACAATAATGATTGAATGTCTAACTTACTAACTGAGTCATCTAATACATCCATTGTTATTTCTTCAACAGAAAAAACATTCTTAAACTCTCCTTGTTTTATATATTCAAATTTTCTTGTTGATATAGGCCCAACATTATTAGATTCTTTAATTACTCTAAGCTTTTGATTTTTACCAAATTTCTTTGAGCTGTTGGGTTTTTGAATTATAATATACTTCTCACTTCCTTTGTAAATAGACATTCCATAAAACAAACCACTAACACCATCAAACTCAAAAGTTGTTGAATCAGGAGCTTGATCATCAAGAGCAGACAAAGCATCATAAGCTGTAGCAGCAGCATTTTCATTAAACGTACCTCTTGTTGATTCAAATTGTTGATCAACAAAATCTAATAAATCTGAACTTAACTTGTTTCCTTTTTTATCTAGCAACTCATAAATAGTTATAGGCTCCTGTCCAGGAACTTTTACTACTCTTTTATATAAGTCTGC